CTCGTATCGATTTAGCAACTAAAGCTAAGACCGGCAAGGAAGATAAGTTAGCTCGCAAGATTTCACAAAATAAGTGAAATGTCTATGTACTTATAAAGTGCAAAATCTTTGACATCTCTATATGAATGAATCATAAGTTTGCTGTGCGAAGCTAATAGGTTTCCGCATAGAAGCAAGCAGTTGAGTTGCATTGATTTGCAACAATCGTGACTTGTGGACAGTACAAATGTGAAAACTGTTCAGTCTTGTTGGATTAGTAACTCTCGTCGACGTATAACTAAATTGTCCTGTGTTTGCTGCTTAGAAAATTAAATCATATTCGCTAGGTAACAAAAGGGCACGTACACTTCGTAACTAAGTTGCGAGGCATAAGTACGTTAAAGCACAATTTTATTAAAAAAGTTAAAAAGTTATACGTTAAGTGAAAGCTAACAAGACTATTTGGAAGGTTGACAGAGTGGTAATGTGCCGGCTTGGAAAGTCGGAGCCTGGTTGATACCAGCGCGAGTTCGATTCTCGCACCTTCCTCCATTTTATGCCCGTGTGGTGGAATGTAGACACGCTGCGTTGAGTGCGCAGTTCTTGCAAAGGAGTACAGGTTCAAGTCCTGTCATGGGCACCATTTTATATAGTTTGGGTCGTACGGAGGGATGGTTCCCGAGGGGGTCTGTAAAACCCCAGCCTGCAGTGCCGACTAAGTTCAATTCTTAGACGACCCACCATTTTTGGAAGCGATCCGACCGGCTTGAGGAGCTTGTCTTGAAAACAAGTAGAGGGTCTAACCTTTGAGAGTTCGAATCTCTCCGCTTCCGCCATTTTGGTTACTGAGCTCGCAAGGTGCAGAGCGCTAGTCTGAAAAACTAGGGGATCGGTTCAATTCCGATAGTAACCACCATTTTGCCGGGATGATGGAATGTAGACATGCAGCGCTTAGACCGCTGTGCTCCGTGAAGGGCGTGCGGGTTCAAGTCCCGATCTCGGCACCATTTTAACAAAGTTTGAACAAATAAAGGAATAACAGTAAAATTCTTTAAATCATTGGGGAGTCATGTACCAAGGCAAGGCGATGAAGATTTGCAATCTTCGTGAGGTGGGTTCGATACCCATACTCTCCACCACTTAACAACAATACTACGTCCCAGTAGTTCCAACGGTAGAACGGAGGATTGAAGATCCTCGCGATGGCAGTTCGAGTCTGTCCTGGGACACCACTTTAAAAGGAAGATTGACAGAGCGGTAATGTACTTCCCTGCTAAGGAATGGTCACGGTAAACGTGCGCGAGTTCGATTCTCGCATCTTCCTCCATTTAAGATTACAGAGTCCTATATAGAAAAGGGCTACGAAGTAAATGAAAAGAATCTTAATGGAATATGTAAGATGCGTTTTAGAATCATCTGGTGATAAAGAGATAACACGTATCTATAAGCAAATCACCGATCATCTCTCAGACATTAAAAAAATGAGCATTCCTCAAATGAAGAATCTCAAAAAAAGTGAAGACGTTTACGACTTTGTAAAACCACCCAAAGGAAAAAAGATCTTTAGCGGAATAAGAAACCTTACAAAGTCAGACGTCGTAAAGCTACAGACTCAAGAGACAACAGATAAAACTGTTGATAAGTCTTGGTCTACAAGCGAAGAAGTTGCAAAGCGTTTTGCGACAAAACAAGGTTGGGGCGCAGACCCTGACTTGATTGAAGACCGATTTGGTGTCGTCGTAGTGGGAATCTACGACCCTGATAATGCAATCATAGATTGGTCAAAATTACTTGACATTGAAGAGATAACATCTCACTATGTTGAAAGATGGAAAGAAACGCTTGAGTCATCAATCAAAGATGAAAAAGAAGTCTTTGTTTTTGATGAAGTCAAAATCGATAAAATCAAAGTGTACAAAAACTAATATGCCTCGATGGTGGAATGGTAGACACGCTGGTCTTAGGAACCAGTGCCGAAAGGTGTGAGAGTTCGAATCTCTCTCGAGGCACCATTTAATACATGCCCAGCTGCGCCAATTGGCAGAGCGGTGTTTTTCAAAAGAACATGGATCAGAGTTCGAATCTCTGGCTGGGTACCATTTTCACAAAGAAGCAAGATCAAGTAACAAAAAGAACTGTGTAACAGACCTGAAGTTCGGCGCGTAATAGCTGTTCAATAAGATCCCCACAGTACAGGCTTTTTTTAAAGAGGCCTGAAAGTGAACGGACAATTACGGTTTCTTTGTGAATTTTAATCCTCTTAAAGTCAGATCATTATCTTACATCGAAGATAGATATAGACAGAAATAGGATAGATTCCCATGAAAGTATCTCTTACAAAAGCTCGAATTAAGCAGATCATCAAAGAAGAGCTCACATCAGCGCTTTCTACGAAAAGTTTTCGCTGGGAAGGCGGCGGAGACCCGACACAATCTTTTGATACCATGGCTGGAACACTTACGAGCGAGTCGGGAACTACTAGTAACGTAAGCTTTGACGAAGTCTTAAATACCATGCAGATCCCAGCACAAGACGCTTCTCGACTAACTAGAGAACTTACACAGAAAGATCCCGAAGTGTTTGTAGATCAAACTTTCAATGAGTGGGAATGGGTTACTGTCCATGGTACTTTTGAAGCTGGTGAATGGAGCTTCGAAACGGATATCACAATTCAGTAATATTTGGTGCTAGTCACGGACTGTGGAATCGGGCCTGCAAAACCCTTTGTGAGAGTTCGAATCTCTCTGGCACCTCCATTTAACTTATGAGAATTCATAAATAGCGTTACACATTATAGGCGGATAGCTCAATGGGAGAGCTTCTGGTTTACACCCAGACGGTTGCAGGTTCGAATCCTGTTCTGCCTACCATTTTTTAGCCGATAGTTCACCTGGTGGTGATACTTCTTTTACACAGAAGCTGCGGTCGAGTTCAATTCTCACATCGGCTACCATACATTTCTAGCGAGATAGTTATACTTGCAAAGGGGATAACTATGAAAGGCCTTGAATTTGAAATTGTACACTTTGATTTAGAAGGAAAGGGTGCAGAGCACGCCGAGAAAGCTCTTCATAATGTTTACCATCGTGGGCAAGCGAAAATATGGAACGGCAAAGAAGTTCTCGATGATCTAATCAAAAAGCACGGCATCCCTACAATTGATCCAATAAAGAAGGCAGCACTTATTCGAGTGTTGTCTTTGATTCTTTGGGGTGAGCTTGCAGCATGGAAGACATCTGCGGCACTCGCAGAAGAGTTAGAAGACCTCGGTGCTAAGCTCGCAGCAACATCACAGGCCCACGACGAGGCACGCCACTTCTATGTCATGTTAGACTATTTAAAGCTCGTCCTTGATCATGAACCACCAGCAGGCCTTTTGTTGTCTAACAGCGCAGAAAGAGGCTTAAACGAAGTAATCAATGCAAAGACAACTGCAAGAAAACTATTGGGAATGCAATTGATGGTCGAACCCGTCGCAATAACAATCTTTCAGAAGCTAATCGAGCTTAATATTGAGCCGATCTTAACTGACCTTCTGAGTTACTACATTGCTGATGAAGCACGACACATTACACTAGGTGTGAGGTTTCTTCCGTTCTTAATCAACGGCATGAACAGATTCCAAGTCGGAAGACTAATTGCTTGGCAATGTAAGATGATAAAGTATGAAATCGACGGACTGAGGGATTTGCGTTCTTCTCTTCATATATTAGGCATCGATCCTATGAAATTGCTTTACGCAGCCTCTGAGAGGCAAAAATCAGCAGCTTCAGATATGATTCAGCAACTCAATATAAAGTTTCCTGTCGTTGATACTATGGATAGCATGATTGATGCCTACGTTCGTGTTTCCTGGAACAGAGAAAGTTATTTTTCTGTGGCAAAAGCATTAATAGGATCCAGAAATTAGTACTGCTTTTAGATGTAAACAAAATTTGTAAAGTTTAATATCAAGCAGTAAAGTATTACTACCTTCAAGAGGTAAAACCTTTCCAATTATTGGAAAGGAAAATTCTTCTGTCAATAGAGAGGATACATATGAGTCAAACTGATTTTGAGCGCCACGGACCACGAGGTCGTGCTGGCGATAGAGAACTAATTCTTTCTGTTGGAGAGTATGCATATACCCGAGACACTACGTCGGGTATGGTTCGTGTATACACTGGTCCGACAGTTGTTAACGTTACAGGGCAGGAACATCCTGTTGCTTGGGACACTAGCATCGGCCGATTTGTCGAGGTCACCCTCGAAGAGGCTGCTCGTGTTTCTCCAGTGACACCACAGGGACACTACTGCGTTCTTTACAATCCTGCACAAGATGCTTCTTCCTACGTTCATCCAGAACCTGGTGGAAAGAGTGTTGTAAAGGGCGAGTTGCTAATTGGGCAGCGTATTAACATTGCTGGTCCTACGAACTTTGCACTCTGGCCTCGCCAGCACGCTAAGGTCATTAAGGGTCACAACCTTCGATCTAACCAGTATTTGCAGGTTCGTATCTACGACGAAAATGCTGCAAAGGAAAACTGGAACAGCGGTGTTATTAAGACTGTAAAGACTGACGATAATTCTCCTAATGCAAAAAGCTCTGCTAAGAAAGATGATGCTGCTGAAACTGTAGATGGACCAGAGCTTCATAGTTCTGTGCTCAAGCAGTCTTCTGCTCCTGTTGATCTCACGGTTGGTGCCCAGTTCATCATCAAGGGAACCGAAGTTTCATTCTATATTCCTCCAACGGGTGTAGAGGTTGTTCCATTCGTCGATGAGACTGGATCTGAGTCTTACGTTCGCGATGCACTTACTCTTGAGCGACTTGAGTACTGCATCTTGATTGATGAGGACGGTAACAAGCGTTTTGAGCGCGGTCCGCAGGTGGTTTTCCCACGCCCTACTGAGAGCTTCAACACTCAAAGAGGTCGCGGCAACACTACGTCCAGGATCTATCGACCAATTGAATTGAACAAGATTCAAGGTATCTACGTCAAGGTTATCCAGGAGTATACTGAGGGCGGCAGGACGTACAAGGAAGGTGAGGAACTCTTCATTACTGGTGAGGATACTCCTATCTACTTCCCGCGTGTTGAACACTCTCTCGTCAAGTACGATGGAAACTCGAAGTACTTTGCAACTGCCGTACCTGCCGGTGAAGCTCGATACGTCATGGATCGAACAACGGGACAGGTCAAGATGGTCCGCGGACCTACGATGTTGCTGCCAGATCCTCGTACCGAAGTTGTCGTTCGCCGAGTGCTTAACGACAAGCAGTGTATGAATTGGTATCCGAAGAACGAAGAGGTTCTTTCCTTCAACAAGGGTCTTCGTGAGCTTGCTTCTCGAGCTCCTACGACACGTCGAGGAACAGTTTCTGAGGGTGAAATCACTCGCAGCAAGAAGATGCGAACTTATGCATCTAGTGCACAAGGATTTAGTGCTGCGTCTGCGAACGGACAGGTTGATACAGCAGGCGAGGAGTTCTCTCGAGGATCAACTTACACGCAACCTAGGACAATTACGCTCAACACCAAGTTCCAGGGTGTACCTGAAATCAACTTGTTCACGGGTTATGCTGTGATGGTTGTTGATAAGGGCGGAAAGCGTCGTGTTGAGACCGGTCCTAAGCAGATTCTACTTGCTTATGACGAGGATCTTGAAATTCTTAAGCTGTCCACTGGGCGCCCTAAGAATACTGACGATCTCTACTTCACTCCTTACCTTCGCGTCAAGAACAACAAGGTAGCTGATATCGTATCTGTTGAGACACGAGATCATGTCAAGGTTGACCTGAAGCTTAGCTTGCGAGTTGACTTTACAGGTGATGATCCGGAGAGTTGGTTCCAGGTTGAGAACTATGTTAAGTTCATGTGTGACCACGTTCGTTCTGTTCTCAAGTCCAGGGTTCGTAAACTCTCTATTGAGGACTTCTACAAGACTTCCGAAGATATCATCCGTGATACCATCCTTGGTGATAAGCCTAAGGACGGACAGCGTCTCGGCATGTTCTTCAAGGAAAATGACATGAACGTCTCAGATGTTGAGGTCCTTTCTGTTACGATTCCGAATCGACAGATTGCACAACTCCTCGTAGACGCACAGCATCACGCCGTCGAGTCAAGTATCAGTCTTGCTCGAGACGAAGACGATCTTAAGACTGAAAAGCGTCGTGAAAAGCTTTCGCAGGCAAGAGCTGATGCTAAGAATGAGACAAAGGCGAAGAATGCTGAGCTTGAAGCTGAGACTATTGCACGTGAACTTGAACTATCAATCAAGCGTTTCGATGCAAATCTTGCAAGGCAAGAGAAGGCGAAGGCACAACATATTGCTGAAGAGGCTGTCACGGACGTTACGTTTGAAGCTCGTCTTAAGCGACTTCGTTCTGAGATTGAGCAGACACTCAAGGGAGATGCTGAGGCACTCGCAATTCAAAAGGAACGTCTCGAATCTGAGACTGCTGCCACGGTGTCTAGGTTCAAGGCTGCTATGGAAGGTGGGTTGTCCGAGGCACTTGCAACACTCGACAACAAGGATACTCTGGTCAAGCTGGGACAGGCACTCAGCATCCAGCGACAGATTGGAGGCGAAAACCTTGTAGACACAATTCAGAATGTCCTCGGAAGTTCTGAGCAGATTTCAGGTCTAATCTCAGCTATGACGCGCGGCAAGAAGGATTCCAAGAAGGATTCCAAGAAGTAAGGGAGTCAATTGCTATTCGTGGGTGAGTGGAACTACTACAAAATTTTTCCACTCACCCACATTTTTTGCAAATTTTTATGTACTTTTGATATGGTTAGGATATAGTTACATTATTGGAAGGGTAACAACAAACCTTCTAGTAACTCAATTAAAAACGGAAGCAACATGACACTTCAAGGAACAAATCGCTGGAATGATGAACGCCAGCCCGGTATGTTCCTTGAGTCTATGCAACCGACAAAACAAAGCAAAGAACATACTGATACCTGGCCGGGGAATAAAACGCGAAAGCGAATTACGAATCCCGGCAGGACCAGATAAAGAGCTAGATAGCCTTCACGGCCAATCAAGAAAGCTCACCTCTAGCTAAACTAGAACCGTTCTTTGATACTTAGATACTAAAACGACTTGCATTTAACAATGCAGACGACTAATGGGTCGCTGTCCCGAGTTGGCCGTAGGGTCCGGACTTTTAATCCGACGTGTGAAAGCACCATCCTGGGTTCGAATCCCAGGCGGCCCACCATTTTCGCTTCTTTGACATCTCTATACGAATAATTACAGAAACAGCTGGTGGTTAGCCAGTGCTGGTGGTCGAACAGCCTTACCATTTCTCGGTGAGGGACGTCGCGGCGCGATCAGCTACTTTTTGCTCCGTTCGTCTAGCGGCTAGGACGCTGGTTTTTCACACCGGTAAGAGGGGTTCGATTCCCCTACGGAGTACCATTAAGGTTGCGGAGACCCTTTAGGACGTAAGTTGACTTTGTGCTAGTCAATCCACTTAAAAACTGGTTCCATTCCGAGATGCGTCGATAGTATTAATGCAAAACGTTAGGCTGTTAACCTAAAAGATGTGAGTTCAAGTCTCGCTCGGCGCGCCATTTTAACCAAAACAAGCCAGATGTAGATATGCTTAGATGTATGAGTTACAATACAACACAGAATCGAGTTCACATGCTAATTAGAGAGACAATTGAAAGCCTCGCGCTTGTCAGAAAAGGATCTCTTGACGAACTACGAGATGCGCTTCTTGATCTTTACATCGAAAAAGCAGCAAAATTAGCAACAGGAGAAATGACCCCTAAAGAGCTTCGAGTCCATCAAGTAGCTGTGGCTGCTAATCTCGGATGGGATTATGAAGAGTATCTTGATGCATCAAATCGAGAGATTAGAGCTGGTGAAGAGGAACAGCAAGCATACATACAAAGTAGAATTGATGACGAGAAAGAAGCTATGCGACTTGATCAAAGCGATTTTATTGATATATAATACATATACACTCGTAGCATAAGGGATAATGCGGTCGGTTTCTACCCGATCAGATCTGGGTTCGATTCCTAGCGAGTGTACCATTTTAAAAGTTTCGCCCTTTGCGAAAAAGAAAGATATGTATCATTGAACTCAACAACAAAGGTTGCAAACAATGAAGATATCCAGAGGGAAGCTAAGACAGATCATTTTTCATTAAGGAAGAACTAGAAGTTCTAGAAGCCGTCGGCGATTCAGAGTTTGATAAAACTCGTGGGTACTCAAAAATGCCCGCAGATTATGGCGAAAAAGTTCAAAGAGGAGCATCTTCACAAGCAGCTGCTCGTTCAAGTGAAAAGTTCGCAATTTTGGTAGACGCTATTTATCAAGGAATACTCAGTTCTGGTCATCATTCTGCCGGCTACACTGGATTACTAGGTAGTTTTGAAAAGATTCTCAAGCAGGGCAAGCGCGTATCAGAAAGTGAAATAGAACAAATGTTCAGCGCATTACTCACAAGCCCGGACTTCAGAACACTTTTTGACGAATAAAAATAATCGAAGATGTGTAAATTAATCAGCATCCTGATATAATAGATACATCAAAACAACATCATGGAACGATAGCTTAATGGAAAGCGCTTGGTCGACATCCAAGCAGATATCAGTTCAAATCTGATTCGTTCTACCACTTCATGCACCTATAGCTCAATGGATAGAGTAACCGGCTACGAATCGGTCGATCGGGGTTCGAATCCCTGTGGGTGTGCCATTTTCCTCGAGGGTACAGCGGGGTGCGGGCGGGGCCTTGGAAGCTTCTCTTGCTGGGTTCGACACCCAGACCTTCGACCATTTTCTGGATTGCACGCATCTGTGGCGAGGCACTCGGCTCTTAACCGAGAAATGATGGGTTCGAACCCCATGCAGTCCACCATTTTAACAAGAGAACAAAATGTTCGACAATAAGTTAGAACCCGATTGGACAGACGGAAACATGTCGTCAGGTAGTGATAAGTTCAATGCCTACATCGAGTTTGACCATGACACCAACATGTGGTTTATCTATCAGCTAGATTCTTCAGGGTCTTTAAAAGAATGCTTTCCAAAAATGACAAGTCAAGGGTTTAAGACTCGAGGGCGTGCCAAAGCTTGGATTAAGTCAAATAGAAAACGATACGAGTCATAAAAAAAATCTTAGGGTCGGTGGCCGAGCGGTCGAAGGCAAGAGGCTGTTAACCTCTCGTGGAGAAATCCCCATCATAAGTTCAAATCTTATCCGTCCCGCCATTTTTGCAGGTGTTCCTCAAGGTGAGGGTCCGGTCTGCCAGTCCGGCGCGAAAGCATGGCGAGTTCGATTCTCGTCACCTGCTCCATTTTAGGTCCCCATGTTCCAAGGCAAGGCGACCTGGATTCCAAATCCGAGTGTGCTGGGTTCGATTCCCAGGGGGCCTGCCATTTTGCTAAGATAATAACCCGAAGCGCGGGCGTGGTAGCTCCTCGATGTTGGTTCGATTCCAACTGAAAGTATGGTACCATAAGGTTCGACTCCTTTGAATATCTTAGCAATTCATGCTGCGGTCGAATATTGGGAATTCGTCTTGGTTCTCAGCTAGGAAGAGACGGGATCGTAACCCGTTCGCAGCTCCATTTTTCATCTTTAATGCCGACTAGCATAATAGGCAGTGCTACAGACTCTGAATCTGTGTTGTCTGGGTTCGAATCCCAGGTCGGTAACCATTCTTTGCAGGTATAACTCAATTGGTAGAGTGTCAGCCTTCCAAGCTGAATGTTGCGGGTTCGAGGCCCGCTACCTGCTCCATTTAAACAAATTGGCGTTTTTGGTCATCTAGCCCCTTGGTTACATAAGGGCCTCTTAATCAAAAACGCGCATATGGTGGGCGTAGCTCAAGTGGCAGAGCACCGGGTTGTGGTCCCGAAGGTTGTGATTTCGATTATCACCGCTCACACCATCTCAAAAATAAAATGACAGAAAAATGTAAAAATCTTCTAAAGAATATATAATAAACAAGTTAGGACAAGCTTAAATACTTCCTAACTCACCTTATGCCCCTGTAGCTCAGTGATAGAGCAGCGCCTTTGTAACGCGCAGGTCATCGGTTTGAATCCGTTCGGGGGCTCCATTTCATGCTGACGTAGGATAATGTAAGTCTCCTTGGTTTTCACCCAAGGTTGTGCGGGTTCGAACCCCGTCGTCAGTACCACTTTAACAGTTATGGTTCATGAAGCTCAAGTGAAAGAGCGCTGGGTTGTGCGCCCGGAGGTTGCGAGTTTGATCCTCGTCATGGACCCCATTTTAGACAGTGAGTCACAGGTTGTGCTGAGTACTCTGATAAGGTATTTGTGCAGGGATCGTTACCCTGGCTGTCTACCATCTTGTAGGATGTTAGCTCAATTGGCAGAGCGCCGGTCTTTTAAACCGTCAGATCTCGGATCGTTGCCGAGGCATCCTACCATTTTATCGCAGTGAGTGAAGGTCACAAGTACGGCTCATAACCCTACTGGTGTTGGTTCGATTCCAACCGCTGCAACCAATTTAATCAGGAAAGAAAATGAATGATCTTGAGTTTGAAAATTCAATCGAGTTTTGGACGTTGTATCATGAAGAGCGCAAGAAGTTCCTTAGAGCTAATTACGATGCATCTGAGCCGTGGGGACCAAGTTTTGACTACGCTAAATCATCTTCAGATCCAAACATAGTACAGTTTGAAACTTGCAAAGAAGCTCAAGAGTTCATGAACAAGCCCACGAACAACTTCACAGCAGAAAGCGGCTGGCGACCAGTATGGCTCAGCAAGAAAGAGAAAGCTGTGTTAAAGTTCGGAAAGCTTCCTATTAAGTAACAATTTTTCGGCTTCGTGGTGTAATGGGAACACGTCGGGTTGTCACCCCGGAGTATGCGGATCGTAACCGCCGGAGCCGGCCACTTTTAACAAAAAAACAAAGAGAGAGAAAAATGGTTGGTATTTCAATCGCACTCATTGTAATTGTAATCGTTATGGGTTTGGCAGCTGCCTAATCCAATCTAATGCTCCATGTAGGCACCTAATCTGCTTTTGTACTGCAGCATGCTCGTTTCGATACGGGATGGAGCTCCATCTATAGTCATTTTCGTACTTTACGTGATGAAGCTAACAAAGCAAAGTTACATCTAAGGAAGTGTGAGGATGAAGGTATTGATGATACTACAGGAGCTAAGGCTTTTTTGGAGCTTCCAGTGGTTCAAAATCTAGAAGGTACGAAAGAGACAATGGAAAATCTGGCATTTCAAGTAACAATGAGACTCGCACGTTTGGAAGTCCTGGAGTACAAAGATAACAATTCGACACATCAGTAACTTACAACCTCGAACGACGGACGTTTTTCAGATCTAGTCGTGACTGCTGGAGAGACAGCAACTTTTGCGGAAGGTCAATGGTGACGCTCTAGGTTTCCACCCTGTTGCAGGCGAGTTCGACTCTCGTTTTCCGCTCCATTTTAAGGTCCTCGTGGTGTAATGGCTAACATACTTCACTGTCTATGAAGAGATCGCAGTTCAAATCTGCCGGGGATCGCCATTTTAACATGCCATTGTTCGTAGGTCGTTCGTGAGCTTCATACGCTCATCGACATCGGTTCGAGTCCGATCTCTGGCACCATCTAGGAGATAACATGTCCGATTCATTAAGTGATAAGTCGCTACTAAAGACAAGAGTAAAGGGAAATGTCAAGTTTTCATTCTTCCGAGATAGTACACTTTGGTATGAATGTGAAGATGGCTGGAAGTTCCCAATCCCAGTTAGTGATACAACTAATTCTCAAGGATCATCGCCACTTTTTTCTGCAAACGAAAAAGGTATTACATTCATGCGATGGATTCGAAAGCAGATGAATGCTGACCTTGAACTCGAACTTGAAAGATTGGCATCAAAAAACAAAGAAAGTTAACAAATGGACCTCTAGCTTAATCGGCAGAGCACTTGACTTTGAATCAGGTAGGTTAGGGTTCGAATCCCTAGGGGTCTTCCATTTAAACACAAAGATACCTGCAGGGTATTTTAAAGTGTAACACGGACAAAACTATGAAGGTCTATACAAATTCCCAGCAAGGCAAGAGAGGATATCAAGAAGATCGATTTCTCGTCAAACCGTTGGAAGAAAAAACTAGAACAATTTGTGCAGTCTCTGATGGAATGGGCGGTCACCCAAATGGTGATAAAGCTGCCGAGAAAGTAGTTTTTCACGTTGGATTAGCTGCAAAAAACCTTGACGAAATTGTTGGTGCTTTATGGGCAGCTAATATAGAATGCCTAGCAGAAAAAGATCATAGAGGAGCAACTGCAACAGTTTGTCTATTCGACACTGACAAAAACACAATCTCAGTTGCACACGCAGGTGATACAAGGATAAGCCATTTCCCGTCAGATCCTCAGGGTTCTGCTGGTTTCTTGACAGTAGATCATGGCATAGGACGCATGCTAAAAAATGCTGTTGGATTTCTATCCGTGGTGGACAACTTTGAGCTTCCTATATATCCAGGGTGCTTTGTCATCTCATCTGACGGTGTCCACGACTTTATGAATCTTAAAGAGATGGACACAGAGATTACTAACGCAATTGAATGTGGTGAAGATCCTGCAAAAGCACTTTGCGACAAAGCGCTTCGAAACGGCTCGAGTGACAACTGTACTGCTATCGTTGTCGATCTTTCGAGGTGACGTTTCTGTAATTTTTCTAAAGAAGATTCCATTTTTGTGACATAGTATAAAGCGACAGATTGAGTGAGTTTTGACCTCTCTTTGTAAAGTGAAAGTTCGATTCGTTCTCTCTTTAGAGATTTGAAATTAAGGATGTTCTAGTAACTAAAGTCGTCTATGTTACAGATTTGTAGGGGTTGCGATGATGAAGTGTGAGTTTTTTTACACATATTCCCGTCGCAACCCCTTTTGTTGCATAATTACTACTGCTTATACAAATTTAGATTTTTGTGTATGTTAATTCTGTGAGGCAAAAATGTCAGGTTTTCAAAATGAAAACCTTTAGCAACCGAGCAAAAACATGAGTAAGGTAAATGAACTTACTAAAACAGTGCTCGGCGGAGTTTTGTCACCTGATCCTCTGCCAACTTCTATGAAGTTGTATAAACTTTTAAAGATGCCCATAGAAGAGTCTGACGATACTTGTGCATTTGATGCATTTTCCGAGTCAGAGCACAAAAGAGGTCCCCACAGAACATCAGCTTTGGGTCTCGTATGCAGGTGTAAAAAGTGTAGGTTGTACTGCACCTGGTAGAAAACAATGTCAACAGTAATAATAGAGATAAGAGCAGGCGAAGGCGGCGATGACGCCAAAGATCTAGTGAACAAGCAGTTTGAAATATACAAGAAGGTAGCACTTCGGAGGTCATTTTAGCTGCCAGATAGTTTCTAACGGTTCTGGTTACCTATCCCTCAAAATGACTGGTAAAAACGTTCTAGATACCTTCCAGAACGAATCTGGGGGCCATCGGTGGCAAAGGATTCCTCCAAATGATAAGAAGGGGCGAGTTCATACGTCAACAATCACTGTTGCTGTACTACGTGAAAAAGTACACACGAAAATTGAAATACACGACGATGAGCTTGTATGGAAGATGACACGAGGCTCAGGTCCCGGTGGTCAACATAAGAATAAGACAGACACATGTGTCGTGTTGACCCATGTTCCTACACGAACAACAGTTAGATGTGACAGCAAATCTCAAGCGCAGAATAAAAAAGACGCATTTGCTGAACTTGAGAGACGTCTAAATGATCAAAGGAGTGATAAGATACACTTTCAGCGTAATTCAAAGCGCCGCGAACAAGTAGGAACTGGCATGCGTGCTGACAAAGTCCGTACAATTAGATGTCAAGACGGTACAGTTAAATGTCACAATTCGGGACGTTCAATGCCACTCAAGAAGTATCTTCGTGGCATACTTCCTACAAAAAAGTAATCTGGAGACAAAGATGAGCAATGTGATCTTGTTTGACATGGACGGAACACTAACACCTTCAAGAAAGAAGGTCGATGAGAAAGTAATTTATATGCTGTATTTGCTTAACCATAATAAGAATATTAGAAAAGTAGGTATCATAACAGGTTCTGGTTACAACTACATCGAGGATCAAATGGAGAAGTTCCTAGATCTCTTAATTAGCGATTTGGACCCAGAAAAGTTTATTTTACTACCATGCAATGGAACACAGAGCTATGAGTTCTTTGAAGAAGGGCACTTTGGTATTAGTTCTAGTGTTTCTATGCGTGCTAAACTCGGCGATAAGGCATTTGAACTTTTAATCAAACAGCTCGTCTATCTTCAGCATTCTTTGACGACAGCTTTTCCTGATCTTCCCGTGTCAGGCCATTTTGTTTCAAATAGAGGTAGTACAATCAACTGGTCGCCTGTTGGAAGGGATGCCTCGTCTGATCTTCGACGAAAATTTGTCAAATACGACAAAGAAAAAGGTGTTAGAAGCGCAGCTAAAAGAATGATTGAAGACTCACTCAAAACACAGCACGAACTGCTACCTGATTTTGGTGGTTTGACCTCGGGAATTACCGTTGCACTTGGCGGCGAAACATCACTGGACATTTATCCAGATGGATGGGACAAAACGTTCCCACTTGATAGATTCAAAGATGATAAAGTCTGGTTCATTGGTGACAAGTGCCAAGAAAACGGCAACGACAAAGCAATTTACGATAGATTTGTAGAATTCGGTCGTGCATTTGAAACCTCTGGCCCAGAAGAAACAGTTTCAATCGTATACAGAAAAATAATGCCTTTTTTGATAAACAACTAAGTGAAGCACAGTAAACTCTCATAGAGGTTAAATTAGATGTGTTACCAACTTTAGAGACAAATTCTTCTTGCAAGCAACGAAAGCTTCTGGAAGACCGCATTTAAAACTCTCAACATTTATATCGCGATAGCTCAAATATTAGAGCACATGATTTTTGATCATGAAGATGGTGGTGAAAGCACACCTCGCGGTACAATTTTTGTACCCTTAGCTCAGTCTGGCAGAGCAGCGGCTTCTAACCCCGCAGCGCGTTGGTTCAAATCCAACAGGGTATACCATCTTGCGGAGTTAGCTCAGTCCGGTAGAGCACTTGAGTATTTATATTCAAGAGGTCAGAGGTTCAAATCCTGCTACTCCGCACCATTTTTACAAGGAATCTAAAATGTCTTAGATACACGAAGGCGACAAACTTTATGTAGTTGTCAGAAGTGACCTATCACCTGGTAGCCAAATTGCTCAAGCTTGTCACGGACTTAGGCAATTTTCAAATGACTTCCCAGACATTGATAAAGAGTGGTTTGAAAACTCAAACTACATTGCAGTACTTAACTGCAAGAATGAACAAAAAATAATTGAGCTAATTGAGAAAGCTAAATCACGTAATATCAAAATCGCAATCTTTAGAGAGCCTGACTTTGATAACATGATTACGTGTGTTGCACTTGAACCTAGTAATGAATCTAGGAGAGTTTGCAGTTGTTTCCCTTTAGCACTAAAAAATATGTAAAATTGCCTGTTTTGTGATACAATTGTAAGTAGGAAATGTTCCAGTTTTGGCTCATCCAAAACAAGAATACCTCCACGCAGTATTTATAGCAAAACAGAGGATTGAGACATGAGAAAGAAGATCATCGGATTTACATGCGGATCTTTCGATCTGCTGCATGCGGGCCATGCTTTAATGCTTGAAGAGTGCAAATCTGTTTGTGACTTCTTGATCGTTGGTCTCCAATCTGATCCTTCTGTTGACAGGATCAGTAAAAACAAGCCTGTTCAGTCTGTTGAAGAGAGAGCAATAATGCTAAATGCGATCTCATACGTTGATCAAGTAGTTTTCTATAATACAGAAGCTGATCTTATCAACGTTTTAGTTGACATTAAGAAAGAAGCCGACCATAATGACAACGACGTGATTCGAATACTAGGTGCTGATTGGCACAACAAAAACTTTACCGGCAAATCTCTCAACATCAGAACATTTTTTAATTCACGAAACCACAAATATTCATCCTCTTCGATTAGAGAAAGAGTTTGGGCTGCAGAAAACAAAAAGCGAGGCATTGAAAATGGGTAATATCATCAGGTTTCCGGGAAGAGATGAAAGGAAAGAAAGGAATCACGGCAAGAAAGCAAAAGAAACAGACAAACCAGTTTTGACGCCATCAGAAGTAGAAGAAAACAACATGCTTTCCTTTGGTGCAAATCAAAGGAAAGATTTCATCAATGTTAGCTTGTCTGACCTTAATGACGCTGACATGGTAGTTGAAGAATTGGAGATTAAAATGAGTGACGGATCAGAGTGGTCAATTGCAAGCGAAGTGTTTGCAGATATTTATGGACGAAGAATTGCAGGTATGAAAAAATATAGACCCGAAGAAGAAGTCGAAGTTTACATTGATGCCTTCTCTAAGTTTATGGAGGACAACGACATCAGAAATGATTTTGTCTCTAAGCTGTCGTGGAGTGACGTATCAGATTATGCCGTTGTAACTAAGCATCCCAAAAATGCAAACTATGATAAAGACTGGATGATTTCAAAAAACAAGAATTTTGTGCCTGTTAAAGATGCTTAGCGATAATTATTCATTATACAAAGTTGAAAAGCATGACACATAAGCTAAATGAAGGATGGGTTGAGATTGCGCTGGACATTGCTCAGCAAGCTCACTTAGGCCAGAAGAGAAGATCTGACAATAGTCCTTACATTACTCATCCTGTTAGAGTTTACTCAATTACAAAGAGATTTAAGTATTCTAGGCTTGCTCAAGTAGTCGCCGTCTTACATGATGCAATTGAAGACGCTAAAGATAAGGCTTTTGTAGCAAATCAAATACAACGAAGGTTACCAAAAGCTCTGGAATATGTGACCTCTTTGTCACACGTAAAAGGGACTGATTACACAAGTTATGTAACATCGCTCAATGACACATCACTCCAGGTAAAACTCTGTGATATGCTCCACAATCTGCTTGATAATCCACGTCAATCACAAAAAGAAAAATACAAAAAAGCAATCGAAGCCCTTGCATTAACACATGGTGGAAAACCAGACGTTATCCACCAAGATCATTGGGAAATTCTGCTAAGACAAATTGGGACGTCCCCAGAATCTGTATTTTCAGATCTAAGAGAAAACAATGAATCTATATTACTAAGACAATATGTTCGTCTTTTTATCGAGGCTAAAATGTTACCAGAGGCGGATGAGAGGTTTGATCTTAGAAGTGCAGCACAAACATTAACAGAACCGCTTACCAGATTCATTCTAGAAGCAATTGAGAAAGAAGACAATAAGTTGCACAGTAATTTCGAGATTTGCCTCCAGAGTGAAGGCAGCAGTATTCAGATAGAATGGAAGAATGGAAAGAGTCACGGTTCCCTCGATGAAGAATTAACAGGAAATGTCTTTTCAAGACTTGATTCAATTGGACGATACGATATTGATGCTACAGTTAGACTTGGAGAGACTAACAACGTTGATGCGGACTATGTCTGGGACGAAGACCCTTATGGTGATCTCGATGGTGATGACGTTGATGAAGTTGATCTTGGTGGAATTGAACTTACTCTTGAGCTTACACAAGATACGGCACAAACTATTAATGAACTTCCAGAACTTATGAGAAAAACGCGAGGCGTGTTTGCACACGAACTTCAGCATGTCATTCAAAAAGCCATCTATGGAAAAAGCATAGATGTCATGTCAAAAGAAAATATCGATCGTCATGCAAAAGATCCTGATGAGGTCGATGCACGTGTGGAAGAGATACTAGCTGCGTCACTGAACGAACTCTCCACAAATACCGTTGACGATTTTAAGGCTGAACTTATTTGTCACATTCACAGCTATCTTACAAGAAATGGAATTCAAGAGAATAGCGAAAAGTATAAAAAGCTAAAAAGAAACATGATTGATTCACATCTAGTTCGATACAGGGAAAAATTCGAACTATGGGGTTGATATGAGTTCTAAAATATTTGACAGCGCAGAAGATCTAGTCAAGATCACAGAGAAAAATAATAAGCGAATTGTTACCACTTCAGGAGGGTTTGATCCGCTTCACATAGGTCACCTTCGATGCATTAAAGAGACAGTGCAGATTGCCAAAGAAGTTGAAGACTCTTGTGTTGTTATTATAGTAAACGGCGATGGTTTTCTAGAGCGAAAGAAAGGAAAACCGTTCATGTTTCACCAAGAACGCATGGAGATTATTGCAGGGCTCGAGGGAGTCGATTACGTTGTTGGGTGGGATGATGGATCTCAAACAGTTACTGGTTGTCTTAAAATACTAAAGCCTGCAATTTTCACCAAGGGCGGAGATAGAAGTGAGCCCGACAAAGTTCCTGAGTTTGCGCTGTGTAAAAAGATTGGTTGTGACATTAGATTTGGCATTGGTGGCAATGATAAAATTCAATCAAGCAGCGACTTAATCGCGGGAGTTAACGATCCCGACGACTCCCATTTAACACATCGCTCCGACGCTCAGATTGACAAAAACATCGCAGATAGAATGACAGAAAAACCATGGGGCAGCGAAGAACTCTTGGTAAAGACTGACAAGTATGCTGCAAAGATTCTCACGATACTTCCTCACTTAAGATTGTCTAAGCAGTATCACAAAGTCAAAGATGAGACAATCTATGTATTAAGCGGAACTTTAAAGCTTGAAATAGGAACTGAAGAGTCGACCGACTTTGTATTCCTTCAGCCCGGCGAAAGCAAAAGAATCCCGTCAGGTACAGTTCATAGATTTTGTGCCTGGCATGGCACCGTAAAACTTTTTGAAGTAAGCACACCAGAACTTGACGATGTTGTTCGACTTTCTGATGACTTTGGTCGAAAATAAACATAGATAGTATTGGCGAGGTCTACTGTGTCAATTAAATCTTTACGAAAAGTTCTTCGTTTCATGATACACGAAGAATATGATATTGACACGAAGAACAGTAGTGTTAGAACTAAACACACAGGCGCCGGCATTGTCGTGCTCAAAAAGTTTAAAGACAAAGAGTATAGAGTGCTATGCTTAAAAACATCTGACGGTAAGTATGATCTGCCTAAGGGTAAGATGGACCTCGGTGAAACTGTTTTTGCTGCTGCACTTAGAGAAACAGCTGAAGAGGCTGGCATTCGAAAAATGACCTTTCCTTTTGGACGACAGACAATTACTATTAACGATGGTCTTGCTATGTTTATCGGTATTACAACGCAAGATGGCCAGATCGAAGAGAACCCATCAACAGGCATCTTAGAACATGAAGAAATTGTCTGGATGAAATTTGACGATGCTCTTGAGAGTGTTATTGACTTTCTTGTACCTGGCATTGTATGGGCAAAAGGAAAAATGTTTGAAAAGACAGGCAATGTTAAGTACAAATACACATCGCAAAATATCGAGAGACTAAGACAATGAAACCTTACATTAAAATTACGTCACCAAGATTTAACAGTTTTCTAGAGAGATTCTCTCCTTTGTCTAAGACAGGAATTAGTAATATTACTTTGTTTCCGTTTATCATTTCAAAGCGGAAAATGAGCAATGCAACAGAGCAACATGAAGCAATTCACATTTTGCAACAGATTGAATGCAGCATAGTATCTTCTTTGATTCTTCTACCCTTTATGTTCTTTAACTTTAAGTTCGCACTATTGCTACCATTTTTATGGCTCTCAAGTCCACTTTTTGTTGTTTTTTACGCGTTTTTCTATATCTGGGGCTATATGAAGTATAGGGGTAGATGGGAAGAAACGCCTCAAGATTTTACGCGATTTAAGGCAAAGACCCTTGGCGAGTTTGCATACTTCCAAATCCCCTTTGAGCAAGAAGCATATAGTCATGGCAGGACAGATAAGTACCTGTCAACTAGAACGCCGTTCTCATGGATGAAAAGTAAATACAGAGTATAAAACAATTCTTCTTCAGATTGTATTATTAAACATGCTTCTTGCATAAACACCATAAGAAGAAGAAATATATGTCGATTTTTAGAAAGCACAAAACATCCGCTGATAGATCCGCTCAAGATAGAACTCGTCACAGAGAAAAGATTGACAAGGCAATCAGAGAAGGTATTCACGATATCATTGCCGATGAATCGATTATTGGTAAGCAAGGTAAAACAAAAGTTAAGATCCCTGTCAAGGGAATCAAAGAATACAGGTTTATCTACGGAGACAATAACCAAAACAAAAGAGTAGGTTCTTCACCTGGTACCGATAAATCTCGTGGGCAGACAATCGGAAAAGGTAAGAAAAAGCAAAAGGCAAAAGGTGATAAGGCAGGCGACAAAGAAGGCGAAGAGATCTACGAGGTAGAGATTACGCTTAAAGAATTGGCCGAATACCTTTTTGACGACCTAAAGCTTCCTGAGCTTGATAAGAAAAGGTTTCGCAACATTGTTGATGAAAAGCCAAAGAGAAAGGGTTATAGAAATCAAGGCATTCGCCCAAGGCTTGACAAAAAAGAAACAATGATTAGGCGCCTACGGAGAAAAGCCGCTGCCAAGAGGACTGGGCAGATTGAAAGTGATGAAGAGCGATTCCCGTTTAATGAAAATGACATGAGATACCGTCATGTTGACTCTAAGCCAAGAGAAATTGCAAACGCAGTCGTTTTCTTTGTGATGGATGTCTCAGGATCAATGTCTAAAAACAAGAAGTACCTGGCGAGAAGCTTCTACTTTCTCTTGTATCAGTTTCTTCGTTACAGATATGAAAAGATTGAACTTGTCTTTATCTCACATACGACTACAGCGAAAGAAGTCACTGAAGATCAATTCTTTAATAGGGCTGAGTCAGGCGGCACTGCAATTTCTCCTGCACTTGACAAAGTCATTGATATTATTGATGACAGATACCACACAGGCACATGGAACTCTTACACTTTTCATGCGAGCGACGGCGACAACTGGGGTGAAGACGTCCAGAAGGCGATTGATTCTTCCCTTAAGCTAAAAGAACTTTGTCAAATGTATTGCTACTGTGAAATCGTACCTACAGAAGAGGATAGATACTTTGCAAATTCGAGCACTATGATGGAGAAATATCATCCATACGCGGGCGATGCCTTTAAGCTTGTCAAGATTAACGGTAAGGACGATATTTGGCCAGTATTTAACAAAATCTTCGGAGGTAAGACAGATGTCTGATTGGACTTTTAAGGAACTAAACGAATGGGACGAAAAGATTGTAGCAATGGCGAAGTCTTATGGTCTAGATTGGCACCCTATCGTATACGAAATCTGTGATTACTACGAAATGATCGGCCACATGTCGTATCACGGTATGCCTAGCCATTATCACCACTGGAGTTTTGGAAAAAGCTTTGAGAGGACCCACCAGATGTATAATTTGGGTATGTCTGGTCTACCTTATGAGCTAATTATTAACTCAAACCCGAGTATTGCGTATCTAATGCGCGAAAACCCAATGTATTTACAGATCTTGATTATGGCTCACTGTGTTGGACATAGTGACTTCTTCAAGAATAACTCAACATTTGGCCATACAAAGCCAGATAGTATAATTCCAAAGATGAGGTCTGCAAAGAAGAGGATCCAAAAATACATTGAAGACCCAAGCATCGGAATTGAGAAAGTTGAAAAGATTCTCGATGCATGTCATGCAATTAGCTTCAATGTAGAGCGATATGGTAGAAAGAGAGTTCCACACAAAGAAAAGAAAGAAATGTGGATCAAGAGACTTAAGTCAAGTAAGTCAAATGCACCATTCAGGGTAGACGTCAATAAGGTTCCTATCGAGCCTGACTATGACATTCTTGGCTTTATTGTAGAGCATGGTGTGCACTTAGACGAATGGGAAAGAGACATCATTGAAATTGTCAGAGAAGAGTCTGTCTACTTCATGCCACAGATTAAAACAAAGATCATGAATGAAGGTTGGGCTAGTTTTTGGCACTACAAGATGATGAATGAACTCGACCTACCTGACAAATACCACATCCCATTTTTAAAGTCACACAACCAAGTTGTAAGGCCTTTTGGTGATAGGATTAATCCATATCACATGGGATTCTATATTTTCAAGAGACTAGAAGAAGAGCAAGGGCTTGACGCTTGCTTCTTAGCTAGAGAAATTCACAATGATGAATCAGCAATTAGAGAATTCATCGACGAAAAAGCATGTAGAGATTTAGGTCTATTTTCTTTCTCAATGAAGGAAACAAAGACAGAGCAAATCTTTACAATCGACGACGTTCCAGATGAACCAGGGTGGAAGCAAATTCAAAAAGATCTTATTAAGACAGTCGGCATCAACAATATGCCTATCATTTACGTTGAAAGTGCTAATAGAGGAGGTGAACTAATTCTTCGTCATGAACATGATGGAAGAGATCTCGACTTAAAATATGCAGAGACAGTCGTTAAGCACATCGCAGACCTTTGGGAGGACTCAGTTAAGTTAATGACGATAATTGCGGAAGATGGTGAAGATTTTGAAATCTAAATGTGAAACACATATAGAACTACTTTGTAAGATTAAATTGAAATGGAGAAAGTAAATGACATCAAATCGTAAAGACTATCTTGCTCTTATTAAGAAGCACAAGAAGAAAGTAAAGGCCAAGAAGTGGTCAGGAACCTTCATTGAATATCTTGAGCTTGTTGAAGAGAATCCACGCATCGCAAAGCTATCGCATAGCAGAGTGTATGATTCTATTATGTCTCAGGGCGTTCAAACGCTAGATGACTCAAATGATAGATTTAGAAAGCTCTTCGAAGAGGACAAGTTAAAGACTTACGACTTCTTCCAGAAGGACTTTTATGGCGCCGAGAGAGTAGTTTCTCGCTTAATGAAGTTCTTGAAGGCTGCCTCGCTAAAGGGAGAAGAGAGTCGACAGATTCTCTTGCTTATGGGACCAGTTGGTGCGGGTAAGTCAGCGCTAACAGAACATGTCAAGAAGGCACTTGAAGCTGCCGAGCCTTATTACTACCTCAAGGGATGCCCAATCCGAGAGGAGCCTTTGCACCTTGTACCTAGATCTTTACGATCAGAATTCAAGGAGATTTTGGGTGCTCATATCGAAGGAGACTTGTGCCCAATCTGTAGAATGAAGCTAATCGAAGAGTACGATGGTGACTACGAAAAGTTTGAGGTAGTTGAGGGATCCTTCTCTGCTCGAGGCCGAAAGGGTGTCGGTGTAGTTCCTCCAACTGATCCTAACACGCAGGACGTGAGCATCTTGATTGGCTCGGAAGACATTTCTAAGCTAGATCTCTATTCAGATGACGACCCTCGAATCTTGTCTCTAAATGGTGCTTTCAATGTAGGAAACAGAGGTCTGGTTGAATTCGTAGAGATTTTTAAGAATGAAGTTGAGTTTCTCCACCCAGCAATTACAGTTACCCAGGAGAAGCATTCTCCAGCACCTGGTAAGCACCCCATGATTTATCATGATGTGTTTATCATCTCACACTGTAACGAAGCAGAGTGGAACAAGTTTAAGTCAGATCACTTAAACGAAGCTGTGATGGACCGAATCGTCAAGATCAACGTTCCATATGTGCTTGAGCTCGATGAAGAGATCAAGATTTACAAGAAGCGAATGGCAGAGTCTGACTTCGACGTACACATTGCACCTCATACTTTGAGAATTGCAAGTATGTTTTCGATTCTAACGCGACTTGCACCAAGTAACAAGTGTGATCTAATGACTAAGCTTAAGCTTTACAATGGCGAAGAAGTCATTGAGGCTGGGCATGTCAAGAAGGTTGACATTAAGGATCTTCGTGCAGAAGCTAACAATGAGGGTATGACTGGTATTTCGACTAGATTTATCATGAAGGCGATCGATGACGCTTTGACAACTTCTGACAAAGATGTTATCACACCAATCTCCGTAATTGATGCCATGATTCGAAAAGTCAAGGAGCAAATCACAAACGAGGAATCCAAGGAACGTTACCTAAGTCTCCTTCAGAAGACAATTCGTGAAGAGTACCTAAGTGTGCTTGAAAAGGAAATCTCGAAGGCTTTCATCACAGCATTTGAAGAGAACGCCGCGAATATCTTTGAGTTGTATCTTGACAGCGCTGAGGCATATACAAACAACATTATGCTCAAGGATAGCATTACGAAAGAAGAGCGCTACCCAGATGAAGAGTTCATGCAATCTATCGAAGAGCAACTCGGTATCACAGGAAGCTCTCGTGATGGATTCAGGCAGGATGTAACTTCCTACATGTTCCGCACGGTAAGAAAGGGTGGAACGGTTGATTACACGTCTTACGCTCCTCTCAAGGAAGCTATCGAGTCTTACATGATGTCTAATGTCCGCAAGATGGCACGTGTTGTGACTAAGGCACGTACCAGAGACGACGAGCAGAAGGGCAAGTACAATGAGATGGTGAAGACACTCATTGAAGAGTACGGCTACAATGAAGTAAGTGCCGAAGAGGTGCTGACCTACGCAGCAAACAACCTCTGGCGTGATTCGTAAAAGCTAAAAACTTGCTAAGTTTTGAGGGAGGAAATAAATTCCTCCCTTTTTGTGCATTTGCGTATAGATTTATGTTATAATAGTCTTGCAAGATAAAACATACTCGTTTCCGTAGTTCAATGGATAGAGCAAGCGCCTCCTAAGCGCTAAATGCAGGTTCGAATCCTGCCGGAAACACCATTTATGTCAGGATAATTCAGTTGGTAGAAGACGTGGAATGTAGCCTTAACCGGTGGGAGTCTAGGTAGTCGATGGTTCGAATCCATCTCCGCACACCATTTAATCCTCACCATGTCTTAAAGACAATGTTCCTTTTGTTTCTAGAACATTAGCGATAAGACAAGTCGTTGTATAGTGGGCAACTTTTTAGGGAGTTGTTAATGGAAAAGCTGTATCCTAAGAGTTACGACGCAGAAGTTCTTATTAGACACATGGCAAATAAGATTGGTGAAGATATTGATGAAATATTAATAGAAATATTCTCAAGACGAACTGACAAGTCTGCAGTGACAAAAGATCTGAACAGTGAAATGTCAAAATCCAAGAAAGAAATCGATCTTGAAGAGATCGAAAGATTAGTCAAACTATTGGGTGAAAAATGAGTGAAGTTAAGTATCGTAAGTGTCTAATGATTTCAAGTGCAAGCGAAGCACTTGTCAATAAGGTAGCCTGGATTCCAGAGGAGATCGATAAAATTGAAGTCGTTCCCGGAATTATGATTAACCTTGGGACGCTAGAAGATGGAGTAAGCGATACAATTTGGGACATTATCACAGTTGGTGGCGAAAGAAAGTCTGCAGATAGTGTCCCAGGGAATTTGATGATTTGGAAGTATGTATGATCAACATTCTTGGTAAAATTCCTCACAAGGTAATTATTGCATGCTCTGGAGGAGTTGACTCTATGGCGGTAGTTGACTTCTTGCAAGCTGGTGGCAGAGAGGTTATTCTTGCATACTTTGATCATGGTACAGAGCATGGCAGTAAGGCAAGGGATTTTGTCAAGAAGTACGCTGATCGGTTTAGTCTGCCTTTACATGTAGGCTTCTTCAAGTGTGAACTAGAGCCTGGCAAGTCAACAGAGGCAGAGTGGCGTGATGCAAGATACGTTTTTTTTGAAAGTGTAATTGAAATCTATGACGATGTTCCCCTAATTACATGTCATCACCTGGACGATCAAATTGAAACCTGGATCTTTTCCGCTATGCACGGAAAACCAAAAACAATCCCGGCCAAAAGAGGCAGACATATTATCCGCCCGTTCTTACTCACCAAGAAAAAGGATTTTTCCGATTGGGCCAGGCGTAAGAACGTCCCGTTTGTAACTGATCCTAGCAACTGTGACACAAAATATATGAGAAATCATATTCGACACAACATCGTTCCACAAGCTATGATTGTCAATCCTGGACTTCACAAGACCTTGTACAAGAAGACAAAAGAAGCATTTTTGAAACAAGAAGTCAAAGCTTAATATAGTTAGAAGAGGATCCCTAGCTTAATAGGTAAAAGCCCCCGTCTCATAAACGGACAGATGCGAGTTCAACCCTCGCGGGATCTACCAAATAAACAAAGTAGAGATAAATGCGAAACATTTAGGCAGAATTGAATTATAATGAGTTCATGTTACAAAATGTTCACATTATAAGCAAGCCTAATGAAATCAGACAAAAAGTCCTTGACGAGGTTGAGCTCATTAGCAGCATACTTCATCAGGGACTTCCTTGTTTAGCACAAAATGGAAGCTCACACAAGACTATCAATTGGTCTCCTGCTGTTGTAGGAAGAACTGTTAGAGGAGGATTACCCGGAATTGTAAGACGAGTTGTTCTTGACGCGTGCAAGCGTTCAGAAGCTCTAGGCCCAGGTTCTAGTGATCTTGTACTTAGATGGACAACCTCTCTAGTAAAAGAAGTTCTGCCGCAGATCATATCTGGACAAGATTCTAGAGGGATTGAAGAGATGTTGCAGGAGGCTGCTGGAGGTTTTTTAAATGATAACCGATTAGTTGCCAACTGGTTACAGGAAAATGCCTTCCAGCAGCAAATTAAGCAGCTTCCTGTTCATCCTAAAGCAGCCGGAATGGTCTGGAACGCAATTAAATTGGCGGGAATGGAAAGTCGAATTTTTGTTGACGCAGAGTCATCAGATGAATGTATTGTTGAGTTAAATCGCGGCTTCGTGTTTGACGTTACTCCATACGAAGATATGGTTGGCGGAAGTAAGAAGTGGATTCATAGCAATGTAAAAGTTGCGATAATCGACGGCATGATAGAAACCGTGTCAGAAATTGATAAGATTCTTACTGGTGCAAACAAAGACAATGCACCGGTCGTTATCTTTGCTAGAGCATTTGCAGAAGAAGTTATCGGCACACTGTCTGTTAACTTCGCAAGAAAGACACTTAATGTCATTCCTGTTCGTGTGCCTTTTGATGAGTTTTCTGCCAACACTATCAAAGATCTCTCTGTTGTTTGTGATACACCAGTCGTAAGCTCTTTAACGGGTGATCTAATTTCTCAAATTGAATTCGACAACTTAGGTACTGTTGAAAAGTTAACATTTGAGATGGGCAAGACAAAGATAGAGAACCTTAAAGGCATTATGGGCGCAAAACACCTAAGCAAAGAGTTGACGGAAAGAAGACAGACAGCTCAGTCTGATGCTTTGATAAACTTGCTGGATTTTCGCTTAAGATCACTTACGAGTCAGAGTGTTAGGATTAGATATGACAAAGTCTTCTGTCCACATGTTCAGGATCTTGATCTTATTTTAAGAACATCGCGTGCAATTTTAAGTAATGGTGTGGTAGATTTATCTGCGGTTCAAGAAATAACTCCAAAGTTATTTGAATCGTCTCTCAAGACTGTATTAAACACAACTAACAATAACATATTGCCGACCCTAACACTGTTAGCAACTATTAAGCATGGAACACAAGCAGCAATTTCGTTGTTGAGTATTAATGCTGCACTAACGATAGATGGAGAATAAAATGGAAGCAGCAGAAGTTTCTTGGATTGACGGTAGAGGAAATCACTACACGTTAGATCAAGTCAAAGAAATCTTTGTCGACAGAATGAAAACTCTCGGGCAGACAATTATTGTAGGTACAGACTCACACAGGGGTCGTAAGTCTCGTCACATTGCTTGCGCAACTGCGTTATGTGTCTGGAACGGAGAGAATCCTCGTGGTGGTTGGTACGTATTTCACAGGACTCACATTCCAAAAAAGCAGTTTTCTAACTTGTACGGTAGACTTTACCACGAAGTACAAGAGTCCATTGACGCTGCTGTAACAATTAGAGACGAACTTAAGCTACCTGTTGAAGCAATTCACGTCAATGTAAGTTCATTCGATGGTGAAGGGTCTAGCAAGTTTGCGTCTGGGTTTAAGGGTTTGGTTGAAGCCCATGGTTTCAAGTGTGTGCTAAAGCCTGGAGACTGGGCTGCGGGTGGAGTTGCTGATAAACACGCTCGATAGGGTTTACATTTCTAACTTAGTGTCTAAAATTTGATATGGATACTTTTTAAGGGAGTCACCACATGTCAAATTTAGAACGTGATGTTATGAGAAGTGTGTTTATGGTTGGCGATGTTGTCAAGGACACAGTTATGAAGACAATTATTGAGGCTAGCGCTGAGGGCAAGATCGAAAGGTTGTCTGATACTGATCTTCGACAGCTTGATAATCTTGTCAGGTCGTCAATAAATTCAGCGCTTCAGAATGGAACTAGGCAGCTTCAATCTGTCGTCAAAGAACACACTAAGTAATACATATAGTCATGTACGGTATTAAGCATTTAGTTCCATGTCACTGCATACTTCCACAGTTTAGAGATGCTGCACAGCCAATTTTTCATAAATTTGTTGTGTTTTCTATCGTCGATGATAAAGACGAAGTTATCCCTAAGATTGTTGAGTGTAATAACTGTGGAGCTGCGCACAAAGTAAATGAACTAGGAAAATCAGAGATAGCAATCGGGAAAGACTCGGTTGCTTCTTCTGTTACTATTGAAGACATGAAGCTTAGTATGCCTACAAATGTAGCATCGGTGCTTAAAAGTTATAGTGTTGGTGTTCCGACATGGGAAGAAGTGCAATTCTCACTTGAGAACAATGAGTGGGGTAAGGTAATTGTACTGACTAAAGAAGAAGTCGACGGCGTAACACAAGGTAAAATCTTAAAACTCGTTTCGCCACCGCACAATATCAAGATTGAATCATTTATTAGAGATGAATTCATTGATTGAACAATTACTAATCAAACTGTAAAGTTGTAGTAGGAAGATGTATGTCAGAAGTTAAAAAGTATGGGTCAACTGACAGCGAAAAGCATGCTGAGAAAATGTTTCAGTGCAGGCAGATCGTTAATCAGATATTGGACTTTGGTGTAGATCAAGAGCAAATCTTGAAAATTATCAAAATCTTATCTCTGAATTTGTCTGATAGAAAAGCTTTTGAAACAATGACTGGTGCAGTGAAGGCACTAGAAAATGACACTTCCATTCCCGAGAAACCTACACTAATTACGTAAGGAGTCCTGATGGACTTTGAGAAATTCTTCCCTTATCCTACTGTGAGAGCAGAACAGGATGAGGCGATTCGCTTTGCAATGGAAAATCTTGTTGACAACGGCAAGAGATTTGTTATTCTTGAGCTTGGAACTGGATGCGGTAAGTCTGGAGTCGGCCTTACACTTGGCCGACTACTTAGAGAGCAGCTTGCTGTTGAAGAAGGCTTTCTTCCTGGCGCTTACTTCTTAACAACACAGAAGATCCTTCAAGATCAGTATGTAAAAGACTTTGGTCCTGGTGCTGGTGGAACTATGCGTTCTATTAAGTCAAGCACGAATTACCGATGTAACTTTCACAAAGACAAGAATTGCAATGAAAGCCAACAAGAGCTAAAGGGTGCTGACAAGAGTTCAAAGCACTTTAAGGCGTGTGCTTTTAACTGCAAGTACAAATTGGCAAAGGCAGAATTCTTAGCCTCACCAGAGAGTGTAACAAACTTTCCTTATTTTATGACCGAATCTACCTTCTCGGGTAAGACAGAACCACGTCAAGTGCTTATTGTTGATGAGGCACATAACATTGAGCCAGAACTTAGTCGATTCATTGAGATCTCTGTGTCTGAATACTTTGCACAGAAAGTCTTAAAGATTGATATGCCGCATATCAACACTCAAAAGCAGTGTCTAGACTGGATCAAGGGTCCATATATGGCTAAGCTTAATTCTCATCTGCTAAATATTGAAATGCTTATGGCCAAGTACGAAGGGCTTGCAGAGAAGATCACAGAGTTCAGCAATACTTCTCGACAAATCGATCTGTTAAAGGGTCATAAGACAAAGTTGTCAACATTCCTTAGTGTCTATGAGAAAGACAACTGGGTGATGAATATCAATCAGGGCGAAGGTCGAGCAAAGAGGAGAATTGAATTTAAAGCAATTGATGTTGCACCATTCTCAGAGCAGTATCTCTTCAGGATGGGTCAAAAGGTCATTATGATGTCTGCGACAATCCTTGATCACGAGTCGTTTTGTGAGTCACTTGGTATTCCAATGAATGAGGTTGCTTTCATCTCAATCCCTTCGCCATTTCCCGTTGCAAATAGACCTATTCTTTATGCTCCTGTGGGAAGAATGAGTCGAGGCGGAATTGATGAAACGCTTCCTAAACTTGCAGAAGCTGTTAAGGCAATTTTGGAAAACCATCCAAACGAAAAAGGCATTATTCATGCACACACGTTTAAGATTGCCCACTACATCAAGAAAGCTCTAAGAAGTAGAAGGATCTTGATCCATGATAGCAATAATCGCGAAGAAATCCTTAACAAGCACATTAATGGCAAGAAACCCACAGTTCTTATCTCTCCATCAATGACAGAGGGTGTCGACCTTAAGGGTGATTCAAGTCGATTCCAGATCGTGTGTAAGATTCCATTCCCATATCTTGGCGATAAGCTTTGCAGAAAAAGAATGCACAAATGGTCCTGGTGGTATCCGACGCAAACTGCTAAGGTTATTGTTCAGGCAGTTGGTAGAAGCATCAGAAGTGTTGACGATACAGCTATAACGTACATTCTAGATGAAGATTGGGGAAGGTTTTACGGGCAGAACAAAAAGCTCTTTCCGCAATCTTTTAAGGACACAATTCAAAAGACGTGATTAACTTTCTCCTTCAGCGTGTTATATATAGCTTATTGCACACACAGGAGATATAACGATGTCTGCAACAATTGAGAAATGGGACGAGATGCGCGTTTTGATTGAGAAGATTGATCTTGATGTTCGCAAGAATGCTATTAAGGGAAACAAGTCAGCGGGTACTAGAGCACGTAAGGGTCTTAGAGAGCTTAAGAAGTGGGCTTCAGAGGTCGTTAAGATGTCTTTGGCTGATGATAAGGCTCGAAAGGCAGCTTCAAAGGCTGCTAAGGAAGAGTAACTTTAAACCTCGTGTCACTTTTGTGACACGAGCAAGGGGGCGCACCGGTTTCGACAGGGTGATAGTCTAATTGATAGTGCAAGCAGTCTAATGAGTAAATGACTTTAATCTTTGCTTAAAACGTTAGTTGCAAACAACAACTCACACTTCCAGACAGCACTAGCTGCTTAATGGCGGGGTTTCTTAAGACCTTGTTTTTCAACTTAAGATAACAGGTAGCAATCCTGCGAAAACAAAAAACTAAATGGAGTCCCTACGGGTGGTCAAGCTTACTTCATTAGCTTGAGGGTTAGAATGATGACAGATCTTGTAAACTGACTGTTCAAAAATGTTTACTAAGCTTGTGAATGACTAGATATTAGTGTTGCTTTGGACGTGGGTTCAATTCCCACCGCCTCCACCACATACACAGAAAAGCATGGAAATTATTCCATGCTTTTCTTTTTAAGCAATACTTATCACTAGGAGGATTAATTTCCGATGGCCCGTAGACACATTTTAAAAGACATTAAAGACTTTGATCTAGACCCGACAGTACCACATACAGTTACTAAAGGAAGAATTGGACACAAAAAAACCGATGATTCTGTACAGAAAGAAGTAGTTGAAGTAAAGAAGGAGAAGGCTGAGGTAGAAGTACCTGCAAAGAAAGAAGCAGAAGCTCCAGAGAAGAAGGTTGAATCTACTCCCGAGCCAGAGAAGAAGGTTGAATCTACTCCCGAGCCAGAGAAGAAGGTTGAATCTACTCCCGAGCCCGAGAAGAAGGTTGAGCCTGTAAAGGCTGCGGCTAAGAAAGCACCTTCGAAGAAGACTTCTAGCAAGAAAAAGACTGTAGCTAAGAAGTAATCTTTCTTGTTAGTCTTTTTCGACTTCTTTTCTTATCTTCTGTGTTATGCTTTTTTCGATCTGGCATACACGCATTCTTGTGATTCCGAAATGGTCACCGATCTCTTGTAGAGTTCGTGGGCCATTTTTTGATGCAAGTAAAACACAGTTTAAATTGTCTTGATCTTTAAACCAACACCTGCACGATGATTTCTGACATGATAAACTTCTTTTAGCATGCTCATTAAAGCAGGTAGTGTCCTTTAAGATATTGTCTTTCATTATTATGACTCCATGCATTAAACCTAAACAAAAAAACAGGAATGTACACGTGAACAAAGAAGAAAGTGACCGAAAGATTTTTGTAATTGATACGTCAGTTCTGCTATACGATAAGCACTCAATTCACACATTCAAAGGAAATGACATTGCCTTACCTCTGGTCGTCCTTGATGAACTCGACAGGCACAAAGAAAGAAAGGGTTTAGTCGGAGAGAATGCAAGGTATATCAATCGTTACCTTGATGGTCTTAGAGCGAAAGGTAGCTTGTCGAAGGGCGTGTATATCGAAGAGCACGACATCAACATCAGGGTGCTCTCAACTAAAGATATTGATCTAGAGCAAGAGGCTAAAACACTGCCTCTTGACTTTGACAATTCTCAGGGTGACAACAAAATAATCCTAATGGCGCATGCACTTACTTCGCTCTATAAAGATAGAACAGTCGTAATGGTCACAAAGGACATCAACTTTAGAGTCAAGTGTGATGCTGTTAATGTATTGGCAGAAGACTACTACAAAGACAAAGTAGAGCCATCGACAATTCAAAATGATGTCAGAGAAGTGTTTGTTCCAGATGATGTCATTAATATACTTCATAGCAAGAAAAGGGTATCGTTTTATGATATAGACGTACCACTGGATAGCTTTTTTCCATGTGAGCCTTTAGTATTTAAGGGCGAGATAAACAAAAACGCTAGCAGCCTTGTGATAGCACATAAGGGACACTTGCAACTTGCAACAAACTCTAAAATGAATGACATGGTTAATGTCAAGCCCAAGAACAAAGAGCAGACCTTTGCAATTGACATGCTGTTAGACGATGCAATCAAGCTAGTGACACTTACAGGAATCGCTGGTTCTGGAAAAACTTTCTTGGCACTTATGGCAGGATTGTCTGGATTCTATGATGGGAAGTTTTCTCGAATCGTTATAACAAGGCCGATTCAAGCTGTGGGTAAAGATCTTGGCTTCCTACCGGGAGATCTCAATGATAAGATGGCGCCATGGATTCAGCCCATAGTTGACAACTTTAGAGATGGATCAAATGACTCGGAGCATGGATCAGCTTATTTTGAAACGATGAGATCTAAGAATGAAATTGAAATTGCTCCACTTCCTTACATAAGGGGTAGAACCTTTAACAACGCATTTATCATCGTTGACGAAGCTCAAAACGCGACCATACATGAACTGAAGACTGTGATTACGCGTGTTGGGCAGAACTCAAAGATTGTTTTGCTCGGTGACGTTGAACAGATTGATACTCCCTACCTTGACGAATTGTCGAACGGTTTGTCAATCACAATTGATAGGTTTAGAGGCGAAGAGATTGCTGGGCATATTCGCCTACCTAAGGGAGAGCGATCTGAGCTTGCAACTCTAGCTTCTAAAATTTTGTAAGCTTTAGCATACATATAGTATAGGAGACTGACGACATGGCGTCTACAACATTTTCATCTAGAGATAGGCGTCGCCGTGCAAAAGTGTATTCTTTTCGACGATTTGAAAAGATGAACGTTAAAGTTGCAAAGAATACAAATACAATAGCATTTTTGTCAGAAGTAGCAGATGTAACTTTTACCAACTCAAACGAAGAAACTTACACATTTTCTGAGTCGTTTGTAGAGTCACCTGTTGTCGTCCTTACTGTAGTAGATAGTGAAAATAACGATGATGCGAACGTCAATGTCTTCATAAAGAATATTGACGTTACTGGCATGACGATAGGATCCTCTCAGTTTTTTACTGGAAAGGTTTCACTTCATGCCTTGGAGTTGTAATCAATGTCTACTATTATAAGTTCAAGTTTTAAGTCGACTAACGAACTCTTTCCGCGTTCAGTCATCGACCAAAACAGATTTAGGAATACATACAATTTTTTGCGGAAAGATCGCGGGAAAATTCTTGAAGACAGTACTCTACTTTATGAACTTAGTATTGAAACTGGTGTTGTTGAGTTTGATGCAGACATTGCAATTGTTTCACTTGCAAACAATTATGGGACACGAAATCCCAACGTCACTTTGACACTTGAAACAAGCAATGACGAAGATCAAGACAATGTAAATTTGTGGGCTGAGCCTATTTCAGGGACATCTCTTACAATTAGAGCATCTGCGATATTTTCTGGAAGAGTACACTTTCATATTATAGAGTTTTCATAAAGTGAGAGTTTAATGCTGATTACAAATCTAAAAATTGAAACACAAGTTGTGAATTTCACAAATGAGTCTTCTAAAGAACTTGTGTTTGAGCTAACATATTCATCGGCGCCGACAGTTTTAATTACTCCCGTATCTCAAAACGTTAATACTTACATTACAGAGAAAGGTACTACGGGATGTGTAATAAACACATCAATGGACATTACTGGTACTGTGTTCGTTCAAATAATAGGATAAACAAGTCTAATGACATCACCATTCAAAACACAAGATCTATATGTAAATACAATAACATCTGTCTCGTCTAGTGTTACTGGAACTAGAGACACATTATTGCCTGTGACTGGTAAGATAGATACACACATCGTAAGCATAAATGGATACACTTCGTTTGAGCAAACAAGTTCAAATGAATTAGAAATAACAGCTCCGCAAGGTGGGTATTTGTTTGTATCACAGACTTCACCGACATCACTTTGGTTTACAGATAGTACTCTTGGTTTTAAAGAATTAAGCGCAGCAAGTACGGGAAGCTTCGACGAATCATACGAATATCTTGATGGTGGAGATCTAAGCGGAACAATCGCTGATACTTTTGTTACAGGATTGTCTATCGATGCTGATTACGGTTCGATTCTATTTAGAAGTGGCAGCCTTAACCAGGATACAGCCCCTTACACAGTTGATTCTGATTCACTTAGTTGGGCTAGTGTAACACCCGATAGCTCTGTAGATACTGATGGTCACGCTCTTGTCTTAGCAGGTGTTTCTGACGGTGCTGGAAATACATTTTCTAGACCTGTTTGGTCACCTAAGATCCCTTTTAGAACACAAAATAGAAGTTTTATGGCAGATTTTTCACCGCCTGGAATTGTACAAACAGGTAAGCAATTTGGGTTCATAATGCCACATAACTCATCAGGTTATTTAAACGCCGGCGGCGTCTTCGGAAATGTATTCCCGTCCGACAATGACTCGGGATTAGATGGTGACGACGACGGACTGTATTTCTATATGGTATCAAGCACAAGCGGTTCTGCTGCGCACATGTCAACTGTTGATATAGCATTTTATACTAAAGGCATCTATAGTCAATACAGTAGAGCGTATTTTACAACAACAACAAATGTAGTTTGCTTCATAGGTACAGCTGACAATACAACAGATAGAACACGTGAAAACTTTACAGGGAGGGCAGTTGGATTTCAATTTGCCAGCAGTAGAAGTGATACTAACTGGCAGGTTTTAACTCATAATGGCACAACACAAGTATTAACTGATACGGGTTTGACACCTACTACATCAGAAGGTGAAGACTTTGTTCTTATTAAAGCAAGAAATTCTAGTGGAACTCATTTTGTATATTGGGAAATTAGAGATAATGACGGTGTGAAGAGGGGCAGCGGAGTAATAACAGGATCAGTCCCATCAACTGGTAAAGGTGCTTTTGTTGCAAGTGTGACATCACTTGCAGCAATTGCTGGCAGTGTATCATTATATCAAGCAATTCATTTTGCAGAGAATGTTTTTGTTGGAAGGTTAGATGACTATAATGATCTACTATGATTTTTACAAAAACATTTGAAATTTAAACAAGACAGGCATTACAGTGAACTATTCCTTATGAGAATCATCAAGGAATGTAAATATGTCGTCAGATTTTTCATCTAAATCTAATACTTTTAGTGCACATACGATACCGCATGATACAGATATCGTGTTCGTATCTGATCTTTTTATTAAAGATCATATCGGCGGTGCCGAACTTACTACTGACGCGCTGATACAATCGTCAGATCTTAATATTACTAAGATCTATTCAAAAGACGTAACATTAGATCTATTAGAGCGTGGTCATAAAAAATATTGGATCTTTGGTAATTTTTCAGGAATCAATCCTGAACTTATTCCATCGATCATTGCAAATATGTCATACTCTGTTATTGAATATGACTATAAGTTCTGTAAGTACCGATCTCCAGAAAAACATAAAGTTGCTGAAGGATCGGATTGTGACTGCAAAAACCAGATGACGGGAAAACTGATCTCTGCATTTTATCATGGTGCAAGATCAGTCTGGTGGATGTCAGAAGCACAGCAAGGTGTATATTATGACGCATTTCCATTTCTAGATACACCTCAGAACACAGTCTTATCATCAGTATTCAGTAGCGAATTTTTTGAAAAGATTAGTGCCCTTAGAGAAAAATACAAAGATCATAAAAAGAAGAAGTGGGCAGTACTAGGATCTAATTCTTGGATTAAGGGTACAGATACCGCTAAGAAGTGGTGTGAGGATAATGAGAAGGATTATGAAGCTTTAACTAACCTTCCATATGCCCAAATGCTAGAAAAGCTTGCACAATCTCAGGGGCTGGTCTTTCTCCCACAAGGAAAAGATACATGCCCTAGAATAGTGATTGAAGCTAAGCTTCTAAACTGCGAAATTGTTGACAATGAAAATGTTCAACATTCAAAAGAAGCCTGGTTTGATACAGAAAGACTTGATCTGATTGAAGCTTATCTTTCACAAGGTCCCACTAGATTCTGGAATGGCATAAAGAATGACATGAAAAATGAACCTACAATCTCAGGTTACACTACAACTTTAAACTGCATTGAAAACGACTATCCATTCATCGAGTCTATAACATCAATGCTAGGATTCTGTGAAGAGGTCGTAGTTGTAGATGGAGGGTCAACAGATGGTACATGGGAAGAACTTAAAACTTTAGCAACTCAACTTGATCTTGATGGTAATGACGGAAGACTTGTCATTCACAAGAATATCCGTGACTGGAATAACAAAAGATTCGCTGTTTATGATGGTGAGCAAAAAGCAGTTGCAAGAAGTTTTTGCACAAAAGACTTCTGTTGGCAGCAAGATGCAGATGAAGTAGTGCACGAAAGAGATTACCTCAAAGTTAGAAACTTTGTGAAGCAATTCCCTGGTAACGCTGACATTGTAGCGCTTCCAGTAATTGAATATTGGGGAGGGCCAGGCAAAATTAGAGTGGACGTCAACCCTTGGAAATGGAGGTTGAGTAGAAATAGAAACTACATTACACATGGAATACCTGGTCACCTAAGAGTAATCGATGAGGATGGCAGCATTTATGCAAACTTAGGTACGGATGGTTGTGACTACATTCATAAAGAAACACATCAAGTTATCCCGCACAGCACATTCTATACACAAGAGGTTGATAACTTAAGGCGACATGCAATGTCTAACCAAGAAGCACTTACAAAGTATCAAGAATGGTTTAATGCAGCGGTAGATCAATTACCTGGCGTTCATCATTACTCTTGGTTTAATCTCGAGAGAAAGATCAGAACATACAAAACTTACTGGAGTAGACATTGGCAAAGCCTGTATGATATTGAACAAGAGGACACACCTGAGAACAATATGTTTTTCCAGAAAAAGTGGTCTGAAACAACTGACAAGAACATATCAGAGCTAGCAGATCGATTAGGTTCAGAAATGGGTGGATGGATTTTCCATTCTCCTGTTAATTTTGATGCCAAGACACCTCATATTACTTCACATGTTTCTCATCCTCAAGTAACAAAGCAGTGGATTGATAGAAACACAAAGAACAACAAGTAGGAAATAAATTGGGCAACACATTCGCATTCATAATTCCAACATTCAATGCAGAAAAGACAATTCAGCAATGTTTACTGTCAATCGTATCACAATCATATTCAGATTGGAGACTCATTATTAGAGATGACATGTCAACTGACGGGACAGTCATGTTAATCAAGAACTTAACAACAGGATTGGGCATTCATGACAGAGTAAGTTTAACAGTCAATACCGAGAAACATTGGGAAGTTAGAAATATTGTCGAGGCTCTCAAAGAAATTAAGCCTGATGAAATCGTGTGTAGATTAGACGGAGACGATTGGCTTTGTGACCTTGATGCACTAGCAATACTAAACCATAGATACACGACTGACGGCTATGACGCAATATGGACTGGACACAGATGGAGCTTCTCAAACCATAACATCTCTGCTCCAATGAGAAAAGACGCTAATCCTTACAAGCATAAGTGGTGTGCGTCTCACTTTAAGACATTTAGGAAAGCCCTTATTGAAGATGTCGCAGATGAAAACTTTAGAGGAGAAGATGGAGAGTACTTCCAAAGAATTGGTGATCAAGCGCTGTATCTTCCGGCCCTAAGAAACGCTAAGGGCAACTGGCATTTTGAACCCATTGTAGCCTATCACTACACAATAGACACTTCACCAGAGACATTCCAGACAGATGATGCCAAGTTTCAGAAAAGCGAAGCAGAATTTCTAAGAAGTCGAGGTTATGTTGAAACTCTTAATAAATAGAAAACCCGTTGATGGACCTTGGGGTGGCGGAAATCATTTTATCAAAGCAATCTTTCGCAATGCAAAGAACAATAATGTTGATCTGACGACATCTCTCGAGACTGATATTGATGCAATACTCGTAATTGATCCTAGGTACGATGAATTAAGAATCTCTATTAGCGAAATACTTCAATATAAGCGTAGAAATCCAAAAACAAAAATTATCCACAGAATAAACGAATGTGATATGAGAAAGGGCGATCATGAAAAAATTGACCCACTACTCAGAGCGACTAGTCAAGCCTCTGATGTCTCCATCTTTATATCACACTGGCTCCTTGATCATCATCATGTTGATGGAAAATGGGAATGCAAAGATTCTAGGGTAATCCTCAATGGCACAGATAAGAAGATATTTGCACCAAATGACGACAAGAAAAATGACAAGATTAAGATTGTTACACATCATTGGTCAAATAATCAAATGAAGGGTTTCGACATTTACAACAAGCTTGACGAATGGGTTGGAACAAGAGACGACTTTGAGTTTGTATACATCGGAAGGCAGATGGGCTCTTTCAAGAACACTGTTGTTGTAAAGCCAACATTTGGAAAAGAGCTGGGAGATCGCTTATCAGAGAATCACGTATACGTTTCAGCCTCAAGATGGGATCCGGGTCCGAATCATATTGTTGAAAGCTTAGCATGTGATTTGCCGACTTATGTTCACCACCAAGGCGGCGGAGCAGTAGAGATGGCTGGTAGAGATCACGCTTACAAAACATTTGAAGAGCTAGCTGAGATCCTTGAATCAAAGGCATACACGAAAAACTCGGCAATGGAAGTTAAAAACTGGGACGATGTAGCTGTAGAATACTTTGACATCATAAAGGAAGCATGTGGCAGTTAGGACTATAATTATCGGAGCCGGAAGATGGGCTCAAATTATGCTGAAGAATGCAATCGATTCTGATGGTGTAGAAGTGGTCTGTATTGCATCCAGAAGCCCCCAGAAAAGCTTTTTAAGCGGTATCCGATGGGTAACAATGGAAGAATTAGAAAAAGCAGATTTTGATGCTGCAATCATCGCAGTTCCTATCGATCAACTATCATGTGTTGCAAGAAAAATGCTTCAAAATGGCAAACATGTTCTTCTTGAAAAGCCAGGCGCGCAAAGTTCCGAAGAGTTAATCTCACTCTATGAGTTAGCTCGTAAAAAAGAGCTGACTTTGACAATCAACTATCATAGAGGACTTGATAAGGATTCAAGTAAGATAGCTGATTTCTGTCGTAAACTTAAAGCACCTAAGAAGTTTAAGATCCACCATCAATGGACTAAACAGAAGACAAGAGGAAATATTGTTGACAATCTACTCTGTCACGATATTTCAAAGACAATATCTTTGTTAAGAAGCATCAGTATATCAGAACGCATAACAGTTAGCGATATCAATGCTCAAAACACAAAGGGTCCTCATGCTGACGTTTTAACTCTATCAATGAAAATATGCGGTATTTTTTTTGGTGATAGCGATTCTAAAGATGTAGAATATACTGCACACATAACATTAATCAAAAAAGATACTGAAAACATCAACAAGTATATGACTAGCTATTTTATTGATGATTGCAAAATCAATTATCAAGGCGGAGTTGATTCAACAAATACGGTCGCAATCATGATAGACAACTTTTCAAGCGAGATTCAAAGCAAAAGCCTGACCGATCCGATAGTACCGATCATTACTAGACAATTTTTAGATCAAATTAAGGAAGCATTATGAAAATAGCAGTAGTCGGTGCAGGACTCTTTGGTGTAACAACAGCACTAAAATTACAGCAGTTTGGTGATATACACCTATTTGAAAAGTCAGGAGATATTCTTACAGCAGCTTCTCGCGTAAATCAACTTCGACTTCACCGCGGGTATCACTACCCAAGAAGCCCTGAGACTGTTAAAGAACTTCTTGACTCACAAGCTTCATTTCTAGAAGAATACCATGGTGTAGTTCTTAATGATTTTTCACATTATTACTGCATTGCTAAGTCTGGCAGTAAAGTAAGCGGTCCTGAATTCTTGGAATTTTGTCGAAAAAACAATCTAGAGTTTCGAGAAGATGATTATTCATATAACACATGCCCTGTTGACAAGGATAAAATTGAAACAATAGTAAATGCGAAAGAATCGCTCATTGATTTTTGGTCCCTTCGCAACATCTGCCTTAGTCGATTAAATAACAGCAAAGTTAAAGTTCACTATTTAACAGAGTTTCTACCTGAAGATGTTGAGGGTTTTGATTACGTCATTAATTGCACTTATGCAAGTGTCAACAGTATCGTACCAAAGGAACTAAGAAGAAAATACCAGTTTGAAGTATGTGAGAAGATCATCGTAAAGCCACCTCCGGATCTTAAGAATAAGAGTATTGTGGTGATGGACGGACCCTTTATGTGTTTTGATCCTCTCGGGAATACCGGCTTGTCTCTTATGGGCAATGTCGTCCATGCAATCAGAAGTTCAAATGTAGGCATGTTTCCGTCAATCCCCAAAGACCTCAGCTCTGTGCTCAACTCCGGCCCAATAAGAAACCCACCAAATACCGCTTTCAAAGATTTCATTCAGTCAGCATCAGAGTTTTTTCCAACTGCAGAACGTTGCGAACATATTGCGTCAATGTTTACAGTAAGAGCTGTGTTACCAAATCTCGATAAAACAGATGCACGACCCACTGTAGTATCTCGTATATCTCCTAAGATCATTAACATGTTTTCGGGAAAACTTGATACGTGCGTCAATGCAGCTAATCAAGTCGTCAAAATAATAAACCAGGATCAATCAAAATGATTATTCACTTTTCAAATGTCAATTTTAACTCACGTTCAGGACCTAACTCATTTGCATATAGGCTAGGGCGTGAACTAACAAGAAGAGGCCATAAAATAACAGGCAATCCTGAAGAGTGCGAAGTATTTCTAGCTTTTATAGAAGCTGCATCTCGGCCTCCAGCACACGCAAAATTTATTCAAAGACTTGACGGAATTTGGTTTAAACCTGACGAATTCATTACACATAACGTTGGGATTAAGTGGACATATGATAACGCTGAACAGGTGATTTGGCAGTCTAACTTTGACAGGAACATGTCTGAGCATCATTGGGGTAAAAGGTCTGGGAGGGTAATTAGAAATGGAATTGATGTTAAACCCCAACCTGTTTCTAATTACCCACTAAGCCACATCAAGGGAAGGAAATTCGTATGTTCTGCAAACTGGCACAACCAAAAAAGACTGACAGAAAACCTTTTACTATTTCGTCAAGTACAAGAAGAAGACGATGTGCTTCTCATAATGGGATCTAACGCCACATCTCCGTTAGGTTTCAGAAGTAATGAAATCGTACTAGGTAACATAGATCATGCGTCGTGCCTAGAAATATACAATCAGGCCGACTGGTTCATCCATTTAGCTTGGCTAGATCATTGCCCAAATGTAGTTGTTGAAGCGCTATCACAAGGCTGCCCAGTAATTTGTACTACTGCAGGTGGAACTGATGAACTTGTAAGGGATAGAGGAATACTCGTTCCAGAAACTGAGTATAAGTTCGAACTAGTAGACTATGATAATCCTCCGAAACTTGACTTATCAAACTTTGAACTACGAGATATTCCATCATTTAATACTACCGATCTTGAAATAGGGACAGTAGCAGATCAGAATGAAGAAATGTTTGTACGTTGATTCAAAGCCATCTACAATTAAAGAAAGGATTTTAGAATGAAAATATTCATGCTAGCGCCCAAAGAAAACTGGGTCGTAGATAGGCTTGTATCGGAATTTAATGAAAACAACAAAGACATAATTGTAAGTACACCAGAAGAAGCTGACTTAATCTGGTTACTTGCTGGATGGTGTTGGAATCACATATCTCTCGACCTATTGAAGAAGAAGAAAGTTATTGTCACGATGTGGCATGCTGTTCCCGAAAGGTTCACCAATCATAGTTTAAATGACTTTGCAAAAAGAGATCAGTACGTTGACTTGTATCATGCACCGAGTCTAAAGTCAAAAAAGCAAATTGAAGAAATACAGAATCACTTAGTAGCTAATCCAAAACCTATTAAGCTTATTCTACCCTGGGTCAATCAAGAACTGTGGTTTCCGATTGACAAAAGTTCTGCAAGAAAGAGTCTCGGAATTAAAGAGGACAGGTTTGTAATCGGATCATTCCAGCGGGATACAATGGGACGCAATCTCACTCAGCCCAAGCTTGAAAAAGGACCAGACCTCTTCTGTAATATTGTAGAAAACATAGTTGAGCACACAAATCGCGATGTAGAAGTACTTTTGGGAGCATGGAGACGTCAATATGTTATATCAAGACTCGAATCTAAAGGGATCAAGTATACATTTAACGAAATGCCTCGAGAGAAAACCCTTAATGTAATGTACAACGCTTTAGACTTATACATAGTAGCATCAAGGTACGAGGGTGGACCACAGTCTGTTGTTGAATGTGCTGCATCTAAAACACCTATAGTTTCAACTGATGTTGGAATTGCGTCATCAATTCTGGCTCCTCATAGTATTTTTGGTGATGAATGTATCAAAGACGAATTCATCTATGAGCATGACATTCTTGACACTGTGAGATCTGACGTTGAATATGCGTATGATAAAGTTAGTAAGCTTTTCATGCCTGAATCATTTGACAGCTTTCGCAGTATAATAGAAACAATTGGAGGTGTGAATTGAAAGCTGCTAAGCGCGCACTAATTACAGGTATCGCGGGTCAAGACGGTTCTTATCTTGCAGAGCATCTGCTCGAAATGGGATATGAAGTTCACGGTCTTGTAAGGCACTCGACAACAGAGAGTGAGTATGTCAACATTGAGCACATACTTGACAAGATAACATTGATCCAAGGCGATTTGACAGACTTTAGTCATGTCTGCTCCACCATCCAACGGGTCCGACCACATGAGATTTACAATCTTGCAGCACAATCTCATGTTGGAAAATCATTCGAGATGCCTCACTTTACAGCCGCCGTCACAGCGCAGGGTGCCCTTAACATTCTCGAATCAGTAAGAATATCAAATTTCAATTCAAAAGTGTACCAAGCGTCAACATCAGAGCTGTTTGGAAACTCTATTGAAGTTCCTCAAAATGAAGACACACCGTTTAATCCCAGATCACCTTATGCAGTTAGTAAGCTTTTTGCACATCACATGGTGAAAACCTATAGAGAAGCTTACAACATGTTCGCATGTTCTGGAATACTTTTCAACCATGAATCCCCAAGAAGAGGCGGAGACTTTGTTACTAGAAAAGTCTGTAAAGCAGCAGTAAAAATTGCTAATGGCGACCAACATGTTCTTGAACTCGGAAACCTTGAGGCACGTAGAGACTGGGGGCACGCAAAAGATTTTGTCAGAGGAATGCACATGATGTTGCAACATCATGAACCAAGAGACTTTGTGTTATCAACTGGACAAACAAGATCTGTAAGAGATTTAGTAGAAGTTGCGTTTAAGATTGCAGGTGTTGAAGACTATGAAGATAAGATAATCATAAATCCTAAGTTTTTTAGACCAGCTGAAGTTAATACATTGATAGGAAGCTATACTCTTGCAGAAAAAGAATTAGGATGGAAACCTGAGATCACTTTTGAAGAAATGATCGAAGAAATGATCGAGCTTGAATGGGAGAATTTGTGAAAAACAAAGAAGATACAATAGGTGTAATTGGCCAAGGGTTTGTAGGTGGTAGCCTAGCTACAGTGTTTTTAGAACGTGGTTTTAACGTTTTTGCATTTGATAAAGGAAATAACTATCTAAAGCCTCATAGGCGATACGCTCACCAGCAGTCTGTTCACGAATTAGTTCAAACGCTTGAAAGAGCACAGTCTAAAATCTACTTTGTTTGTGTCCCAACGCCAATGAGAAAAGATGGCTCAGCAGACATAAGAATAGTTGAATCTGTACTTGATGAGCTTTCAGAAATTCCAGGAGATAGGATCGCAGTAGTAAAGTCAACGATACCACCTGGAACAACAAAGATCTGGAATACCAAGTACAGAAGTTCAGGCCTGACAGTTGTCTTTAATCCTGAATTCTTGACAGAGGCAAACGCTATCGACGATATGCGAGAACAGAACAGGATTATTATTGGTGGTCCTCGTCCAGCATCAACAATAGTTAAGCGAGTATTCTCAGCAGCTTTTCCTAATGTCACAATAGTAAAAACAGGTTCAACAGAAGCAGAGTTTGTCAAATACTTCACTAATTGCTTCCTTGCAACTAAGGTATCATTTGCAAATGAAATGAAGCAGATATGTGATGCTATCAACATTGACTATGATAAAGTTGTTGAGTATACACTTCATGATGAGAGGATCGGTGATACACATTTGACAGTACCTGGTCCAGATGGTTCGCTAGGATTCGGCGGTCATTGCGTTCCTGGTGATTCATTAATTTCTGCAATGTACCTATCTTACGTCATACCAGGAAGCAATGGAGCTGATATTACTGATCGTGATATCCATGATGTATATGAAGGTAAGGTTACAATCGAAGCGCTATATGAACTTTTTCATTCAATGCCGCCAAAAGACTACTTTAAAATAAAGAGCGCCAATCCAGGCTGTAAAAGCCTTACCAGGGGCGGGAAGCGAGTATCTGATGTCACTCGCAATGATTTTGAAGGTGAGCTTATTGTATTTGACATCGGACGTCCAGGTGAAAACATACTCTTTAAGTGCACACCTGAACATTTGATGCCTATTAAAAGAGATGGACAACATCTAATTGTCAAAGCTGAGGATGTCCTAGAAACAGACACATTATTTACAGTTGAGAGTACGGCTCCAAAATTCACTTTGATTTCATCATGACGTTTATAAAGTATGATGCAAGTGGTACTCGTTTAAGAAGAAGACAGGCGAAACTGTCAAAGTGCAAGGAACGTGGGAGCTCGCATTTGCAACGTGGCTAGATAAACAAGAAATAAACTTTATTGCCCATAGAGGTACAATTAAATACTTCGATGGGACTAAAAAGCGAGCTTACTTCCCCGACTTTTACCTTACAGATTGGAATGCGTACGTTGAAGTCAAAAACAAATACCACTTTAGCATCCAGCGTAAAAAGTTCGACCAGATAACACGAGACAATCCTGAAATCAACTTGATTATGTTGTTCAAGGATGACTTACAAAAACTAGGTGTACTAATATGAGTCACAATATGACAGAAAATGTAAAGAAATTCAAACAGGTCGCTAGAGAGTCAGATAGACGATTTGAACCTCAGAACGCAGGGCCTATTAGCGAAACCAAAATCAAAAGTATTACGAGGGAAAAGTTTTCAGGCCAAGTCTACAATCTTGAACTAGTTTCTCAATCGCATACTGAAGATGATCTATTCTGGGTTGAAGAAAATTCTTGCGTCGTGACTCACAATTGTTTTCCAAAAGACGTCAATGCAATGATTTCTCTTGCTAAATCTCTTGATGTACAACCTCTTGTCTTACATGCAGTCAATAAAAAGAATGATGAAGTTAGGCCATTCGAAGAAAGAGATTGGTTAAGTATGACAGGTCGAGCAGTGTCAGAAGACTAAAACGCAGTATAAAGGAAGAAGCAACAGATGAAATACTTAGTGACAGGTGGAAAGGGATTTATTGGATCCCACCTAACAGAGGCACTTGCAAAAGATGGGCATGAAGTCATCGTTATAGACGATGAAAGCGCGCCTGAAAATGGTGAGTTCTTTGAATTTACAAAACTAAAGAAGGTCAAGTATGTCAACAAAGATATATCTGATCCATCTACAGTAAAGCTATACAAGGGTGTTGATGTTGTATTTCACTTGGCGGCACGTTCAAGAATTCAGCCTGCATTCAATGAAGCACGTCATACATTTGAAAACAATGTTATAGGCACTCAATGTGTCTTAGAAGCTGCCGTTAAGCACGGAGTAAAGCGTGTTGTATATGCCGGTAGCTCTTCTTTTTATGGGCAACAGAATGCACCACATAGAGAAAATATGACATCAGACTGTCTTAACCCGTACTCTCTTTCTAAATATCAAGGAGAGCAAGTTTGTAAGCTATATTCTAGAATGCATGGAATTGAAACTGTCGTATTGAGATACTTTAATGTCTATGGTCCTCGTGAACCATTAAAGGGGAGGTACGCACCTGTCATTGGCATATTTAAGCGCCAAAAAGAAGCAGGCGAGCCACTAACTATCGTCGGTGACGGAGAGCAAAGACGCGATTTTACTTATGTCGACGATGTTGTCTCGGCAAACATAGTAGCTTCATCTAAGAGTACAGCAGATGTCTTTAAGAAAGACATACCACACCAAGTAGTTAATGTCGGCACAGGAATGAATTACTCTGTAAATCAGATAGCTGACATGATTAGTGATAACCAAGTAAATGTTCCCGAGCGACCAGGTGAGGCTCAAGAGACACGAGCAGACAATACAAAGGGAAAATTAATGCTCGGCTGGGCACCAAAGTTCAAGCTTGTAGATATGATCTTAAAGTATTAAAAAATCTGACACAAAGTAGTATAATAAGGGTATGACTAATCAAAAAGAACTTACCCTACCTACTGGAAAGGGTCACATATCATTTTCTGAGCTTAAGACTTGGATTGAATGTGGGTGGGCACACAAGCTTATCCACATTGACAAACTTTCTGACTTTGAAGACAGCATATACTCTGACTTTGGAAAAGCAATTCACACAGCTTGTGAAGGCTACCTACAAACACGAAAGATGGACACGGCGTCAGCACTATCTGAAATCAAAACTTTTTGGGAAGAGCGCGGCTACCCAGACGTAGATAATTGGCCAGAGTATAAGTCTGCAGTTCCTGTTCTTCAATATTGGCTAGACACAGCAGAAAATATGTTAGCTAGTGTTCCATCATTTATGGAAGAACAATATCCCGGCTGGGAAGTAGTCGCAGTAGAAGAAAGGTTTAGAGAACCTTTCCTTGACACTGGATTTTACTTCAAGGGTTTCATCGACGCAATCATTAAAGTTGAGAAGAAAGGAAAGACTAAGTATTACATTATTGACTGGAAAACTGCCGGAAATGGTGGATGGCACCCACAGAAGCGACGTGACAACAATGTCAGAATGCAATTAGTGCTCTATAAGTATTTTTGGGCGCAAAAGCATAAGATTGATTACAAATCTATTCAATGTGCCTTCGTGCTTCTTAAGCGAAACAACCCGGACATGACAAAGAAGTCAAGCGGCAACAGATGTTCTATTCTCAAAGTATCAGCGGGCCCAGTCACTATTGAGAGAGCTGTCAAGAAAGTAAAGAGCATGTTCACTCTTGTCAACAGAAGGATGCACCTTAAGAATAGATACAGCTGCAAATTCTGTGAGTTCTTTGAAACAGAACACTGCAAATTGATTTGATTAACTTTCTCAGCAATGGCTGGTATGATTGACTAAGCTTTTTGTGAGGAAACATGTCAGAAAAGAAAAAGATTTTGATGATCTCTGACCACGCACTATCAACGTCAGGCGTAGGTACACAGAGTAGACACTTAATCAACGGACTAATCAAGAAAGGTGACTGGACATTTAGGCAGCTCGGTGCAGCAATTAAGCATCAAGACTATAATGTCACCGTCGTAAATCCAGACTTTATCATCAAACCAATTGATGGATTTGGAAGTCCGGATATGCTTCGCTTAATTCTTGCTCAAGAAAAACCCGACGCACTTTTTATCTTCACAGATCCAAGGTTCTTCATATGGTTGTTTGAAATGGAAGACGAGATACATCAGATTTGCCCAATAGTCTGGTGGCATGTCTGGGATAATAGGCCTACACCAATCTTCAACAATCCTTTGTATGATGCAACAGATCTTATCAACTGTCATTCACATCTTACATTCGAGATGGTTTCAGAGAACTTTCCAGAAAAGACAAACTTTATACCACACTCTTTGCCAGAAGAATTGTTTTTTAAACTTGAAGACGACGCAATCAAGACACTCAAACCACAGATTCTAGGTCCAGATCGCAAAGATCATTTCGTTGCTCTCTGGATTAATAGAAACGCGAAGCGGAAGCGCCCAAACGATGTTATTGCATCTTGGGCAAAATTCCTTGACAGACTTGAAGAAAAACATGGTCATAGAAATGCATCTCTCATTATGCACACAGATCCTACTGATTCTGAGGGTCCTAATCTTTTTGCGACCGCTGAAGCATTCGGCGTTGTCCCTAACATTATCTTCTCGCGAGATAGATTGAACTTTGAAAAAATAAATGTTCTTCACAACATTGCTGACTGCTATGTAAATATTTCTTTTGCAGAAGGTTTTGGTCTTGGTACCCTTGAGGCTATGCAAACTGGAACACCCATCATTGCTGTAAAGACCGGTGGTTTGACACGACAAGTTGTGGATCACAGAGATGGTTCTGAGAACGGAGTCGCTCTACCCGTTGAAACAAAATCACTAGTCGGATCCCAACAAGTACCTTACATTTACGAAGACTACGTTACTATAGAGACAGTAGCTGAGGGGTTCTTAAAAATGTACAGCTTTGGACCAGAAGGTCGAAAAGAGCTAGGCAAGAAGTGCATAGATTATGTAAAGTCTGAGTTTAATCATCAAGACACAATTGATAAGTGGGATGAAACTCTCAAAGACACAATCAAGAACTGGAAAGAAAACTACACAAGATGGTCTTGCACAAAGATCGAGGGGAAATAATATGAAGACAGTTATTCTTCGTGCACCGCTACTATCAGCTAGTGGATATGGCGTCCACTCCAGACAAATATTTCGATGGCTTTCAAATCGAAATGACATTAAGCTAATAACACAGATCGTTCCGTGGGGAAGAACTTCCTGGTATTTAGATCCTGACGTTGAGAAAGGGCTAATTGGAAAAATTATGGCGTGTTCCACGTCAATTAGTGTTCAACATCATGCTGACGTATCAGTCCAGGTTTTGTTACCTAATGAGTGGGATCCCGCATTGGCAAAGACGAACATCGGCGTATCAGCTTTTGTAGAGACAGATAAATGTAATCCAGAGTGGTTAGCATGCTGTAATTCGATGAATCACGTAGTTGTTCCATCAAGCCATGTCAAAGAAACAATTGAAAGAACAGGAAAGACAAGTACAAAAGTCTCTGTTATTCATGAATCGTTTTTTGAAGATGTATTTGATGAAGACACATCATCTCTTGATCTTGAGCTTAGTACTAGCTTTAATTTTCTAATGGTCGGCCAAATTACAGGTAACGATAGCAATAGCGATAGAAAGAATACTTTCGGAACCCTGAAGTGGCTCTGTGATGCTTTTCATAACGATCCTAATGTAGGTATCATATTGAAAACAAATAGCAGCAGAAACACTTCTATTGATAGAAAGAACACACAGGTAATGTTAAATCGATTCTTACAAGAGAACAGAAAAGGACAGTATCCTGCTGTGTATTTACTGCACGGCAATATGACAACATCAGAGATGGTTGGTCTCTATAGAAGAGACGATGTAAAAGCTCTAGTCAATCTAACAAGGGGCGAAGGCTTCGGTCTACCAATTCTAGAAGCCGCCGCTTCAGGTTTGCCAGTCGTAGCAACAAACTGGTCTGGACATCTAGATTTTATGAATCTAGGTAAGTTCATAAAAATTAACTACTCTATGATACCGATTCCAAAAGAAAGAGTTGACAATCAAACTTTTCTTCCCAATACTAGCTGGTCACAGCCAAACGAGAAAGATTTTAAGAAAAAAATCAAAAAGTTTAGAAATGGCTCTGAAGCACCAGCTGATTGGGCTAAAGAATTAAGTGTGAAGATACAGAAAGAGTTTAGTCAGGCTTCAGTTGAAGAAAAGTATAACAAAGAACTAGATGGATATTTTAAGTGATTCAAATACCAACACTGTGGTTCGCAGCCTTGATTTCTATGACAATTTCTCTTGCTGTGCTTCTATTAGCTTCTTTGTTAATTAACTACAAGTGGGGCTTAGTAATCCTGGACGTCCAATCAGCGATCGAAGCCTCTCTTGATATTTTTGATGAAAGGTATGATTCCCTGTCTAAACTACTTGAAAAAGACATATTTTTCGATAGTCCTGAAGTCCGGCGGGCGATCGAGGACATAAGTATGGCTAGAGATGCAATACTCTATGTTGCTAATTCAATGACAGCAGCTATAGATACGACAGCAATTGAAGAACAGGGGGAGTAGATGGCAGTCAAGAAGAAACGAACTATTAGAAGGAAAAAGACAAAGCGAAATATGTATTTCAATCTTGATACACAGGCAGCGATTATTCAATATCAAGATACTGAATCAGATCGTGAAAAAGAAGTCTTGTACAAGAAAGATATCCTTCCTGCTTTTGATAAATTGGCAGAGAACTTAATCTTTATGCACGGTTTTAATAAGTCTTTCGACTCATTTGAAACACTAAAGAATGACTGTGTCTCTTTCCTCTATGAGACGATATACAAATGGAAGCCTGAAAGAGGGACTAAGGCATTCTCTTATTTTAACGTCGTTGCTAGGAACTGGTTGATAATTCAATCAAAGAAAAAGTCAAAGAGAAACAGACGCCACATCAGTATGGACGATCAAGAATCTCTCAGTATAGATCAGAAGTCAGAGATTGCAAGTTACAAGGTTGTTCCGCCACCAGATGCTGTAATGATCGAAAAAGAAAGGACCGATGAGATTGTCAAGCTCCTTAAAGAGATAAAACTCAGAACATCAAATGAAAATGAGCTTCTTTGCATTAACGCTGTTATCAAGATATTCGATCACATTAACAATCTTGAGTTCTTGAACAAAAGAGCGATCTTCGTATACATCAGAGATCTATCAGGACTTAATCCTAAGCAGCTATCTGTTGCAATGTCACAGATTAGAAAACATTATCGTGAACTTTCGAGGTCAGACGACTTTGGGATCTTCTAGACTGTGATACCTATTACGAAGGGTGAAGACATAAAATGAGCAAGGACAAAAAAGAAGTTTTGAGAAAAGGAATTGGCGATCTTGAAAAGGTAAAACAAGATAAAATCGGAGAGTTCAAAGAGCTTCTAACATCACTTGAAACGCTACAAGACAAAAAGAAAATGCTGTGGATGCATATTTACGAAAATGCTGTAGACGACAGAATGCATGCATATATACTGTTTACTGATCTATTTATTGAGACAAAGTCAAAAGCTGCTGAGCACCAGTTAAATGGTCCAATTCTTGCAAAGTATGTTGAGAGAATGTCAAGGGCTAATGATCAACTCATTAAGCTTGCCGAGTTAGTTCAAAAAGCGCAAGACGAGGAAGAGAAGGGAGCTGATGCAGATTCAATATTCGCTCAGATCCAAGAAGGCTAATAAATATGAGTACTGGTAAAGGAATTAATGTATCACGAAGAATAACAGCACCGGCGAGCACTGGTGTTCAAGCTGAAATCGGCTCTTTAAGAACTGGAGGTACACCCGGAACATTTCTTAGAGCAGTAGTTGTCAGATATCTTCACGATCCCAAACAACTAACGCCAGAAGATCTTAAAGAGATTGAAGAGCTTGTCTTGAATCCATCATACCTGCTCTCTGCACCAAGAAATTCTGTTGTTATTAGGGTTGTCACAGGCAACCAGGATAATAGAGGCGGAGAACCTATTGTAGCATACCCGTTTTTGCCTTCTCACATGTGCTTTCCTGCAAAGGCAGGCGAACAAGTATGGATTGCATATGAAAATCCAGGGGAAGGTGGAAGCCTTCCGTACTGGCTATGGAAAACTAGTGAGCCTGATCATGTTGAAGATGCAAACTATACACATGCAGATAGAAAATTTGTTTCAAAGATTGTAAGATCTACACTTGACAAAACAAATGAGTCTGACAGTAAAGTGCCAGGGTTCCCCAACGGTGCTGGAACAAAAAACTCTAAGACATTGTCTGACGAAAAAGGCTATGAAAATATTGTAAATAGCGATCCGTCGTTCTCGAGTTTTAGTGCTGAATCTGTTCCAAGATTTACAAAGAGACCTGGAGATCTTGTCATTCAAGGATCAAACAATTCATTGATCGTCTTGACAGATGACAGAGAAGGACCAGTCCAATCAGAAAACACAAAAGATAAGTCGGGAACAATCGATGCAGTTGTTGGTCGTGGTCGTTTTCCGAAAGGTCCAGGAGAGGTTCCAGAAAATACTCAACAACCAACCGTTGAAAATACTCGTGGCTACGTAGAAACAGACAAGAATACAGCAGAGTCAGGAAACACGCCTAATCCAAATGAAGGTGATCCGAATTACATAAGTGATGCTTCACGTGTGTATTTGTCGATGAAGACTGACGTAGACGGAAGGTTCCCATATGAGATAGCAGATGGAATCGGCTCTACTATTGATGAAAAAGTAGACACAGCTGCAGCAGTCATGAAGTCCGATGAAGTTAGAATAATTGCCAGAAAAGATGATGAAAACAATATCAACGGAAGTATAAGAATCATCAAAGAAGGAACATCAGGAGAAGACAGAGCGGCTATTTACCTTCTTCATGATGGTGCAGTTGAAATAGATGCAGAAGTTATTTATATGGGAAGGCCCGGAGGTAGTGGACCAGGTCCTAAAGGTACCGAACCTTACATCAAATTTAGCGAATACAAAGATCAAATGAACGAGCTAATTGATATTACGACTGATCTTTATACTACATTGATTACACAGTTTGGTCTGCCTGTAGCTGCACCAGGAACCCCAGCACCTGGACTTGTTGGATCAATCCCGTCTTTGACACAAAAAATAGCAAAACTTAACGCGCTTTCTGCACGACTAGATCAAGCACAATCAAAAAAGATATTCGGAGAGTAAAATGTCACTAGACTCTAAAAAGTTAGAAAATGATCTTGTACAAGCTTTTATCAAAGTGTTTTCATCTGACAAGATACCAGAATCAGCTAGAAAAGAATCCGAAGAGAAGTATACAGAATTAGCAAAAGAGCTTAAGAAAGCTATTGAAGCATATGTAAAATCGGGCACAGTCAAAACTAAGGTAACGTCCACATCAAGTAGGCCTTTGTCAAATGGTAGAGTGACGGGAACCGGAAACATTACATGATTTCGGAGGAAAAGCCTACTTAGCTCTAGGGGAACTAAATGGCAAGAACAATTACATATCCCAATTCATCTGATGGGGTGACTACAATTGAATCTCGTCCTAAGACTTATAGCTTTAAGAGTGTAGGTGTTCTGTCAACAGATCGAACTTTTAAACAAAAAGTAAACGAATCTCCGATCGGCCTTAAAACTCCATTGAGACTTGGTGAGAAGAATGATGGCATTTTCGCTATGCACTTTAGTCTTGGTGATCAAATCCAAGACAACCTCAGAAACTTACTTTTAACAAATTGGGGTGAGAGAGTCGGTTTCTATGACTTTGGTGCAAATCTTAAACCTCTGACAATTGAGCTTACATCTGACGAGTTTGACAGTGAAGTAATGACTCGGATAAAATCTGCAACAAGCAAATGGATGTCTTACATTGAACTCAAAGACTTTCAAAAGACAATTGTTGGACGCGTACAAGAAAGTAATGTAACAGAGATTAGGCTTCTCATTACATACGACGTACCTAAAATATCGCTAAACAGCAAGGCCCTTGAGCTTTCTCTCTTCTTTGCCGGATAAAAACTATGACCTTTGACATTAAAAAGAAACTTCGCACAAAAAGAAGCAGAACTTATCTTAACAAAGATTTTGACGGCTTCAGAAGTGATCTGTCTAGATACACTAAGACATTTTTCCCAGATAGGATCAAAGACTTCTCAGAGGCTTCTCTAGGAGGTCTACTTTTAGATCTTGCTGCTTATGTTGGTGATGTAAACTCATTCTATCTTGATCACCAGTTTAATGAACTTAATGTTGAAAGTGCAGTAGAAACAAAAAACATTGAAAGATTGATTAGAGCTGCAGGAGTCAAAATAGAAGGTGCGCCTCCTGCGGTTGTACTAATCAAAGTAGCAATTGAAGTCCCTGCAGAGTTATCATCTGGTAACTACCAGCCCCAGTCCTCTGCACTGCCGAAAATACTACAGGGATCAGTTTCTAGATCGAACAGTGGTGTATTGTTCGAAATACTGTCTGACATTGACTTTGGTGAACAAGACGAAACAACAGGTCTTCTCACGTCAGATGTTATAATCGCATCAACTGACTCAAGCGGAGTCCCAACGTCTTATGTGCTTGTAAGGACAGTTTTAGCAGTGTCAGGTTCTACAGCGACTCAGACATTTAGAATTCCTGATTCACTAGTCAGATTTAGAAAGTTAACACTGTCACAAGAAAATGTTACACAGATTATTAGTGTTAAAGACTCTGACAACAATGAGTACTATGAAGTCGAAGCGCTTACACAAGATACAGTGTTTAGAGGTATTACTAATCTTGATGAGGACGGCGAGCTCGTAAAAGAAAATCTCGAAGTAGTCCCTGCACCGTATAGGTACGTCAAAAGTACAAGTTTACAGACAGGACTTACAACAGTTCAGTTTGGCGGCGGCCGCGCTGATTCCCTAGATGACGATATTATTCCTGATCCAAGTGACTTGGCAGTTCCGCTTTATGGAAAAAATAACTTTTCAAGGTTTGCAATAGATCCTAACAGTCTTCTTCGAACGCAGACTTTGGGAATTGCACCCGTTAATACTACACTTACAATTCAGTATAGACATGGTGGCGGGCTTTCTCACAATGTTGCTGCAGGAACAATAAGAACACTTGATAAGCTGATTATAAGTTTTCCAGGAATGCCGTCTAGCACCGTAGCATCGCAGGTAAGAGCGTCTATAGACATTAGGAATGACTCTGTAGCAAGAGGAGGAGACGACGCTCTAACTCTTGATGAACTAAGATCAAAAATACCAGCAGCAAGAAATGCACAATCAAGGATTGTCACACGAGAAGATCTATTGGCACGTGTGTATACAATGCCATCTAGTTTTGGTCGAGTTTTTAGAGCTGGCGTAAGATCTAATCCAAACAATCCACTGTCTACGCAGCTATTCATAACAAGCAGGGATAGACAGAAGAAACTTGTGACTTCTCCTGACACACTTAAGAAGAATCTAAGAACTTATCTAAACCAGTTCCGTCTTATCTCTGATGCAATTGACATTCTTGATGCTCAAGTAATAAACACAAAGGTGACATTTCAAGTTGCAGTTGAACCAAATACAAACAAGAGATTGGCAGTTCAAAACGTAATCTCTGATCTTAAGGAGTACTTTAACATCAAGCACTTCCAGATAGATCAGCCAATATCAACTGCAGATATTACAAACATCATCATCAATACACCAGGTGTCATATCAATTATCAATCTAAAAATTACTGGGATTAGTGGAAACGTACTTGAGAGGGCTTACTCAAACTCTGCGTTTAATGTTAGTTCAAATACATTCAAGGGACTCATAATTGGGCCACCAGGTTCAATATTTGAAGTAAGATATCCAGACTTTGACATTATCGGAAGCGCAGTCTAAAGGGCACAAAAATGTATAGAATTTTAACAGCAAGCAAAGACACATACATTACAAACAAAATTGTTGACAGTTCTTTCCGTGCTACTGATGGCAACGTCGGTAGGGCAGGAACTATCGATTTGTTCAAACTATACGATGAGTCTTACATTAGTGGTTCTACAGAGCCTATTGAACTATCGAGGGCACTAATCAAATTTGATCTCGATCCTATTAGAGCAATGACTGCATCAAATCTTAATCTTAATGATCCGAGCCTTAGGTGTTTTATAAAGTTGTCTGATGTGTATGGTGGGCAAAGTGTTCCGACAAACTTTAAACTTATCTTATTTCCTCTATCACAGTCTTTTGATGAAGGATTCGGGCGGGATTTAAGCAAGTACCAAGACCTAGACACTGCAAATTTTTTAACAGCGTCAGGTCAGTCTGTGATCTCTCTCTGGAATCAAGAAGGCGCTGATAAACAAGGTCTACTCGGATCAAGTGATATTGACATCATATCAAGTGGAGTCCTCGATGCAGGTGTAGGTATTCAAAACTTGTGGGCAGAGCAGCTCTTCTCTAGCGGAGAAGAAGATCTCTACATGGACGTTACAACGATAGTGTCTGCAACAGTTGCAAATCTAATTCCAGATTGCGGCTTCAGAATATCATTCTCAGGTTCACAAGAGACTGATAATAGAACAAGGTTCGTAAAGAGGTTTATAACAAGGCACTCGACAAATAAACGAAAGACGCCTCGTATTATTGTCACTTTTGATGACAACGTTCAAGATAATCATGAAAACTTTGTATTTGACACGTCAGGTTCACTTTTTCTGAACAATACTCCTCGCGGTTCTTACGCAAATATTGTGTCAGGTTCGCAAGGGACTCAAATCACAGGAAGTGAAAGCCTTCAAATCACACTAACATCAGGTTCATTCTCTGAGTCATTTGTTGCCTCACAACACACTATAGCTGGAAATCCAGTTTTAGGCGTATACTCTGCATCATTTGTAATACAATCTAACAATGCATTGCTTAAAACTGAGATACAGAATGCAGGATCAGCAACATTCACAGAAGTGTGGGGCTCGCTCGATGGAACAGTCCCATTCTGGTCAAGTACACTTGTCATAAAATCACCCAACAGAACTAGTTTTGACGTCGAACAGAAACGATACTCGATGAACATTACTAATATACACTCTGTCTACGGAAGTTCAGAAAAATCAAGGTTTAGAGTCCACGCACAAGATGAGTCACACTTTACTGACTTTAAGTTCTCTAAGCTTCCGTTTGAAAAGAAGAGTGAAATCATACCCTTCATGTATTATTCTATAAGGGATGCAAATACAGGAGACGTAATTATACCCTTTGATAGAACGAGAAATACGACCAGATTATCCACAGACAGCAGGGGAATGTACTTTGACCTGTATATGGATAGCTTCGCACCTGGTGCGGTATACGCGGTAGACCTTTTAGTAGTAGAGTCTAACGTTGAACAGATTTACAAGGCCGTCGGCGGAAGATTTAAGGTTGAGAAATAATGTCAAAGATCACACCGAATAATAATCTTAATAATTTCAAAAAGCCAAAACTGTTCTCGTCAGCATTTTCTCGTAGAGTTTTAAACACAGAAGGTGAAGTAAGAGAGGTTGTAGGCAACTCGCTATCTGACTCAAATATCCAGAATACATCATCTTTTAGATACGATCCTCCTGGTGTAGGTCTAAAGTCAACACAACAGATTAACCTTGATTGGTCAAAATTTGAAAATCACACATTCTTTAATAGTGCTGAGGCGAAAGTAAACGTAGCATTTGATAGAATAATCAATGAATTCCCATTCGATGGAACACGTGAAGAAACAGAATCATTCTTTGACGATTTAACAGGTTTTGAAAAATGGGTTTACGATAATTTTCCCAAGAATCTTGGTCAGCTCTTATTTCTAAGTGCATCGTCAACTTACATTCCAGTAAATGATTTTGCTGGATCTGAAAGCCCTTCATTCTCAAAAAATAAAACGGGAGAAAAGACAATAGATCCTGGCCTTAAGTCATTTACTCTAGAAAGTCAAATATATCAAATGCCGAGAGAAAACAACACAGAGGTTCTCTTTCAATACTTGACCGAAGACACACAACAAGCAGGGTTTACAGTTTATCAGCAAGATACAGCATCAACGGAGTCCTATGACATCCACTTCGTAGTTACGTCCGGAACCCTCGCACTTTCAGCATCAACAACATTGTCAAAGAGCGATTGGGAACATGTTACATTTACATTCGATAGAACACCTGGCGTAAACAGACTTAAGATATTCAGAGACTCAGTTCTCGTTGCTACATCTTCTAAACAGGCTGAGATTGGATCTTTCGGATTTACATCCGAGAAGTTTCTTATTGGATCAGGATCGTCTCATGTCTACCCATCTGGAACAATGACGCCAAACAACACTTGGGATGGTGTGATTGATGAGCTAAGAGTGTATCACAAAGTCTTGACAGAAGATACACAGCTTAAGTTTGCTAATAAGAATGTCTACCAAGATGACAAACTTAAGTTGTATTTCAAATTCAATGAACCATCTGGAACTTTAGGCAATCTTGACAACTTAGTCTTAGATAGTTCTGGTAATTCTCTTCATAGTAGAATACAAGGATTTACGTCGCTAAACAGAGCGACTGGTAGTTACTCGTTTGGTAATCCACTGTTACAAGAGAATAGAAGTCTCAACCCTGTGCTTTTTTCAACAAAGAGAGAGGTTGTACTATTTAATGCAGTGCTATTGACATCAGCAAGTCTATACGATCAAAAAAACCCGAACATGATTACAAGGCTTGTCCCTCAACACTACTTTGCTGAAGGACAACAATTTGATGGACTTAATAGTGAAGAAGGAACAATCGGAGATCAGTATACAGGAGGAAATGTCCCAGGATCAGGCGAACTTGGAAGTCCTCAACTCCTCTCTGCCTTCTTGTTTGTTTGGGCAAAATACTTTGACGAAATGAAGCTCTACATCGACCAACTGTCAAATGTCTTACATGTAGACTATGATGTTAACGACACTGTAGCAGATCAATTCTTACCAATGATCTTTAAATATCACGGTATAGAAGCACCAGGTTTCTTTAACAATTCAAATGTTGATCAATTTATTGATGGTGAAAACATCGGCAATAGCTTTGACATCTCTGAAAACAGTCTGAAATCCGTTCAGAATCAGATTTGGCGAAGAATACTTGTCAATATGGGAGACATCGTTAAGTCAAAAGGCACGCTTCACTCTATCAAGTCGCTAATTAGATCTGTCGGAATTAACCCAGATACGACTCTTAGAATAAGAGAATTTGGTGGACCGAAAGAAGGAAATCTTAAGACGCTGCGACTTGACAGGACAGAAGTTTCGACCATGATAGACATGTCAGGAACTCTATCGACTGATACATCAACGTTTGACACATCGGGTGTGCCTAACAACAAACCGTTTCTGAAGTCTGCCTATCTGTCGGGTTCAAGGATTGAAGCCGGAGTTCCATTAGCTAATGGAACATTTGTGAATAAAGAAAGCTCACCAATTCACGGCATCTCAGATAGTCCTTCAGATGGTCTGATGACGTCTGGTTCGTGGACTTTCGAGTCCCTATACAAATTTGAAAATCTACTGACAGGATCGCACCCAGTAAGTCAAAGCTTGATGAGGCTAAATGTTACAGGAACTCTCGGTGCTATCAACTCAAATGAGATAGCGATTGCTAACCTTGTCGCAATATCTGGGTCAACAAGTGACACATCAAGAATTGTATTCTACACACGACCTGTATCAGGTACAAATGCAGAGCTTATTAGTCTACCTCTAACAGGCGTCAACATTTTTGATGGCTCTGTATGGTCAGTATCTGTAGGCAAAAATCGCAATGATTTAATAGGAAGCAGTGTTTCTTCATCATTCTTTATTAGAGCAGGTAAACAGAATTTTGGTGAACTCGAGAAGACATACACAACATCGTCTTTCTATTTTACAGACCCAGACAACTTATACTCAAATGCTTTAGCGACCGTAAACGATAGTGGTTCCTTCATAACAATAGGTTCACAGAGCCTATCAAGATCGATAGATCCTGGATTATATCTAAATGCTCAGGGTTTGACAAATGAGACACTTGAGACTAGATTTAGTGGTAAAGTTAGCCAGATAAGGTTCTGGTCAAAAGGCCTTACGTCAGATGAATGGAAAGAACACGTAAGGAATTTTAAGTCTATAGGTGTTAAAACGCCCAAGGTTAACTTCAATTTCAACACACAAACCTCTGGGGCCTTCCAGAGATTACGTTTAGATGCAACAACAGATCAACCGATAACTGAATCTAATGCATCGGGAGTTGTTACGCTCACAGACTTTACTCAGAACAATCTTACGTTTGTAGGTACAGGTTTTGAGCCAAGCAAAAAAGTAATCAAACCTGAGACATTTAGGTTTAGTACACTTTCCACTAAGTTCGATGAAGCTGCAACAAACAATAAAGTTAGAGTGCGCGGGTTTTTGCAACAAGAAAACATAGATCAATTTGACACAGCCACAGCACCTGTGTATCAAATTACTCCCAGTGAGTCACCTCAAGATGATACAAGATTTACAATTGATTTCTCAATAGTTGATGCCCTAAACGAAGACATAGTTAAAATATTTGAATCATTTGACTTCTTTGAGTCTGCAATAGGAAACCCTGAATTAAGGTACTCAGAAGATTATCCTGATCTTGAATCTATGCGTGAGATTTACTTTAATAGACTGACTGACAAGGTCAACCTTAAAGGTTTCTTTGAGTTCTTTAAGTGGTTCGACGGCTCTATTGGAATGTTTATTGAGCAACTGCTACCGAGAAAGACAAACTACTTGGGAACTAACTTTGTGATTGAATCACACATGCTAGAGAGGCCCAAGGTAAGATACATAGAAGAAGAAGTACACTTAAGTGAAGATCTAAGAAGTTCTTTACTCACAACAATAGTAAGCAACGACGGCGGCAGTTTTTCTGACTGAGTATCAAAAAACTGCCTATGTTTACAATAGAGGTTTAGCATGGCAGTGACAGGATCCAATTATCTACAAGTTCGTCAGTTCTATCAAGGTGTCAATTCATCTAAAAGAGTTGCACGAGGCTCACTACCTGTTCTTGGTCCTGAACTTGATAGTTCTTTTCTGTCACAAAGTGCTTTTGGACAACCAAAAACATATTCTGATAACTTAGGGTTTCAAGATTTAGCTGATTACGATGCTGTATCCTATATCAATGACGTCAATGGCGATCAAATGTTCCCTGCGATTCTCGGAAACCTAAATATCAGAGATCCAGAATCTTTAGACGGAATAATAGAGCCCCTTACAATTAGAAGTAAAGCAAGCAGAAATTCCATTGATCACCCATATGAAGCGCACGATGTATTTGGTACTTTGATGTCAGGAAACGAAGACACATTTAAAAGAACATCTATTGTCAATCAGTTTTTCGAAATCGAGATGCCTGATACAATTGTTCCGTTTGTAGACTCTGATGAATACATGGGCGATACTATAACAGCAGCTGTTAAAATACCAGGTATCGTATCATCTAACACAGCTATTCTATCTCCGTTTGATGAGCAAAATGAAATTGAGTATGACAAACTAGGTGTAACATTGACAGGTATCGACTTAATTGGAGCAATTGGTGACATGAAGCCGCAGACTGACGATTTACTACCAAACGATCACAGATCTGCAGGCGCTGGGTCAACATATAACAATAATGTCGCAGGTACAGACTCAATAGCATTTGGAGGACTCAAAAAATGAGTGATCGATTTATTAATAATTCACCAAGAGTTCAAATAAGAGACAGGGACAACAAAGGCGAAAAATCTTCTAAGATTAAAAGAACCGGCGATCAAAGGACAGGAACCGGTACGTCAGTCTATGATGATACAAAGTCCATTGTGTTTCAGCAGGAAAACGATATCATCTTTTCACAGATGATTAAATCAGGGTCTGAATACACAGTTGTTTCTTCATCTTATGCAGGCTATCTTTCAGGAACTGGTAATGTTGTCAAGGGAATCTCTGACGAATATGTTATAGACAATCAGACACCGTCGGCAGCACTTTTGCCATTTGATGAAACAAGATTGGTGTCAAGGGGTACTTCCTTTACAGCAGCAATGTTATACAATGGTTCACCATCTGGGTCTGTAGAAAATCAAAATGTAAATCCACCCGTGTCTAATCCTAGTTTCTTTCTAACAGGAACTTCAATACAAATTCTGCCAGGCTTTAGCGATAAATTACTAAGCAAGACGTCATTTGAAATCGACCTCTCAGCACAGAATGAACAGATCTTTGTTAAGCATCCTAAAGATTATATGTCTACACACACAACAGATTATGCTAATAGTCAGTTTTTTGGAAAAGACTATTCTGGGATGGCTTATTTTAACTTTGACAATGGAACGTGGGATCAAATTGGCATTACAGATTATGCAACAGGAAACCCATATGATTTTAGTTGGACTATAACAGGTTCAATAGGAAACACAGAACCAACAAATGGCACAGAGAAGTTTGTCCAACAGTTTGTAAGTGAGACATCATCAAGCTTAGACAGCCTAACAACATTAGCGGAAGTTAAAAACAATTCAAACCTTAGTAAACTTGGATCACCGACTTGTTCTGCATTTGCACCATTTGCCACAAAATATCACGCAACAGCAAGTTCTGCGTATGATATGTCAAGATCGATCAAACAACCATTTCTACTTGAGAAAGTACAAGTCACATTACCGATTACAGCAAGAATAGCCCCTATAACACAGGATGGCTACCCTATGGAGCGAGGACATCATATCTGGAACTGGACATTCTTCGCGTACAGACAAGAAAGAAAAAACCACAACGACGTAGTTGACAGCCTTCAAGATATTTCATCAAGTGATCGATTTATTGTTTTTAGTGGATCAATTTGTTTTTATAAACTCGGCGGCACAGGACTCAATGCACTTACAGAAGATTTTGAACCGCAACATTCACCATCATTTAAGTATGGTTTTGATATTTCAAGAATTAACTATGGTAGTGCTGTAGCAGAAGGCATTTTTACTGGCTCTATTGTTCTCGATCTTGAACCGGCTGTAGCAAATAAATTAATGCTCGGTTCATCTGGAATTGATTGGCGAGAAGGTCCACCCGATAGCGCTAGCGAGTATCCTTCTTACTTTAATTACTGGCCTGGAGGGACAACAACACGAGCTTTTGGTGATATTAGTTTGACAGGAAGAATACCAGAAGTTTCTGCATCAATTGTAAGCAAAGCACCGGTACCAACGTCAGATACTAACTTTAGATACTTTATTAATGAAATTGATCCCACAAGTTACTCAAAAACGACTGATCAGCTTCCTATCGAAAAGTATGATCCAAGAACTCTTTCACCTTTTGGTGCTGGAAATGCAGACAATGATGGATTGGTAATCATAGGCGATGCTGACGAATCTGTCAGTGTACTAGACCCACAGTCAAAAGTTTCACCATACTTATTGTTACCTACAGATGAACTTGTTTTTGGCATTGATACACAAACGTCAATAGTGAATGGAACCGGTGCTTCAACAAATGTTGGATTCCATACAGCTTCTTACATGACAGTTGTACCGGGCAAAGCCTCTGTTAAAATGTTTGGATCATTACTTAGAGAAGGCAAGCAGTATCATAATACTCTAAACCAAGAATTGACTACAGATACAGTTCATGAGTTTATTGGTGAAGAAATTGTCGATGAATACATAATAGCGCCTCGCGAGATGTACTCTGGATCAAACGGAGACGACGTAATGCTAGGAAGTATTTTTGGTGAATTAGACCTTGAGAATACTCAGCCCGATGAACTTCAAGAAGTTTCGCGTGTAAGATATCTTTCAGCAAATAGTCAACCAAAAAACATAGTCCTTAATGGTCGCCCGTTCCAAACAGATCTAATTTTTGCAAACAATGAAGTTTCTGCTAGCAGAAACGATTTGTTTTTTGGAGATCTCGGGCGAGGGCGATCTTTTAGAACTACGATTGCTTCAACTGATGAACGATTCTATGATTCTATGCTGCCAAGCCTTAAGAAATATGGTGCATCCAGTAATGAAACTGTCTTCACACCTACAGGATCTTTTATATTCGATCCAGATCCGAGTCCTGATCCAATATTAAGAGGTACACCTGACGGGTTTGCATTTAGAGGCGATGCAGTGACAGGAACACTAGGCTCGCTAGGTGTCAAAAAAGCCGAACATCCATTTCTTTCCGATCGCGCACTAAATCCCTACCCCTACTCAGATAACCCAGCTCGTTTTAAAAACGAAGAGATGCAACTTGTCATAAGCAGCTCAGTAAACGATTATTATCGTGAAGTAGTAATCAACAGTGCATATATGCTGCGAACACTTCTCTTTGGAAGAGGTTATAGATTGTCAGTTGAAGGTGCCGATCTTTATGACTCAAGAAAACTTCATCACAGTGTGTCAGGATCAACAGGTTACAAATATGGAATAATGAGCGTGTTTCCACAGTACCCTACTACCATCTTCAGACCAGGAAGATACGGACAATTTCGAGACATGCTTGAACAACGAAAAGATAGCAGAGTTTTCAAACAGTCAAAAGGTAAAGACGATGTCTCGACAGTCCAAGGCCTTCTTCAAGCACCGGTCACAGTTAAGTTTGTTCAAAATGGAGAATTAATCGACGGTGGCGGACTTGATGTATTGAGTGGTTCTTCAAATAGAAGCAATGCCGCAACTTCTTCGCTACCATATGTAGATAATGTGTTTAACAACTGGACAAGTGTAATCTAATGGCAGGTATCTTAGATAACAAGAGCAGAATATTTGATACGATCCTGACAACTGAGGGTAGACGGCAGTTAGCTGCAGGATCACTAAAGTTTGAGTTCGCATCTTTTTCTGATGCAAATACTTTTTACGAAGGTGATGTATCCAGCGGCTCAACAGACGCCGGCAAAAGGATATTCTTTGAAGCTACAGCTAATGGAAGAAATCAAGTTACACTTGTCACAAGTGATGATGGAGCGCTTGTACCATACATTGGGCCTGGCAGCTTAAAGATAGTTGGCGACAAGATAATATCTGGCACATCAATAGTAAGTAGTGATGATAATTTTGCGTCAACTGTCGATGGACTATTGGAGTCGTCCATCGACAACTTCCGAAACATGTACTTACTTGGTAGCAAAGATGTCTTCTCAGAAATTGATAGATTTTCTCTGTCAAAACAGTCTGGTTCGTTTCTCATCACAGATGAACTGCCCATAGATACAAGAAGAGGTGTAACGCAAGCATCTGTTAGTAGCATAGAGAGTTTTTATCAAGACAAACGATTGTCCCACATCCCTAACTTTAAATACCTCCCACCAGTAAATAAAGGAAAGACAAAACCGCTCGGAAACTATCCAGTACCAAATCAGCCCGAGATCACGACATTCGATGAACTCTCTTCAGAGCTTGCTAACAAAGAAAAAATTGACATAACATTTCCATCGACATCAGCTGATAACAACCTAGTTATACAGATGTTTGAGGCTTCAAGTGGAAAAGTCATAAAACTTGACATAATTGACTTTGGAGAATTTACTGTCGGAGAAAACGAAAGCAGGACTAAGCAAGTCTACTTTGTGGGAAAAATCTTCAAAGATGAATTTGGCCATTCAACTTTTGTAAACATCTTTGTAATCTCATTTGACTAAGGAAGTAAAGCATGCCAAAATCTACTAAGACACCACCTACAAATTTTGGAAAAAGTACTTCGACTTCAAAGAAAGGAAAGTCAAAGTCAACTAGTAGCAAAAGCACTTTCAAGCCTAAATCTCCTCGACGCGGAAATTCTACTAGTGTCAAGATTAATCATAATAACGTCAAGGTAGTTAGTCAGAACTCAAATGGGTCAGTTGTTCTGTCTATTGAGACTTTAATAGATGAAAACGAAGCAATAAACAGTGATGTAAATACTCTTGAAGTCTCTTTAAGCAAAAGAGGTGAAGATCCTTCAAAAAAGAGTGATAAGTCTGCACCTGATAACGTGCTTAAAAATATCTTGGAAGCTTCGAGTAACGCTGATCTACTCAATAAGAAAGTCGAAAATCAGAGTGTGATCAAGCAAAAGACAGATATTACATCTAAGTTTAACAACACTACAGCTAAGAACAACATCGGCAAAAATTCAAATGAAGGGTTCCAGCAAGAAATTGTAAACCTTTCACCTGACTCTTTAGCATCTTCAATAGAGAATACACCGATATTACAAACACCGACTTTTTCTGGTGTCAATCTCACTGAAGACAGTAAGGACACAAGTGAACTAAGCTTAGATTCAATCTTTATTGGAAATCTCTCGCCGACAAAAGCATCTGATGGACTTATCCCATTCTCACCTGCTGAAGATACACTCGGTGGTATACTTTCACCCATTAAGAAGAAACTCAATGATAATGTTAGTCCAGTTGACAATATTATAAGCAGCAACATTAAAGGATCTTTAAAGGACGTTTTCAAGGCATCAGATATTGGAAAGGGCTCAACACCTTTTCCTTCTCTTAGAAGATCTAAGAGAAAAAATGTTAAAATTGTATCCACAATCACAGTTAGCAGTAAAGATCTAGCAAACATAGGAAACACAGGAATACTAAAAATCGCCGCGCTTGATAAGAAAGGCAACGAAGTTTCATCAGCTGCATGTGCTGTAGACATTGTAGAAAAGATCAACGAAGCAGATTCCCTTAAGTCTCCTTTTGATAGATCAAAAGGGAAACTGCAAGGGCTTGAAAGGATTAAAAGCAACACAGATGACCTAGACTTAAACATAAACTTAAAAAGTAGACTGAATCGTGTTAATAGAGATTCTTCTCCAAGCGACACGCCGACAGATCTTAGTCCAGGCGGCGGCGGAAGTGGTCAACCAAGAACTCTCGAAAGGTACTCTAGGGTGTTCTCACAGTTCGGTCCGATGTCGGATTCAACCTGGAAGATAAGTGAAATGTTAGGCAATCCGACTTCAACCCCTAAAGGTTCAACAACGATCGAAAGGATAATTGGTCAAGGATTTTCACCGACTGCTCCGGACTTTGATGATTTAATAGTGCCCTCTCCATCTCGAAATCTATCTACAGCGAATCCTATTTTAAGAAACACAGTTTCTGAGACAGACAATAGGTTTTTGTCTTTGTCTACTTTTTTAAGAAAGGGTGGAATCGCAATTAGACTTGACAACTTTCAAAGCAGTTACACAGTCGTAGTCGTCAGAAAAGATACAACGCTAAATGAGCAAAAATTCACACCCATAAGTGTTCCAGAACCATACCAGGTTGTCAGTAATAAATCACCTGCAGTTACATTTGTTGACACACAAACCAAGCTAAATCACATCTATGAGTATCGTGCAAAAATATTTACAAGGAGAGGTCGTGAAATTTTTTCAACAGCGTATAGTCTCATTAAGTACGAGCCTCTTGTTCAAAACGCTGTAGATCTGATTGTGTCACAACCTGAAGTGTCAATTAACTCCCGCGGCATTCTTGATGTCAAATTTGACATCAACGTCAAGGTACCCAAGAACAACATATCAGCAACAACTGCACTCCTACAATCTTCAAATTTAAGTACATTTTTTGAGACAGAAATCCGAAATCAAAAAGAAAAGCTTGAAGAAATTACAATTGTCGGCATAGAGCGAATTGACTTGACAAGAGGAGTTACAGAAGATTTCGGGTTCTTTACTGAGACTAACTTTTCTGACTTTGCAAACAGAACATTCAATAATGTCTCGCAGCTTAGATCGCAAACAGAGTATCGATATGTCATCTCTGTCTATAGAAGAAAAATTGATGAAATACTACCCACTACTGTGAGAGAAGTAGTAGATAGCAAGACACAAAAAACTTATGCACTGCAGCCAGCTAAGTGGTTACACCCATCTACTCTGTCAAGAGGAGTGTTAAGAGCTAAGAAGACAATATTAGCTGCTCAAATAGATAGTGAATTCAAGCAAGGATTTACAGGCGTTCAGAAGTTCGTCAATGTTAGTACAAAAACGAGCCTACCTAAGATTACTACTGGAACAGCAACGAAAACTTCTCGTGGAAACGTAGAGCTTAAGTGGATTGTAAAGGGCGATATGAAAAGAATTGATCACTTCGTTGTAATGGGAACACAACTCGGAATGAGATCAATATTAGGAAAAGCCCATGCACTTGTCAACACAAACGTAGTAAGGTTTGAAGATAGAGTACTTAGTAAGTGCGTATGCACAACAACATATTCAGTCTACCCTGTCTACCTTGATTTCTCTAAGGGTCAAGAAATCATTATTGGGTCCGAAGAAACAGATACACAAAGAATTAAGAGAAAGTAATGCCTACTGAGAAACTATTTGAAGTGACAAACAACTCGGTTTCTACACAACCGTCTAGTAAAAACATTGCATCTAGCGATGGCTCTATTACGTTTGATGTAAACGTTGGAAAGAAAGTCAGTTCTTTTAAACAGAAGGTATCACCTGATGCAGATGAAGAAAAGATTGAAATTGACTCTATTGACAGTGTTTCAAAAATATTGCTGGCACATTCTTTAAACGCTAACAAGCCAGAAATCATAGCTATGGTTGACTTTTTAGCAACTAATCACAGAAGCGAAAAGACACCTGCATCAAGATTATTAGACACTCAATTCATGGCAAGGTCACTTAAGACTGATGATGTATCATCTTTAATCTCTGATCTGTCAAGTGATCCAATTGCATCAATTGCATTGACAAAAGCAACCGATGCATACAACAGCCTGACAAAAGACACTAAGAGAGATCTCAAACTTTTCTCCGTTATATACCAGAACCTAGCTTCTGCAAAAAAGACCCTCGACATCAAAGACAATACAAATCAAATTGCTGCATCTGTTTCTAAACTAAGAAACTCAAGAGGCAGATCAAAAACTAACAGCACAATACAACCCACACCACCCGGAGTTTTGAGAACATTAAGAGATATTCTAGTGTGTCACTTACTATTTAGTGATGATGCTTATGAAAGCATGTCTAATACAAAAGTTCTTTCGCAGTTGATTATCGGCCTGCGAAGTGTTGTATCAAATAGTTCGCCAAGACTATTTAACGAATTTGTCCCATCACGAGCCGAAGACAGAGACCCTGTAAACATTGCTAAGTCAATTGAGGCATCATCAGATTTTTCATTTGAACCGAAAGATCTAGCTTCTTTCCCTGTCAATAATGTAAGTAGACGACAAGGTCGAAGTACTAGAAACCCTGCACTGTTTAACCCAAACAAACAGTCAAATTATAACAGCTTTGTAGAGTCACTACCCGTTCTTGAAAAAGATCGAATTAAGCTTTTGATCACCCTACTTTCTAAGGAGCTTCGAATCTCTGCAGGAATTGCTAGGTTGATCAATACAGATATTGGAAGAAAGTTTGCTGTCGAAAATTCTGGACAGCTAATTGAAAACATATTTGGTTCAACTGGAGAGAAGATAACAGGAGAAGTTCCGACTGACGGAACATTATCTTCTTTAGTTCGTTACGAAGATCCCGCAACAGATGGTGTAATCTTGCCATTTGAAACAAGAGAGGTGGACGATCCTAGCGACAATAGGCGATACCTTCCCGGAAATACTGCTCTTATAGATTCTATATTAGACTCTGCAATAACACCTAATCTTCTTCCAATTACGCGTCTCAATCAACGTGCATCAAGTATCGCTAGTAGCAATATTACAATGATTAACTATTTAATGAATTTTGACAGCACAGACAATACACTTCACAGCGAAAGAGTTGTAACAGAAATCTTTAATGTCGTGTCAGAAATATCAAAAAGCTTGGGCACACTTGGAAGTGTCGACAGAACTTCCGCTATTACTACAGCGCTAATAAGAGCAGCACGAGATGACAGTAAGCTTCGTCATCTTCTGTTTAAATACACAAAAGAAATTAGAACAGGAAAAGTTACTGTAACAAAAGTTGTCGACGCTTCCGACGAGAATACAGGAAATGAAGAAACTGGAGGCACATCAGACGATCCTGTTGAAAACAAGAACATAGAGACGAATACTGCAAGCGATCTAGGCACAAAAGACTACGTTAAAGACTTAGAAGACCTAGTAGAAGATACAAAAAATGATAAACCACTTGAAAAGTTTGATCCCAAAGACAAGTCAAAAGGTAAAGCTGGAGCGAATCCAACAAACAAATCTGATGAAAACTCAATTAAAGAGGCCAAGATTAATGAGTCAACAGGTGAGGTAGAGGGTGTCATTTCTTCGAACTCTTTTCCGTTTGAAATTGAAAAAAGAGTCATGGCACTGTTTAACTCTAACAGAAGAGGTAGAAGACCTGACAATAGTAAACTTTTACTTGACGTTTCTGATGGCGATATTGAGTCAATTCTTAACAAGGGTGTGGAAGACTTCTCATCAATATTTAATGCAATTTCCTCTTTGACTGATTCACTTACATCTGATGCATTAACACTAAGCTCGAGAGGCCCTTCATCTTCTTCAAGTAGCACTGGGCATAAGACAGAAAATGGAGCAACTCGTTTTAGAAAATATACAGACGACACAGTGCTGATGATAGTCTTTGAAATATTTTCTGCCATGATATCAGAGTTTGTTTCTGCTGATTTTGGGCCGAACCCAAAAAATTCCACACCCTTGACAATCAGCTTAATTTTAAAGCAAAACAAAACGATTGCAGACAAGATGACTGCTGTTTCTAGCAAGGACGAAAGACAATTAGAGACGTCGTCGTATAGCACACTAACATCTCTACTCGATAGTATTTTTAAGGCAACTGTGCTTGAAGACAACATTACGAGAGATCTTGTTGACATGCTTTATAGCATAACTGAGGGCATCAAGAAGAAGACAAACTCTGCAGTCATATTCTTTGAAAATAATAACAACGATCCTGCATCACAAAGGGTCAACGAAATAATAAATGACGAAACACTCAAGAGTGCTCTTGCCAATCTCACACCTCAACAAATTGCTTTATCATGGCAGAGCTTCAATGAAACACTATTGACGCCAGATAAATCATTAATTTCAAAGTCACAGATCACAAGTAACTCTCAAAAGATAGCATTAGACTCGATGCTTAGAGAAAGTAGATTTGAAGAAACAGCTGCAAACAACATGAAGTTAATGGTCGTCGGTCTTCCTGCAGGTACACTTAATAAGCTTCAAAACCCAATTTTTACTGTCGGAAAGAACACTGAACTAGAGTCTTCTCTTGCAGATTTAATAACAGTCAAAGTCTTCAAGCGTGATCCTGAGTTTTCTGAGATTATTTTCAAGCCACTAAACTTTATTTTTGACATGTCAAGGTTTACACAGATCAACGAAAATCTTTCAAGCAGAAATAAAACTTTTACTAGACTCTTAGATGATGACTTTAAGCTCAAAAATATTGACGGAAAAGGCATTGGGCAATCATTGCTACAGTCAGACATCAAATCAGAAAAAGAATATAGCATTTTGACGCAAGAAGAGCAAGAAGAACTATTTGAAAATCACGTAGTTGACAGTATCCTTAAAACGTACTTGAAACTATTAACAGGGCTTGATTTTTCCGAATCTTCGTTTGTTGCAAACGAAGGGCAAGATGTAACGATTAGTCAAGAAATTACAGAGCTATTAACACAAATTAGCGTCACACCGTCACAATCATTTACTTCACTTCAAAAAACTGACTCTGTAAGTGGAGCACAAGGAATACTTGAGTCAATTAAACAAGGCGCTACAATTTCAAAAACTCTTACTACAGACTATGACTTTATAGCAACAAAACCTCCTATTGGAGAAAAAGTTACAACTGGGCAGAATCCCAATACATCAAAGATAAACAAAAAGATTAAATCTGAACCTAAGAGTGCATCTGTCTCAAGCAGTGCAAAGAAGTTCCAAACGCAAAAGCAAAATGTAACACGCGTTGTGCAGTCAACAGAAGCAGCTCGACAGTTTAAGCGTTTCTTGAACTCATTGATATTTAGATCAGCAGATCAAGCAAATAAGACTATGCAGCCTAAACTATTTGAAAGAACTTTCATCCTACCTGTTGACCCTGATGATTTTATTATCGATGAGGAGGCAACACTAAATACAGAGACAGGACGCGAAGCCTTCAACAGTCTTCTTTTAAACAGTTGTGTAATTGAAGAGAAAGACAAATTTGGAAACAGAATCAAGAAAATTACACCAAGAAAGAAGTCAGAAGGCAGCTACGAGTTTTCTGAGATATTTGCTGTGGTTGAATTAGGAGCAAATTCATAAATGCCTTCAACATATCCTTCACGAATTGCAACGCTGGTCGATGTTCCTGATCCACAGAACGTATCAGTCTCATTTCAGTACAACTACTTTACGCCTGATGAAAGAGTAAATGACTCGGGTGACAGCGTAAGTCAAAGATCTATTCAAGACGCTGACATTATTGACATTATTGACAAGGTACCTCGTTTTGTCAAGATCACCTGGTCTCCAATCAATATTAAGAAATGCAAAACAGACGGAAATGAAGAGGTATCAAGAAGACAGAATATTGCAAGTACAAGAGTCGAAGGTGAAGACATTTTCTCTCAAGAAAACATCGACTACATACAATCAGAACAAGCCTTTTCTAACTTTGACTTTTCGTCAATTACGTTTCAAGACACAAACATCGACGAAAAACTATTCTCTCTAGTATCAGGTTCTACAAACATTAAGAACATCGACTTGAATAGCCTAAGTGATGCTGCAAAGTCTCTCAATGACTTCACAAGAGAAACTGTAAACGGAAATATACTTGTTGATGCTGTAAACAATAAGTCAAAACTCGGAATTCTAAGTACAGACCCAAGTCCACTCATAAGTAATCGAAAGTCATCATTTGAAGAAGTGAAAGATCTCAAGATACGAGCACAGATCAATAATAAGTTTGTTGGATCAATAATTAGAACTGTTGCTGAGGATAGCTTGAGTCCATATGCAGACGAACTATCTAAAATCATTGATATTGCAGCAGACTTACAGGATGCTTCCATAGAAAAAATGGAGTCAACTTCTGTTAGAAGTTCTGAATGGGATTCAAGCTTCGTTCCTATTGTACAAGAGCGAATAAAATCAAACGCAAAAAGCTTCGAAGTGTCGAGCTTTGAAGTCGTAGGTTACATTATTACAAAAGTTCAGCTCGCAGCGGATGGTAGTGAAATTGCCTTTGATCCAATTATGATCAAAGGATCTCAGGCAACGACAGTAATTGATCCAGAGATTGTCTTCGGAGGCGTGTACAAATACAAAGTAAACGCAATTGCATCTGTCTCTCTAATGGGAAGGGATTCACAAAACAGAAAAGTCAAGTCAACAGGTCTCGTTGCATCACAAGCATCTTCAGTTAGATTTGTAAACTGCATTGATGCAACACCACCTCCCTTCCCTGCTGATATTAAGCCAACGTGGGATTATGGAGAGAGATCGTTTAGACTTATCTGGAGTTTCCCAGTCAATAGACAGAGAGACATCAAGTATTTTCAAATATTCCGCAGAAGAACAATCAATGAACCCTTTGAGTTAATTAGGGAATTTGACTTTGACAACAGTATCATTCCTGTTGATAGAGGAGAAGATATTGATGACTATCTCGTATACAAAATGAAAGATCCAGTTACTTACTTTTATGATAAAGAATTCGGCAAAGATGACACTTTCATATACACGCTGTGCTCAATAGACGCACACGGACTGACATCAAACTATTCAGCCCAATATGAAGTTTCATTCAATAGGTTTACAAATAAACTTGTGACAAAAGCAATATCGAGATCTGGTGCACCCAAAGCTTACCCAAACATGTTTTTGAAGACTTCTGCGTTCATTGACACTATAAAAGTTTCGTCTTACGAAAATATGTCTATCTTTTTCGATCCTGAATACTTAAGAGTAACAGATGATAAAAACAATGACCTGAATCTGCTTCCAAGCTCACAAGCATACAGTGAGTTCAAAGTCCAGGTAATAAACACAGATTTGCAAGCAAGTGAAACAGTTACCCTTACAATAGACGATAGACGAAGAGACAGAAACACAACAGAATCGCTCGGCGCAAGAGAATTAACTCCTACGCCAAGAAGTTTAAGACGTAATCTTAGTAGTTTACGGAAAGAATAATGAGCATATACTTACTAACAGCTAAGGAGAAATCCGAAAATGGGTTTTCTAGATCATTCAACTAACAACATCATTCTTGATGCTGTTCTAACAGACACAGGCAGAGAGTTCTTAGCAAGAAACGATGGATCTTTTTCTATTGTTAAATTTGCTCTTTCTGATGACGAAGTAGATTACACTATCATCAAGAAGTTTGGACGCGCAGTCGGAAAAGAAAAGATTGAAAAGAACACACCCGTTCTCGAAGCACTTACTAATCAAAACTTTGCACAAAAATTCAAGCTTGTGAGTGTATCAAATCCTAACCTTCTTAGACTTCCTATTTTAAACTTGACAGGAGAAGGGCTTGATACAACGGGTGCAGTCCTAGCAATGGGAAGAACAGGATCAGGAAGATCTCGCAGAATAATTCTTTCACAGAACATCCAAGATGAAGATGCAATTGACGTTGAGCTAAGAGACCAAGCCTTCCAGGTATCGATGCCTAACAACTTAATCGAAGTTACGGGTCGGACACCTGATAGTATTGACAAGGACAACATCGCAACTTACCTTCTTACAAGGGATGCTACATCACTCTCGACAGGAGGATCTCAATTGACTCTTGACATTAGTGTTAAATCAATAACAGATACAACGTTTACAGTTAAGGGCAATGTCAACGATAAGACAACAATTAGTACACGCGCTTCAATTACCGGTTTGCAATCTGGTGTAACTAAAAACTTTGAGATTCAAATCTCTAAGACTAACGCTGCTTAAGGGACAAAATAATGGCAACATTTAAAGAGCTTACAGCTCAAGATATTAAAACAAGTAGAACATTCCTTACACAGCTAATTGATGTGTTAAGAGAAGATATATCTGGATCGACTTCTAGAAAATCTTACCCAGTATTTGTCACAGGCGGAGTTGGACCAGGTGTAACGTCATCAATCTTCCAGACTGTGTACGACCAAAACTTTAACCTACAGACTGCAAACCCAATATTTGACATGACACTTGGTCTTTATGTGTCAGGCAACACTGTCCAGAATGCAAAGACAGGAGAGGACACATCAGGAAAGATTCTGTTTCCATCGTCAAGTTTGATGATGAGAGAAAAGATAGACGTCTATCGACAGTTTGCGCAGAACCTTCTTGGAAATGCGTCTTCATACTTTACTGCGCCCTTTAATTCAACAGGTAGCGTAGATCAGATAGACGAAGCATTATTCTTCTCTTTCAAGCGACTTTTTGCAAGAGACTCTATAAGAAGAGAAACTTTCGCAATGAAGATGTTTACAACTGGCGCAGGAACTCTAGTTGACACAGGATCAATTGAAGACTTTCCTAACCTGCAAGAAGTCACACCATCAGGTTCAACTATTTTCACAGACATTGGTTCTGCAGGAAACCAGCTAATTTCGTTTGGTGGAAATGTAGGTAATCTTGTAGATTCTTCACAAACAACACGAAACGTCGGTCTCGTCTTCTATGATCAGGGAATTGTAGTTTTAGACGCAAAGAAAGCATTTGACGCTAATCAGCACATGTCAGGTGCAATTGATGCACTTCTAGCTACTAGCCCAGACGGTGTTTTACCAGCAGGAAAGGAAGTCCTCGGTGGCGTAAACAGTGGAAATAGAAACGCTAAGTTTATACCGGATCTTATGGTATCAGCATCTATGGATAACATTCTAGACCACATTGCGTCTGTAAGATTCAATTCTGGTTCTTTTACGTCGATATCCTTCCAGAACACAACTAACATTAACAGCACGCTGATATTCTGCAAAGCTACAGCTGATGAATTTAATTACTCTTCAAATCCGACGTACACAGACTCTTCTAATAGACTCGTAGTAATTGATGAAGGTCAAGAAGGCACACAACAATCGTTCTCCTTCATCACAGGTATTGGAATGTACGATGCAAATGATAATTTGCTTGCTGTTGCTAAAGTTAGTAGGCCAGTTGAAAACAACCCAGAGAAAGACTTGACGTTCCGAATCAGACTTGACTTCTAATTTGCAAACAGGTCGGGTCCGCTAAAAGGAAAGTCAAATGTCAATAGTAAAGCTGACAAAAGATAAGTTTGAGAATTTTAATCTTGTCACAAATCCAAAGCGAGTTTTTGCCTCATCTTCTTTAGATGGATCAACTGGAGATGTCAATCTTTTCGCTAGAGAGAACAGGATTGTCAAAGAAACTTCTACTTACTTCTCCGGTGGGCTTTCTTCTTTTGACGAAACAGTAGGCGTCGAGATAGAGTTAATCTCTGCAAAAAATGCTAGCAGCGGAGAATTATCTGAAAAAGTCCAGGACTATCTCGACGCTGTAAGTAGTGAATCGTTATCTACAAGGCAAAACGCGTCGCTAGCTATAAGTAGGGTTACTCCCGGCTTGACAGTTAACAAGAACCATTTAAAAAAGATGGCCATTGTCAATACTTTGATACCGTTTTATTCAACAAGATATCAAGACATGGACTTTAGCTATACAAACTATAGTTCACTTAACTTCTTCACAGCATCAAGTGTGCCTGAAGACACCGTCTTGATATACCCAGGCGCAACTGAGGGTGACACAACCAAGCGTTACTATCACCCATCAGGAGCATTCTCACTTGATCTCCAAATTAAACCTTCTCCCAAGTTCTTTGACAAAGATCAAGCGTTCCATGCAGGTACAGTAATGCATGTTTCTTCTACATTTGCATTGTCAATAGTTTCTGGTTCAAGAAAAGATAAGAACGGAAACCCTGAATCATTTCGTGTTATGTTGCAGTTGTCCCATAGTGCAGACATAGAGCCTTCTTCAATAGATCTGACTGTAAGTAACAATGACAGAACTTATCCCGAAGATCTTGTCTTTTTGTCGTCAGACAATGTTCTTTCACGAGACACCTGGCACAACGTTGTTGCTCGATGGGGGACAAAAGATTATAACGAAGGGACCGGTTCATTTGTTATTGACAGTGTTATTAAAGGTGAATTTAATGTACCGTCTGCATCAATTAAAGACACATCATCATCACAGTTGTATTTGGGAAATTATTACACGGCACCACCCAGCAGTACACCTGAACGATTCTTTAATGCGATTGTAAATAGTAGCGAAGGACTCGAACTTCTCACTGCAGGATCAGCAGATCCATCTGGATTTTCTTTTTCTCATCCTCTCAACGCAGAAATGCATGACGTCAAAGTATTTAACAGCTACAGAACAATTAGCCAGATCTTGACATCATCGATTCAAGGTCAAGAGTCTGTAAGCGGAATGCTCTTTTACGTGCCTGTGTTCTTTACCAGAGAATCTCCGAGTAGAGACAGGTACATTACACAATTTGAAAAAAGAGAATCCGAATCGTCTGCGCCATTTAATGTCGGCCTTGCTTTTCAAGTTGGAGGACATGAGATAAATATAGACAATTTTACTAGAGACTTTGCAAGATCTGCATATCCACGCCAATACAACTTGACAGGAACACTTCATACACAAACTTCACTGAGTACAACAGATCGACTATACTCTGATCCTGCCTTCGCTAAAAGGAATCTGACAATTCTTCCATGTGACAACGGAAGGTTCACACCAAACTTCAAGCTATTAAAGTCAGGAAGTGAAACAGCCCTTTTCGTATCAGGTTCACCAACAGAGAGGTTCAGATCAGATCTTGGAGTGACTGACTTTAAAAAGATTAACTTGCGAAACTTTATTAGCGATGATGTGCTGCAGACTGCTGTTTCTGGTCAGTTAGAAGATAATATTTACGGAGCATCACCTGAAGATCCGACAGTTGTCGTAGGCGCTGTCCCGACCGTATTTCAAAGGACGAGAGACTCAAGTTCAAATCAAGTAACAATATTCAATATACCGTCTTTGTTTTACGGAAAACGAATCAAACCTGGTTCTCTAATTATTAGGGATAACTCACTGTCGGGATCAAGTGAAAGCGTCCAGATAGAACTAAGAGACAATGGTGACGGCTCACTGTATCGTCACAACGCATCGGGTACAAATGCATCATGGAACAGCGTAGGGAATATCTTCTACAATGAGGGAATTGTCTTTATTAAGTCTCCGCACCTTAGCTTTTTTGGAAAAGGCTCATTTGAAGTAGAGTTTAACGGAGAAAGATCGATCTTTGTATCAAAAGTTAATGTAACTGCACAAGCCTCAATGATAAATTCGTCGTCAAACCCATCATACAAACATCTCTCAGCATCACTTAACGCCAATGATGAAGACAGCGAATTTGTTTACATTACTAACATCGCGATCCATGATGAGAATCTAAACGTTGTCGCACGAACGAATCTCGCTCAACCTATTGTTAAGCGAAGCGCAGACAAGGTTATGTTCAAAATTAAGATGGATTGGTGATGGCTAAGAAAGTATTAGGACTAGATATATCTACGACCACAATAGGGTGGTGCACAATGACCCATGATGGCTTTTCCTTAGAAATGGGTTACATACCATTAGGGAAGCTTGAAAATCTCTACCAGAAGGCTGCAGAATTTCGGGTTGCATTAAAAGAAATCATCAGCGCTAATGACATTACTGATGTTTTTATTGAAGAAGATCTCCAGCGATTTAGAAAGGGGTTTTCATCTGCAAAAGTCATTCGAAAGCTTTCAAGGTTTAACGGCATGGCATCACTAATTGTATATGATGAGCTTGACATGGAGCCGCAACTCATAAACGTAAACACAGCAAGAAAGCTAATTGGTTGCACTTACAATAAAAAAGATAAGTCAAAGACAACTAAAGAGAAGGTTTTTGAGTGGATCATCAAAGAGCTTCCTGATGAATTTTGGCCTACGAAAGTAATTAGCCGAGGACCAAGAAAGGGGATGGTAGTAAAGATTGTCGAATGTGGAGACATGGCAGATGCTTATGTTATGGCAAAGGCAGGATTGAAAACTATTTCTTTGTGACCAAGATATGTAGAGACAGGAGTTTACACATGAAGATCAAGCTTTCACAGCTAAAGCGTATTATTAAAGAAGAGATTGAAAAATCAATCGAGCCACTTGACGAAGAAGCTTCTGATTGTCGAAGAGACTATGAGGCAGGCGGACTTACTCAAAAAGAATACGAAGCATGCTTAGCCCGTTATGGAAAGTCACTAGACAATATGGACGGCGACAGCTATGGTGGATATGGTGGCAGACCGCGACGCTACAAGGGCGGCGTCGGAGGGCATCGTAGAATGAAGAGATCAAAGAAGATCTGGTAATTTATAGATTTGAATGTAACTCGTTATAATACATCATGCATTCAAATGACAAAAAAATAGCATTCTTGCGCCGTGTGTTTAAGGGTGCTGATGTCGCACGAGACGGCGTTAACATTGCTGTTCGTTGCCCAAATAAAAAATGCAAAAGTAGAATTGACGGAAAGAAAAAACTGTCAATTCGAATCGACACAGATCAGGCTCACTGCTGGGTGTGTGAACTTAAAACACATTCAAACTTAGTTCCTGTACTAAGGCGTGTCTGCACAAATGATCAGATTCAAGATTACATTGAAAAGTACCTACCTAAGCAGGCTCGACGCAAGAATGATTCAAATCTATTCGGCGAAAAAAGAGATGAAAGCACTGACAATGAAGTTTTGCTTGACTTCCCCGAAGACTTTAGAATGCTGGCAACTTTGATAAACTCAAGAGTACCTGATATCCAAGATACACTTCGATACCTTAAACGACGAGGAGTAAGAGAGCGAGACCTCTGGTATTACAAGCTCGGTGTTTCACGTGCGAGCAAGTTTCACAGAAGAGTTATCATGCCTTCTTTTGACAAAGACGGGTTTATCAATTACTATACAGCACGTGCTATTGATAGAAAATCTTGGCCGCCCTATGTTTTGCCACCAGTAGGTAAAGTAGAGCTTGTATTCAATGAGTGTAACATAGACTGGTCAAAAGAACTAACAATTGTCGAAGGGCCATTTGATTTGGTTAAATGCAACACTAACTCAACATGCATACAAGGAAGCGGCCTAACAGAAGACTACATTTTGTTTTGGAAGCTAGTTAAAAATAAAACTGATGTGCTCCTTGCCCTAGACGCAGATGCTAAGAAAAAAGCAAACAAATTTGCAAAACTGCTAAATAGCTACGCTATCAATGTTAGATTACTCGACCTTGGAAAATTTGGTGATGTAGGCGAGATGTCTCACAAAGAATTCTTAGAAGCAAGAAGTAATGCAAAGCAGTGGCAGAGAATGGATGCAATTCGTGAAAAGATAATGAACATGTCTCCCACTACAAGAGCAGCATTATAAAACTGTCTTTGACAGTATAAGATCTAAACTAAAGGCGTGACAAACATGAAGAGCGAAAAGAAAAATGTCAGGATTGCACACTTTGCAGACATACACTGGCGTGGATTGACACGACACAAAGAGTATCGTGAAGTCTTTAGTAAGATTTTTGAAATGCTTCGTGAACAAAAACCCGATATCATTTACATTGGCGGCGATATTGTTCATAGCAAAACTCAAGGAATCTCTCCAGAGCTTATTGATGCACTTGTATGGATGTTTACAGGCTTTGCAAATATTGCTCCAACAGAAGTCATTCTTGGAAATCACGATGGTATTCTACTAAACAAAGATCGCCAAGACACAATCACTCCGATTATCACAGCACTTAGCCATCCAAATATCAAACTCTATAAAGAGTCAGGAACGTATCCAATAGGTATTCCAGGGTTCAGCTGGAACGTTTTTTCTTGCTTCGATGAAGATAATTGGAGTAAAGTCCGCCCAAAACCTGGGGACATTAACATAGCACTATTTCACGGTGGAGTGCTTGGTTCAACTACTGATATTGACTGGCATATTGAAGGAGAAGTTGACGTAAACTTCTTTGAAAGATTCGATTTTGCTCTACTCGGTGACATCCACAAAGTCCAGTTTCTTAACCCAAAGAAGACAGTTGCTTACTGTGGAAGCACAGTTCAACAAAACTACGGAGAGGATACAAACAAAGGGTATCTGCTTTGGGATATTAGGGACAAAGATGACTTTGATGTTAACTTTCATAAAGTCGAAGGCCCTAAGCCGTTTGTTACAGTAAACTGGGAAGGGAATGTCCAGAAAACACTTAAGGCACTCAAAGATCTTAAAGACGGCTCAAGAGTCAGGATACGCACAAAAGAATCGATCCCGTCAGTTGAGTGGAAGCAACTGTGTAATGAACTAGAAATTCTAAAAGCACCATCAGAAGTTGTATCTAAAGATGAACGACTTGTAGATACACAACAAATTTCAACTGAGGCTGTTACTCTCTTTAAGAACGATCTCAAAGATCCCGATGTGATTGTCAACCTACTTGAAGAGTATTTTAAAGAGTCATCGCTCTCTGAGAAAGACTGGAACGATCTTGAGGCACTAACGAGAAGTTATGTCAAGTCAATATCACGGTCAGGTTCGTTGTCAAGAAGTCATAAGTGGTCAGTTAAGAAACTTGAGTTTGATAACACTTTCTCTTATGGCAAGGGAAACGTCATTGACTTTGACTCAATGAATGGCATAACGGGAATCTTTGGTAGAAATGCTCGAGGTAAGTCATCAATTGTAGGTGCATTAATGTACTGTCTGTTTAACACAACAGATCGTGGTCCTATTAAAATCCTACACGTAATCAATACCAGAAAAGACTATTGCCGTGCTAAGGCAACAATACAGCAAGGTGAAAACCTGCTTAGGGTTGAGAGACAGTCTGTCAAAAACAAGAACGCAAAGGGTCACGAATCGGCTTTAACTCATCTCAATATCTTTAAGATTGATAACAATGGAAATGAGCTTGCTGATTTAAGTAAAGAGCAGAGGCGTGTAACTGAAAGGGATCTGCGTGAAAAGTTCGGCACATCAGATGATTTCTTGCTAACTTCACTCGCATCACAGGGTGAGATAAACGCATTTATCAAGCAGCGTAGCACTGCTAGAAAGCACATGCTTACAAGGTTTTTGGGCCTTGACATATTTGAAAATCTGTTTAATCTTGCAAAAGAAGAGTCAAGAGAGATACAGACTAAAGTTAAATCTGCACCAGATCGTGATTGGGATTCATTGATTCACGAAGCAAAAAATGAAATCAAGGATTTGTCGAGTAGGGTTAACAGTATCGAAGATGAACTCTCTGAAATGAGACTCGATGAACAGAAACTGCAGATTAAACTAAGCAAGTTTGAAAACGCTGATGTTGTAACGTGTGCTGATGTTGAAAGACAGCAGACACTTACAGATTCTGCAAAGAAGAGTCTAGAAAACCTTATCACTAGACGAAATGCAATCTTTGAGAAAATTGAAAATCTAGAAGTCAAAATCAAGAAGATCCAAGAAGTCAAAGAGTCTACTTCTATTGAAGATCTCAAAGCATCACTTAAAAATCAAAGAGCACTAGGTGCGTCTCTAGTACAAATCAAGCACTCTCATGAAAAAGAACAAACCCTCCTTAGGTCACAGTTAAGATCTGTTGCAAAGCTTAAGGACGTACCCTGTGGTGACTCTTTTCCAATGTGCAAGTTCATCAAGGACTCCCACAAAGATAAGCAAAAAATAGAAGCACAAGAAGAGAAGATTAAGGCACTTCTTGAGCATATTGAAAATGCTCAAGAACAGTTTGATCAAGTCATGAGTGAAGACCTTGAAGACAAGATTGATAAGTACGAAAAGATCATGCGAATGGAGTCAACACTTAAAATTGAATTGACGCAAAATCAAAGCAATGCTAAGTCAATCAAAAGAGACATTGAAAGCCTTGAAAGCAAAATCACACAGAGTGAGCAAGATCTAGAAGATCTTAAATCTAAAATGGTTGACAGTGACATTGATCAAGAGCTTAATAATTTAAAGGCAAGACTCTACGAAGAGAAAAGTTTAATCTCGTCAAAGGATGCAAAGAGAATATCGTGTGCAAGTTCAATTGGACGACTTGAAGTCACACTACAAAATCTTAAGAGTGAGAAATCCAAGTATCAAAAACTTAAGCAGAAGTGGAGAATCTTTGAATACTTCATTCAGGCTGTCTCTAAGCGAGGTCTCCCTCTTCAGATAATCATGTCTCAATTGCCAGTTATTAATGCTGAAGTTTCTAAAATTCTTCAAGGCGTTGTTTCGTTTACAGTTGAGCTTGAAGCAGATCCAAATTCAAACTCAATGGATGTCTATATTAACTACGGCGACAGCAAGAGGGTCATTGAAGTAGCATCTGGAATGGAAAAGATGATCTCTTCTCTCGCCATTCGTGTTGCGTTAATCAACATCTCTTCTCTTCCTAAAACAGACATGCTAATTATTGACGAGGGGTTTGGTTCTCTAGATGATGTAAACGTAGAGGCATGCAATAGGCTTCTAGTCTCTCTCAAAAAGTGGTTCAAGAACATCATTATCATTACTCATGTTGACGGAGTCAAGGATGTTGTAGACAATGTTATTGACATCACATGGGAAGGAAAGGATGCCAAGGTTGTTTACGAATAACATGTAAGACTTAAAATGTAGTAACAGGATGTTGCTGCATGTTAGAACAAGAGTGGAAAAACATTGGTCGGGGCAGACTCCTCATGAGTCACCCCGATCTTTTTTTTGTAATTAAACCAGATACAGAGTCTGACGCTGTCCCGTTTTCTTGCAGTGTTTGTGAGTTTCCCATGAGAACTGCGGATGATAATCATTCGTTTAAGACTTATGGGTGTTGTCATTTGTGCACACTTAGATGGGCTGAAAGTAGAAAAGCTGATTGGATTGCGGGATGGCGACCATCTGAAGAGCAAGTAACTGACGAGATTGCTACACGTCTTTGTAGAGTGCCCAAGCTTTCAATATAGAAGTCTTGTACGCTGAGTGATAGTTAATGGTGTAACTCTATTTCGGGAGAGTATTGTGTTATCAACAAAAGAAGTAAATTGCTTGGGCCAAGTCCTTGATACAACTTGGGGAAGATCTTCAACGATGGGATCTCCAACGATGTCAATGAAGGGTAAGCTTCAAGGAGATGTGTTAACTGTGATATTTACAACTATTGCAACATTTGCCTCCAACGTTGCAATGAGCCAACAGATTCCAAGACTCGTAGACGAAGGACAGAAGGCATCTAACAAGTATTTGACGTTTATCAAGGACGAATACAAGGATGGATGCGGAAAAACGCTCAGAACAACAAAGGTGAGTCACGATCATTCTGTAGAAGTAATAAGCCTACAAGGACACGTATCTCCAAAAAGAACTGTACTCTTTAGATTCACATCAATGCACGAAGTGAAATAATGGCGAGTGGCACTACACAGCGCCAAGTAAAAGAGATAATCAAGTGCGGCAAAGATCCAGTCTACTTCTTTAACAACTACTGTAAGATCCAACACCCACTTAAGGGTGTTATTCCGTTTGAGACTTTCCCGTTCCAAGACGACTGTGTCCAAGATTTCATTGATCATAAGTTCAATGTTATACTGAAGTCAAGACAGTTGGGAATATCGACTCTTTCTGCTGCCTATGCTGTGTGGCTTGCACTGTTTCACAAAGATCAAAACATACTGATCATCGCTACAAAGAAAGCTGTTGCTCAGAACATCATTAAAAAAGTCAAGGTTGTACTTAATAACTTGCCAAGATGGCTGTTCTTTGTTAATATAGTAACGAACAACAGGCAGGAAGTAGAGTTCGCCAACGGTTCAACAATTAAAGCCGTTCCAACGTCTGATGACGCCGGCCGTTCAGAAGCACTATCACTTCTAATCATTGACGAAGCAGCATTCATTAGAAATTTTGAAGATCTCTGGACTGCTTTGTATCCTACACTTTCAACAGGTGGACGAGCGATTATTTTGTCAACACCTAATGGTGTTGGTGGGACCTATCACGATATTTACTCCAAAGCAGAAGCAGGACTCAATGAGTTTAATGCTATTAAGCTTCCATGGGACGTGCAACCAGAACGTGATCAGGTGTGGTTTGAATCACAAACTGCAAACTTTAGTGAACGCAAAATTGCTCAAGAGTTCTTGTGCGACTTCCTTGCATCTGGTGATACCTTTCTAAGTGCAGGCGAAGTAAAGTGGATTGCAGGAACGACAATGCCACCAATTAGAAGGACTGGCCCTGCGAACAACGTCTGGATATGGAAAATGCCATTGTCCAGGCACAAGTATGTTATTGCAGCTGACGTATCTCGAGGTGACTCTAAAGATTTCTCTACATTTGTAGTTCTCGATGTAACTGAAGGTGAAGTTGCAGCAGAGTATAAAGGAAAGATACGACCCGACAGTTTGGCAGAATTGCTATCTGAATACGGCGAAAAGTACAATTCAGCCCTAGTTTGTCCCGAAAACAACTCATACGGATACGCAGTTTGTATGAAGCTTAAGGAGCTCGGGTACAACAATATGTACTATCAATCAAACAAAGCTGTATTTATTGGCGGGTATACACCACCACAAGAGCTTTCAAAGGCTGGGTTTAATACTAACGGAGCTTCAAGAAACCGCGTACTTGCAAAGCTTGAAGAGGTCATAAGAAACAAAACGATACGCTGTTATTCTACTCGATTTGCTGATGAGCTAAAGACCTTTGTCTGGCATCATGAAAAAGCACAAGCCATGAAAGGCAGGAATGATGACCTAGTAATGGCAATGGCGATCGGAGTCTGGTTATATGATTCGGTAGGCGGATATAGCCAAAACAGTGTAGCAGAAAATATGGCAATGCTGGCAGGAATGAGCACTACAAACAAAGAGTTTAAGCAACCTGCAATTAAAGGCTCCGGAATAAAGCAAGTAAATCCATTTATACCAATTCAGCCATCAGGAAATAGTTTTGTTGGAATGAACAAGAAGACGAGACGAGAGACAGGCGCAGTATCTGATCTTAGATGGCTTCTTGATAAAAAGAGGTAGCGCTATGTTGAGAGAACTTATAAATCTTACTCTTGAGTCAATAAGTGTTTCTGACAATCTTAAAGAAAGAGGCGTCGATACTAGCAAGACACGTGTAATAGTTAGTGAAGAAGAAAGCACAGCAGTTTTCTTGCTTTACAATTCTTCGGGTCAACTAGTTGGATATCAACAATATAGGCCTGGTGCTTCTAAATCACAAAACAATGATCCTAAAGCTGGACGCTATTTTACCTTCTTAGGAGACGAAGGGAAGGGCAAGAAGATTGGTGTTTGGGGGCTGGAAACTATTACACCTTCTACACAGACAGTGTATATTGTAGAGGGAATCTTTGATGCAATTAAAATTGCAAACTTAGGAAAAGCAGTACTTGCTGTCTTTACAAATAATCCAAAACACCTTACAAACTGGCTGTATTCACTTAGTATGAAAATTATTGCAATTTTAGACAACGATGAGAGTGAAGTAGGAAAGAAACTCGGCAGATTTGCTAGTGAGTCCTATATTACACCAGAACCCTACAAAGACTTAGGTGACATGCCTCAAAGTGAAGTTTCAAGCTTCATAAAGGAAATTGAAAGTGGCCAAAGAAGATAATCAAAATCTATTTCAGAGACTCACAACGCTGTTTCGAAGCGGTCCAGTCATTAAGAGAAAAGTCAAAGCATTTAAAGAGCCTTCGGTCTCGTCAGCTAATCAAGTTTTTAAGAAGTCTCTGAGCACAAGTTACAGTACAGCAATGAGTGCTTACGGCACTTATGATAGAATGTCAAGATATAGTGACTATGCAGAGATGGAGTACACACCAGAAATTGCAAGTGCACTCGACATTTACTCTGAAGAGACTGTTGCTAACGATGACAAAGGTAGAGTGCTAACTGTCTATTCTGAAAACAGACAGGTTCAGAGACTACTCGAAGAGCTATTCTACGACACACTAAATGTTGAATTCAACTTGACGCCCTGGTCAAGAGACATGGTTAAACACGGCGATTTCTTCTTGTTTAATGACGTGTCGCCAGAATATGGGGTGCTTAACGTATTCCCAATTCCTGTTAACGAAATAGAAAGAGAAGAAGGGTACGATCCACAAGATCCGATGGCTGTAAGGTTTAGGTGGATCACAAACGGAAACACTATTCTCGAAAACTGGCAGATCACACACTTTAGGCTTCTGGGTAATGATGCATTCTTGCCATACGGTACATCAGTCTTAGAGTCAGCAAGAAGAATTTGGCGACAACTAATACTCATTGAAGACGCTATGCTAGTCTATAGAATTGTTAGATCTCCAGAGCGAAGAGTCTTCTACGTTGACGTCGGAAATGTGCCACCAGAAGATGTTCCTAACTACATGGAGCAAGCTAAGACAATACTAAGAAGTAACCAAGTTGTCGACAGTCAAACAGGAAGAGTCGACTTACGATACAACCCATTACCTGTCTGGTCGAAGACACCAATTCCTCTACTTGATGGTAGAACAATTGCTATCAAAGATCTTGCAAAAGAGTTTGATGAAGGTAAAGAAAACTGGGTTTACTCAATTCAAGACGATACACAGAAGATCGTTCCAGGAAAAGTAGTTTGGTGTGGTAAGAACTATACTGCAGAGAAGTTAATTAAAGTATGGCTTGATGATGATACATGGGCCATGACAGCACCAGAGCACCCGTTTGTACTTAGGGATGGTTCTAATAAGCGAGCTGATAAACTTACGGCGGGCGATCGACTAATGCCGCTATACAGAAGACTAAGTAACAAATCTGACGGTGATTATGTTGATGATTACGAACAGGTCTACGATCCACATACAAGCAGGTTTATTTATACCCACAAGGCAATTTCAAGAACTGCGTGTATTGATCACGACAGAAAGCTTAAAAACAAAACGATCCATCACGTAAATCATAAGAAGTGGGACAATAGACCTGAAAATCTGCAGGCGATGACATGGTTCGAGCACAAGGCACATCATGCATCTGCAAACAGAACTCAGGCACATCGCGATCTTGTTTCAATGAATAACAAGAAGTACAACAAGGGCCAAAACATGGCTAAAATGTACAATGGAAGTCTACTTCACAAGCAGCATAACGAAATCAGAAGTAAGGTTCAGTCAAGCTACTGGAATGATAAAATACACAGTCGTAATAGATGCAATAACATGTCATGGAACATACCTGCATCAATCGTAGAGTTTTCTATTCATAAGGCTCAAACAAACCCAAGGCTAACAAGAGAAAATCTCACGGAAGCCATTAGAAACAACAAAACGCTAATTGAAGATCTAGCTGTTGCTAACAGTGAAAATAGACGAGATCCTGATCTTTTTAGCTCTGCTGCAATTATAAATGCATTCAAGCGAAATGGTGTTTGCAATAATTGGACAGAGCTCAGAGCACTTATGTCAGAAGGAGAGATTGAGTACAAGAATCACAGTGTGTCTAGAGTTGAAGAAGTCTACAAAAACGAAGATGTCTATTGCATGACCGTAGTGGGTCCGGACGGTCAAGACGACAGACACAACTTTGCAATGCAGACTATTCAAGAAGGTTCCAAGGAATCAACTCTTAATTCACTAGAAGGATTAGTTCGTCAGGACAAAAACTTAACACCATCATCGGGAAGAACGACTCTACCGTCCGGTATCTTTGTAAAGAATTCCGTCGATGAGGATTACTTCATTCCAACTAGAGGTGGAGAAGGAGGATCAAAAATAGAGACTCTAGCAGGTGGCACAAACGTAACTGCAATTGAAGATGTTGAGTACATCCAGAAGAAGCTATTTTCTGCGCTAAAGATTCCTAAGGCTTACTTGGGATACGATGAAGCTATCGGATCAAAGGCAACACTAAGCCAAGAAGATATTCGATTCTCAAGAACAATCAACAGAATACAAAGAACTGTCATCTCTGAGCTTAATAAGCTTGCGATTATACACTTGTACTCAAATGGATACGAAGGTGAAGATCTTCTAGACTTTGAGCTTAATCTATGCAATCCATCAACTGTTGCGCAGCAACAGAAGCTTGAAATCTACAGAACACGACTTGAAATAGCAGGATCCGCTCCTGAGGGTGTTGTTGACAGATATTGGATTCGAAAGAATATCATGAACCTCACAGATGATGAAATCGATCGTATCGAAAAGGGTCGCGTTGACGATAAGACATCCGATCTTAAGATTGAAGGTATCTCGCAAGAAACTAGCGGTGAATCCGACGATTTCTCTGGCGGTGGTGGAGGAGGATTTGGAGGCCTAGGCGGCGGCGGAGATTTTGGAGAAGAAGGCGAAGGAGAGCCAGGCGAGGAAGGTGAAGAACCTGCCGATGGAGAAGACGCTGGCGGAGATGAAGATGATGGAGATCTTGATGATGATCTCTTTGCATCACAAACCATAAAGGGTCTTACTCTAATAGACGAAGACGACGATGACACTGATGAAGAGTTTACTTACTCAATTAATGATGGCGATGCACCAATTAAAGCACAAGCCCAATTGGACAAAGTTCTTAAAAATAGAAAGAGAAGAAAGACTCATGGCCCAGAAAAGACAGGAATCCCTGATTTTAAGCGTATGGTAAATCACGAGAGACCTGGCGATTCTTTGACAGATCCTTATGATACACATCGCCTTAATCAAATAGATCCGATGAAAGAGATTGTCGGCAGAGAAGATCCTTTTGACGCATTCCTCAATAGAAGTGTCAAACAACAAGCTAGAATATCACTATCTCTAAAGTCAACGTTAAAATCACTTAAGAAAGAGATAAGTAAGAAGGCGCCCAGAAGTATTATTACTGAATCTGATGCTGAGGGTAATAACACGGAGAGTGAAGACACTAATGATTAAGCACAATAAAAAAAGAAATGTTGGCATCATTTATGAGCTTCTTCTTAGGCATGTCTCGAGCTGCATTGTAGAAAATAAGCAGCAAGAAGCAGATGTTGCAATGTCAATTGTCAAGCGTCATTTTAAGAAAAGCTCTGAATTATACAAGGAGTTTCGTCTATTCAATGCATTAGTGAAGACAACAGCATCGTCACCGTCAATAGCTAATACAATCCTCTCAGAGGCTAGAGAATACGCACAGACAATAGATCAAAAGAAACTATCATCTGAAAAGACAAGTTTGATTCATAGTGTCAATCACAATCTGATCCGAGAGACATTCTATAAAAGGCATTTGCCAGAATACAGAATGTATGCGACAATTCAAATTCTTTTAAATGACTGGAGATCTCTAAACGAAAGTCGCAACTTTACTAGAATTGCTGAATTTGAAGAAAAGGTTAGAACATGGCTAATCAAAGAAAAAGTACAACAGCCTAACATTGAAAACATGACAAATCCCGACGCTGACAAATTGGTCATTCGAATCATGTCTGAAAAGATTGACAAGAAATATCAATCGTCCCTTAACGAAGATCAGAAAAAGATTCTTCGTGCATACGTTCTATCAAGTGAAAATGAAAACAAGTCTGAGCTTAGAGAAATGCTAGAATCCGTAAGGGCAGATACATTAACGACGCTTGGCGACTACTTGATTCGAGAAAACAATGCAGTTCTTAATGCAAAAGCAGACAGAGTTATTAACGACGTAAAGAGTGTATCAACAGACCAGATTAACGACAGTACAATCACAAGGTTCTTGACGATTTCACATCTCAATCGTACAATTACAGAGGAGGGCTTGTAATGAGCACTGGCGTACTACTCACATCATGGACACCCTTTAACTACTCAGATGAAATGATCAGAGAATCAAGGGAAGAAAACAATGGCAAGATCATCCTCAAAGGAATCCTCCAGAAGGCAGATACTCTCAATCAAAACGGAAGAATCTATCCGAGGGCTATTTTAGAGAGAGAAATTAGAAACTACCAGAAGTTTATCAAAGAGCGCAGAGCACTAGGCGAATGTGATCACCCTGATTCTTCTGTTGTCGAGCTCAAAAACTCATCACATATTATTCGTCGTGCCTGGATGGAGGGCGATGTAGTTTTAGGTGAAGTTGAGCTCCTAGATACACCGTCAGGGAAAATACTTCAAAGCCTTGTGGAATCCAACGTCACGTTAGGAATTTCCTCCAGGGGCGTTGGCAGTACAAGAAGCGAAGGCGATAGACAAATCGTACAAGAAGACTTCCAGTTGATATGCTGGGATTTTGTTAGTGAGCCTTCTACACCTGGAGCATTTATGATGCGCGAAGGAAAAGAAGTCAGATCAGCAGATCTAAAGAAGCACTTCACGACGTCTGATAGGGTTGACAGAATCTTTAACGACATACTCGGATGGGAAGAATAAAATGGCATTAGACAATCCAAGGCTTTGGATCAATAGCGCGAATGAATATCTGTTGTCAGGTGTTCCTTGGGTAACTTCTTCTGCAGTTGCGGCTGATGCGATAGAAGCAATTAATTTTCCTAAAGTGACAAAAGACGTTACGATCAAGTGTAATTCTGGTTCTTTAGCATTTGCGTTCACAGAAAATGGATTTGATTCAGGGAACTTTTTTGACCTATCGGTCGGCGAAAGCTTTACAGGAGAGCTTAGAGTTAGAAAGGTATTTGTCAAAGGCACACTTGCGTCAGATTTTAACGTTTTAGCTGGCTTAACAAGAATTGATATGTCAGCTCTATTAGGCGCAGACGAAATAACAGGATCCAACGGTTTTGAAGGTGTTGGATAATAGGAGGCTGAGTTGGCAAAAGTAACTAGAAACATGATCAAGTCGATTGTGAAAGAATGCTTAGTAGAAATAATGACAGAGGGCTTGGGACAAGATACTTCGCTTGTAGAGTCTTTACAGACAAAACCAAGACCAAAGATTAGAAGAAAAAGCAGAAGTGTAACACAGGAAGAAACAAGAAGTGTCAAGAACAGAAACTTTGACAACACAATTAAAGAGAGAGTTGGTGTATTAACTAACGACTCTGTTTTAAGTTCAATTCTCGCAGACACAGCTAGAACTACACTTCAAGAACAGATTGCCGGTGAAGCGCCAGGCAATGCTGCGCCCCAAGATTTAATATCAGACGATGCTACAGTTTCTCAAAGTGCTGTTGATAGCTTGATTGACGACAACGCAGATCGTTGGAATCATTTAGCTTTTGATGGACAGTAAGTTTAAAAGCGTAGTTAAAACTACTCGTAAGTCGATATGTAATAGTGCGAACCCCCGCCAAATTGGAGTTTTACAATGAGAATCAAGAAGTTGACAGCAAAGAGACTGCACAGTCTTGTTTTAGAAGAGAAAGCTAGATACAATTGCGATCTTGAGAAAGAAGCTAAGAAGACAAAGAGAGTAGAAGCTGACGGCTATGCAGATACACTTGAAAAAGATATCGATCACCTCGCTGCACTTAAGATTAAAGAAGCGCAGAAGAAGATCGAGCTTAAGCGGATTCAAGAGCAGAGCAATAAAATCAAGCGTCGTCTTAGACTTAAAAGCTAATTTAAAGGAAAACTAATCAATGCCTACACACGATCAAAAAACAGTCGATGCAGTAATTTCTGAGCGCGGTCTCGGGAAGTCTGATACTTCGACACTTCAATCAATGTTCCCTAACTCTCCGATTCACTCGGGTGAGCTTACTAGAGCAGTTGTTGAAGAGCTCGGTAATGAACTGCTTGTAGGTACTGAAGTCAACGACGGCGGTCACACCTTCGGCGTATTCAATAGAGACTACGCTGACGCTCCTGTTATGGGTGACGTTAAGATCGGTGGTGGCGGGCTTCCTGGTTCTCCTTATGCACCTGCACCAGGTTCGCCTGGTCCTGGAAGCATGAACCCGACAGACATCCCAGAGCCGCCGAGTGAATTTCCATCACCCGCAGGAACTGAGTATGGTTCTGGCGAAGGTGGATTAGCGTCACCTGATAAAACAACGGTAGCTATTGCTAAGCAGACAATTGGTGATTACGTCTTTGGTTCTTCATCATAAGAAGTAGCAGCTAATGAAAAATAAACTCAACGAATTCGCAGCTGCCGGCCATGATGCAAATCAGGGCGGTGGCTATGGAAGAATAGGAAAGCCGAAAGGCGCCGGAACGACCTGGCTAAAAAACACCTCTTTTCCATATGATGAAGAAGTTGAAGAGTTTGACGAAGATGAAGAAGGCGTGCTTGATGGACCTGCTATTGCTGATCGGTTTGTCAACAAGATGTCAAATCACTTTTACGGCGGATCTAAGTCAGGCGGAAGAAATCAGAAGCGAACTGACAAAAGCTCGTTTGCACACTCTTCAACTCGTGGATTAGGTGAAGCAACGGGAATGGTTCCATTCCCTAATATGTACAAAAACAGAACAGCTACAGCGGGTGGAACATCTCCGTCCGTCTATAAGACACGCCCTGGAATGAAAGGCGGCGTCGGTTCTAAAAAAGGTTGGTCAACACGACCTCCTCCGCTAAAGCATGATGAAGACATGGATAACGCTTACCATTTGGACGATTTTTTAACAGATGATGAGAAGGCACTCGATAAGGCTTCAAAAACGCATGATCGCCTTGTAAAAGAGTTCAAACAGCTTATTAGAAGAATCTCCACGGAATCAAAATGAAAAAGAAACCTTCACATGTCACTGTCAAGTATGACAGAAAATACAACACAGCAGAGAAGATGATTCGTCGTTTTTTAAAGCTTTGCAAGAAAGAAAGAATTGTCGAAGAGTACAAAGACGGCAGATTTTTTAAATCTAACTCCCAAAAGAAAAGAGATAAGATTGCCAGATCAGAAAGAAGAAGAGCAAGAGAAGAAAAGAAGAGTAAGAGAAGGTAGTCGATTTTGTCAACTTACAGTCTGAACGAATATGTACGTTAGTAGTCACAGGGGCAAACACAACAATGTCTGATACATCAATTTTTAACGATGCACTTCTCGATGCTAAAAAGCTTCGATCCATTGCAGAAGACAATGCAAAAAATGCACTTGTCGAAGCAATCACACCTCGTATACGCGAGATGATAGAAAAACAACTACTTGGAGAAGACACAGATGCTAGTTCTGATGTTTTTACCGAAGTTGCTGATGAATTGCTGGGAGATAACACAGAAAATCTCTCAGAAGGTTCTAAGAGCAAAAAAGATATTCTTCTAAATGAAGAGGGTGCAAAAATTCTAGCATCTTTACTTGAAGGTCGAGACGCCGTTAAAGGGGCTGAGACTCTAGAAGGCATTAAAGAAAAGTATGACCGCGTCACTATTAAGCTGCAACTCGCTAAGGAGCTCGCAGAATCAAATACTTCTAGAGGCGGCTACGGTAAGCAAATACTTGATCGTTTAGTAACCAAAATGCTTAGCGAATCAAAAAATTTGGAAAACGATGTAATAGGTATAGTTCGAGAGGGCTCATACGGCAATCATGCTGCAATGAGTTCTGAAATTCAAAAAGTTCGCAAGGAGATTGTTGAAATGGCTTCGCGTAAGCAGAAACTAAAAGAAAGCAACGAGGTATTTAATGTCGACCTCGCTGAACTTGGTCTAAATGAAAGTGACATTGAAGACGACATGGACATGGACGACGAAGATGACTTCGACATGGAAATGGATGATGAAGTTGAAGACGACGATATGGACGTTGAAGACGACATGGACATGGATGTAGACGATGAGGAAGGTGGCGACCTTGAGATCCCTGAAGATCTTGCACAGCAGCTTCTTGACGTCCTACAGGGTTCCGTCGACGATGACATGGACGATGAAGAAATGGACATGGACGACGAAGATGTCGACGACATGGACGACGAAGATGTCGACGACATGGAAGATGATGAAGAAGACGACGATGAAGTCGTTGAAATTGACGAAGCAATGCTCAAGAGAGAGCTTGCTCGCATGAGGTCTTCACTCGATGAGGGTGACGGCGTTACAGATTTCGGAGGAGCAAAGAAGGATCGTGAGGCTTTCGTCGATAGCGATGATAGTGACCTTAACGTTCATGACACGCTCAAGAAGAAGCTTAAGAAAGAGAACCGCCAGAATCGAGTTCTTCGCAACCAGGTATCCGGATTGAAGAAGGTAACTTCTAAACTCCGTGAGCACCTTGAACAGATGAATCTGTTCAACTCTAAGTTACTCTACGTGAATAAGCTTATGCAGAATGAATCAATTTCCAAGAGATCTCTCAAGAGTATCGTGGAAGCGGTTGATGTGGCTAAGACTTTGAGAGAAGTTAGATTGATATACAAGACTGTTAACGAATCAGCAAGTGGCAAGCGTCGTAAGACTGCTAGTTCTTTGAATGAAGGTGGACGTCGTAGTTCCTCGTCAAGAGCCTCTAGGGGTGGCGGAAGCTCACGTACACTATCTGAAGGTTCTAACCAGACTGAACGATGGGCAACACTTGCAGGCATCAAAAACAACAAGTAAGCGAAGAAATTAATTCTTTAGGAGAAAATAGAAATGGGTAAAGATTTTACATTAGAGCAGCTGACTGAGGGTATTCGCTCTCGTCACCTAAGAAATGGTGGTCAGCGATTGGTTGAGAAGTGGAGCCGTACAGGTCTTCTTCGTAACCTAGGGGAAGAGAAGCGCGAAGTTATGTCGCGTCTCCTTGAAAACCAGGCGTCTCAGCTTCTTAGAGAAACCAGCACATTGTCAGCTGGCGGTGGTGGCGGAACAGGATCTGGCGACATCAGAGGATTCAGTAACATTGCGTTCCCAATCGTTCGTCGTGTTTTCGGCGGTCTCGTAGCGAATGAGCTCGTCTCAATTCAGCCAATGAGCCTTCCATCTGGCCTCCTATTCTACCTTGACTACACGTATGGTACAAATGTCGGTGGTGACGCAAGTCTCCAGACTGGTGCTGAAGGCGCTGCGTCGGCAGAGACTTACCGTGCAGGTCAGTCGATTTACAACTCTCCAACAGGCAAGGGTGTTCGTTCCGGTTCACTTGCAACTGGTGGACAGTACGACCTCGTAGGTTCTACGTTCTCGAAGGTACACGCAACAACTACTGGCAATGAGCTCGCGCTTCTTGCTTCTGGTTCTTGGGGTGTTGGACAGACGCTTACTGGTGGTGCTTTGATGCACGCAACTGGTACAGACGGTCGTCTTACAATGTTCGACCCGCAGATTGGTACGCTAATCGAAGAAGACGCAGCAGATGGTGCTTATGACGCATCTGGCCGCTGGCAGTTCCTCGTGTTTAACCTTAACCAGGTTGGATCTGATGTTGACCTTAGTAACATCAAGGACTTCTCCGTATTCTCAGCAGCTCCATCTGCTGCAGGTCTCGCACCTCTTACAGACACCTTCCAGGGTGGCAAGAACATTCTTAACCTACGTCGTCTCAACCAGCTTGGTACGTACACAGGCGGAGTCTTCACACCTAACCCACTAGTTGGGCGTTCTGATACAGGCGCTGCGGTTCTAGTTGTCGTCTCCGGTGCTTATGCTCCGACGAAGGCTGCTAACACTACTGCTGCTGTTGGTCTCACAGGTTCTTACGCAATCGGTGCATCCCTTGATGTAGACAGTGATGCTTCAACGCTCACTATCCCAAGTTTCGAGTCTGACTTCGCGACTTCACCATCGCCACAGATTCCTGAAATCGACATCAAGGTTGAGTCAATTGCCGTTACAACAACAACTCGTAAGCTACGTGCTCGTTGGTCTCCAGAGCTTGCTCAGGACCTCAACGCGTACCACAGCGTCGACGCAGAAGTTGAACTTACACAGATTCTTTCTGAGCAGATTGCTCTTGAGATCGACCGTGAGATCCTCAACGACCTTCTAACTGAAGCTCGTGGTGCAAACTTCTACTGGTCACGTGCTCCTGGTAAGTTCGTTAACAAGACAAATGGCGTAGTCCAGAATCTTTCTAGCACACTTGCAACAGGTCCTACATTCACCGGTAACGTCCGCGAATGGTACGAGACGCTAACTGAGACAATCATCGACGTTGCTAACCAGATTCACAGAAAGACGCTTCGAGGTTCCGCGAACTTCATCGTGACTTCACCTGACATCTGCACCATCCTTGAGTCCTCCGTGCTTTACAAGCCGCAGCTTTCAATCGATGGAATGGGACAGGTTGGCGCGCCATTCAGCATTGGTGCAGAATCCGTTGGTACACTTACTAACAGATTCACGGTCTACAAGGACCCATACTTCCCACGCCAGAAGATCCTTGTTGGTTACAAGGGCGGTTCATACCTCGAGACTGGATACGTCTATGCTCCGTATGTCCCACTCATCGTGACACCAACAATCTTCGCTCCGGAAGACTTCACACCACGTAAAGGTGTTATGACCAGATACGGCAAGAAGATGGTACGTGCCGACTTCTACGGTACAGTTACGGTTCTCGACCTTAACATTATCTAATTCTGGCAGCACTTTAATCAAGGCGTCCTCTTTGCAGAGGACGCCTTTTTTGTTTTCTCGATCATTGATGTCATGATACCTATACAAGGAAGTAAGTCTCAATAGAATGTATAGAGGTCTAAATGTCACTTAACTATTTAAAACTGTTCGATGATCATACATGCAAGCTCTGTGAAAAGTATTGTAAAAATAGAAGATCACTCGGCAATCACCTTGCAAGATCACACAATGGATACGATATTCAAAGTTATGTCTTGCAGTTTTACCTTAACGGAATTAATCCGAAGTGTAAATGCGGTTGCGGAGAAGACGTCAAGTGGAAGAAGACAAAGTATTGTTTTGGCGAATACGTCAATGGGCACAACAATAGATTCACAGCAAACAAACAGCCTACGTTTACGAAAGAACAAGTCAAAGACAGAAATGTTGCAATTAGGCGTGCTTATAAAGAGAACAGTAAGTCAATAAAGGCAAAGATCTCAAAATCACTAGAAGCAGCCTGGCAAGACAATGAAAAGAGAGAACGTTGGGAGCTTAAAAGAAAGACACAATATGTAGACAATGGTTGGACCACAGAATCTATATCAAAACTGCGTAAGAAAGTCTGGCGAGAGAACTATGATGAAATGTACAAGAAGATTTTCACAGATGAATTTAAGAAGAAGATCTCGCTCGCAAACATGTCAAGAAATCTAACAAACACATCGAAGAAAGAACAAGCTTTCATCAAAGTATTGACAGCAGCGTCAAAGAATGATAAAGTAGTTGATAGTTACTGGGTCAATAGTGCAGAATACACGAAATGTTTTGACGCTTTCATACCTTCACATAACTTGCTGATTGAATTCGATGGCGTATTTTGGCACGGCTTAGATCGAAGCGAGAATTTCACAGTCTCACAACTATCAGGAATGACAAATGATCTTAAAAAGAACGAGATCGCAAAACTTGAAGAGAAGTCACTGATACGAATCAACAGCACATGTAACTGGAAAAATGCAACAACAATCCAGGAACTCATTGACTTAGCATATTATCACCAGGACATATCAGGTTCTATCATTAAAGATGAAAGACAAAAATTCGATGACAAGACGCGCTTTTTGACGCGAAGCAAGCTTATTGAACAAAACCATGTAGAACTTGGAGGCAAAGGGAAAGAGTGGACAGAAAACGTTTATCTGCCTGCTATACGAGAGTTTATGAGAGCTTTTGTAAGCGCTAATGATTGGTTCTATCCCAAATCAAGGAAAAGCCTGAGAGAGACTCTGGTAAGTGTCAGAAAGATTGGTCTGCGAGATTGTCACAAAGAACCGATTAGTTCACTCGGAGTCGTTGGAAATGCATATCTAAAGGAACACATCAAATCTTTTTGGCATGTGTCTGATGGTCCTGTGGCATCTTTTATGGATGATAAATCATTCAATGCAGTGCTTAGATATCGTCTCGGAATAAACAACTCAAAAAAGTACGAATATCAACTTGACAATGGCGAAATGTTTTCTACTAACGAACACTTCGACATAAGCTTTAGCACAATCAGACGGGGATTTATTGTACAAAGAAAAGCTGTGAGTTTTTTCAAGCCAACTGCCGCTGCCGTGATCTATCAAAGGTTTTTAGGGCACTTAGAAAAACCCTCTGTGTGGGATCCTTCTGGCGGATTCGGCGCTAGAATGCTTGGATTTGCAGCGATGTTTCCCGAAGGTTCTTATACGTGTACAGAACCTGGTGTGTCTTTGTCTCATGAATTAACTACTTTGGGCAACAAGCTCAAAAAAGGGAAATTCATCAATCAAGTTAGTGTCATTAAATCGGGTAGTGAATGTGTCAAATTTGATGAGTACAACAGTTTTGACCTAGTATTTACAAGCCCACCGTACTTTGATCTTGAAAAATACTTTGATGAACCTGGACAATGCTGGAGAGATTATCCGAATATTGATGCCTGGAAAGATCTGTACTTAGTGCCTACGCTTACACGTGCTAAAAATCATTTAGCACATAATGGAAGGGTCGTCATCAATATCTCACGTGCGCTTGAGCAGGACGTGATTGAATCTGCTAAGTCTGCTGGTCTTGAGCTCGTTGAAACCTTTTACTTGAGTGCAGGTCGAGATCATTTCTCTCGCAAAAAGTCAGTTAGTAAGCCTCTTACAGAACCGATCCTCGTATTTATACCCAGACAGTAATTATTGATGCGTTTTTAGTTATCTACCCTGATACAACCATAAGGGCAAGAAGACAAAAACGCATCAATATTTGCCTTTACAAAATGTGTTTCTCTAGTTTATTGACAGTCATGACGTGAACGGGTACTTATCGGTGTTGGCTTTTAATTGACATAAGTGGTGTAGAATTTACTCGAGAGACTTTTAAATTTGTCTCTATATGTTTTACAGTATTTGATGATAAAAGCCTGACATCAGAAGCTGCCTATCCATATTCACAAAAAGATGGTCGCATGTTTGATGTAACGTCAGGTAGCATTAACATTCGATTAAACATCAACGGGACGAGTAATAACGCTGTTGAATCAGATCTTCCAGGGCATGTTACAAGTACAGTTAATGGTGTCAACGGATACTGGGCGCGTCTTAAGGTTAGTTCTTCGATTACTGCCTCACCAACTATTAGTCTTACAAAACTAGGAAGAAGCAGAGTTCAAATAAACAGTGACGGATTTTTTGAAAAGTTCGGACGCGCTGTCGATCTAAGAGCATTCCCAAGTGTCAGACTATCTACAGCAGATGACTTAGTTTCTGCAGGAAATGTCAAGTTAGATCTCTATATTGCGGAGTCTTTGAGCGAGGGCACTAATGTCGACACACAAGCTGTGGCAGACAAATTGTATTCAAAGACAAGATCAATCTTAACGACAACAGCTGGAAAACTATACATTGTAGAAATTCCCTTCTTTCTAAACAGCACAAATGATGGTAACTTTTGGGCCTTCGCGCTTAAGAGGGTCGGGAGCGCTGATTCTTTCTCCGGTGCTATTAAGCTTTCTTTCCTAGAGGTTATTGCTTCATTCTGGAAATAAAGCCGACATTGCTGATTGTTAGAGAAGTGAGGACTTAGACACGATATGTATTAATGTCGAGTTGGGAGCCTTTACATGCCGACATTCATTAACACAGTATCGCCTACACCATTCGGGCTGTTCGATGCAGACTCTGCATTTCAAACAGAAGCTGACAATATGGTCGTATTCGTAAAAAGAATGCTTGGCGATGATATAATGTCCGTTGAGCTTACTAGAAAACAGATTTGGGCTTGCCTCGAAGAATCGATGCTAGAATATTCAAGTATCATCAACCAGTATCAGGCAAAGTCGCAGCTCAACAATTTTCTAGGCCAGCCAACAGGAAGTCTCGAAGGTGCTGAGCAGACTTTCCCAAGAGAAAACTTAGAGTTTCTTATTAGATTTGCTGAGCCGTATGCAATGGAAGCAGGCATCGGTGGTTCGTATGACTCTGTCTCAGGTTCAATTGAGCTAGAGCCTGGACGACAAGATTATGACATCTACACAGAACTTAAAGATGCAGACGGTAATCCAGTATTTGATCATCCGCTAAACGCTAGTAAGAGCAAGATGAGGATCAGAGAGGTACTTCACTTCTCTCCTAATGCTGCTTACAGGTTTTTTGATACAAACTCTGCAGTAAACTACCTCAACAACGAATTTTCTTTTGAGAGTTTTACACCAGAGACAATCTTCTATGTACTGCCTGTTTTTGAAGACATTCTTAGAGCTGGTCAGTTAGATCTGTCGCAGAGGGTTAGGAGATCAAACTACTCTTACAAGATCATGGGGCGAAACATTAGAGTGTTCCCATCTCCATCTTCACAGACACGAAGAAAGCTATTTATGAGAGTGCAGTTTGTTCCAGATCCGACATCGGCCTTAACATCTTACAACTCTTCTTCAATGTCAGAGTCTGGTTCAATAGAAGACGGTACGATTTTTGGTGTATCAAACATATCAAACATACCGTTTGGAAACCTTGCATATTCTAAGATTAACAGTATTGCTAAGCAATGGATAAGGCAATACACGTTAGCAAGAGCTAAAGAGTTGCTTGGACTCATCAGATCTAAGTTTTCAACAGTTCCAATTCCGGGAGGTGATCTAACTCTTAATGGTGCTGATCTCATCTCACAAGGAAGAGAGGAGAAAACTGCACTCAAAGACGAGATCAAAGAAATGCTTGAAAGCTTGACTTATGATAAGCTTGTTGAGACAGATGCCAACAGAGCAGAAATGATCATGAAACAACTTAAGATGGTACCAATGCCTAATGGCATGGCTATCTTTACGGGGTAACTAAAATGATGCTCCTAAGAGAAACTATTAGACGGATGATTACTGAGACTACAGTAGTAGCTTACCATGGCACTTCGAGAAAGTTCTCGAAATTTGATCCAGAACTGACAGGAGAATTTGGTTTTCATTTTGCACTTACACCTGAGTCTGCACAACATAGATCCCCTGTTAGGCTCTTTCGTGTTACACTTCGTTATGACAGCCCTTTAGAGCTTCCTGATGTTATGAGATGGGATTTGCAGAATATTGCGAGAGAACTACGCCTACCTAGACAGCAGGTGATAGACATTAAGAAAAAAGCATCCCAAAATGCAAAAGAAGACGGAAGGAGTATGAGGACTCACGAGAATATTTTGCTAGGACAGCTCCTAGAAGAACTAGGGTACGATGCAATCGCTTATGACAATAGAGGAGAGGCTGGCGGAAAGGCGCTGATTATCTGGAACCCATCACAAATCATTACGCAGGAAATCATATAATGGCACGTCTTTTTATCACACCAAGAGAAGTTGATTTCATCAACGACATCAACAAAGAGATCTTGAAAGATGTCAATGGACAAAAAATCTACTACTTTTCAATCTCAGAGAAGAAGACACATGTCCATGACATCTATCGAGAAGCGCCTGAGAAGATTTTTGAGCAACCTATTGAGATAGACGCTTGGGTTGCTTGGGAACCTCAAGACGTCAAAACAGATAGATTCGGTCAAGAAGAAGTTTCGAGAATTGAAGTGCTCATACCGAACAGAGATATGATTGACAAGAGAATTAAGCTCTCATCAGGTGACTTTTTCAGTTATGGAACAAAGTTCTTCGAAATAGTCCAGATCAAAGAAACACATCAGATCTACGGTCAAATTGAATACACAGGCGGAGTAAGACTAATAGGGAAGGAATCAAGAAAAAGCAACTTCGCATCAAAACTTCTGGGACCGACATACGAAGGGCTCTCAGATCCAGATGCTGTACAAGATACGTTCCATCAACAGCGAGGATTTGCTGAAAATGCGAACGGTGTAACTGGCGACGTTCGAGATTTGCAAAAGAAAAACGTACTCGATGAACCGTTGACAGGACCATCAGAAGTGTCACCAAGAGGCACTCTTACAGGATCAGCGGGTTCATCTTTTTACGAAGATCAATAGGAATAACACATGGCATCAGATAATCCATACGACGTAACTGAAAAACTTCCTGATGGATATGAAGGCCAAAATGTTCCCGAAGATTACTATCTACCCTCTTGTGGGCTTGCAGATATTGACAGAGCACTATTTAACTTGTTTGATAAGAAAATAGGTTTCACAATTTCTAGTAAACAGTCTTCAAGGGCAGTTCCAGTAATCTTTGCAGGTGCTGAGAAGTTTGCGATGGTTAAAAATCAGCCAGCGAGAGATGAAAACGGTGCATTTGTTTTGCCTATGATTTCAATAGCAAGAACTGGAATTGATCAGTCTGAGAATATGGGTGGTCTTGGTAGAGGTATTGGTCAGGACTCGGGAGATCTTGTCATAAAAACGAGATTGTCCAGTGATGATAGAAAATATCAAGCGATCAAAAACAAGCTTAACCTAAAGAATCAAACTAATGTCACTGCTCCTGTTCATGAAACTCAAAGGGAAGTGATTGAAGACGGAATAGCAAGAAGAACTGTTGGTACACGTAGAGCAGTGGGTGATAATAGAAATGATAAGCGCCAAGGTGATATGCTTAGAGGTAACCTCACAGACAACATTATCGAAATAATAACAGTACCATTTCCAGAGTTCTTTAGTGTCAAATACGAAGTTGTATTCTGGACACAATATCAGCAGCAGATGAATGAACTACTCGAACAGATGATATCGTCGTATCATGCGCAAGGTAACCAGTTCAGAATAGATACAGAGAAAGGATATTGGTTTGTTGCATTTGTTGACGATGCGTTAACTGCAAATGATAACTTTGAAGACTATGCTGAAGATGAACGCATTATTAAATACTCTTTTAGTATTACAACAACAGGTTATCTTGTAGCTCCGCAACACAATGGACAGAGATCTCCTTTAAGAGTCTTCTGTTCTGCACCAATGATTGAGTTCGGTGTTTCAACAGCATCACCTGGCATAACTGGTCCAAGATCAAACGGTGCCGGCTCAGGTGATGTTAACAAGTTCATCTTATCAGATGTTAAAGAATTGGATAAGGGCGGCAATGACGTTGTCGGAAGAAATCACTCACCCTATGGAAAGGTCGAGCTCATTGAAAACCCTTTTACTGGAAAAAGAGAAAGAAAATTCTTGAGAGTAAAGTCTCGCAATCAGAGAAAGGGTGAAACAGTTTTAGGTATAGCACCAATTATTAAAGACATCGAAGACATAACTAACTAAATGACAAGCGTTTTTTGGCTGTCAGCTCGATATGTATAAACTAGAGCTGGCTTTAGACCTGTGCGCTAAGGAGTAAAATTTCTCATGGCAGAACAGACATTTCGTTCACCAGGATTTTTCGAGCAAGAAATTGATATTTCTACTCGAGAGCAATCACCTGTCGGTACACCTGCGGGTATTATCGGTACATCACTTAAAGGACCTGCGTTCGTCCCCATAACTGTTGGATCATTTCCAGACTTCCGTACGAAGTTCGGAGATCTTGACCCTAAGAAGTTTGGTCCTTACGCGGTTCGTGAATTCCTTAAGCATCGTACAGCGGTTACGTATCTTAGAGTTCTTGGAGCAGGTGCAAACGATACTTCATCTGATATTGAAGCAACAAGGGCAAAAGGTACTGTCAAAAATGCAGGCTTTAGTCTTACTTCATCAGAAGTCGTTGACGATAGCTTGGGCCGTCACAACGGAGCTGTACAATTCTTGGTTGCAAAACACTTTGTGTCAGCATCAGAAGCAGTCGGTTACCCATCTTTAACACAGAATGACAGTGTTGGAACGTCAACAGATAACTTTGCTTCACTTGTTAGAGCAATGGTTTTGATGCCATCGGGCACGAGAATGATGGTTCTCAACGGAACCGGTGAAACTTTTAGTCATACTGCTAATGACCAAGCAACTGTAACGAGCGCAGGGCTATTCAAGCTTGTTATTTCAAGTTCGACGCCTGCTTTCTCAACGGGCGATGGTTTGTCAGGGCTTAGAATACTGACAGCATCACTCGACCCTGACAACTCTAATTACATCGGCAAGATTCTCAACACCGATCCTGATAGATTTGTGGAAGAAGAGCACTTGCTGTATGCGGACTTTACGGTTGAGAATGAACTTGCAACTGTGTCAACAGAATCAGATTCAATTGCAATCACTTCGGGTTCCCTGTTAACCTCTGAGGTTTCTGGTGATACCGCTGTTATATTCCGCAACCTATTCGGTAGATTCGATACCAGATATACTACACCAACAACTACAATGTTTATTTCACAGCCTTACGGTTCTACAGAATATGATCTGTTTAGATTCGAAGCGCTAGATGATGGAGCATACTCAAACTCCAAGTACAAGATTGCAATTACTGATCTTAAGAAGTCATCTAACCCTGCAAACCCATATGGAACGTTCTCTGTATCTGTTCGTAAGTGGGATGATAATGACACTGATCAGCAAGTTCTTGAGAGATATCCTAATGTTTCTCTAGACCCAAGATCACAGAACTACATTGCAAGAGCAATTGGTGACAAGAAGGCACTCTATAACTTCGACGCTGATAGCGCTGATGATAGACGAATTGTGATCAGTGGCAAGTACCCGAATCGCTCTAACTACATTCGTGTCATCATGGAACCCGGAGTTGAAAAGCGATCTGTCCCAGACGGAGCACTTCCATTCGGCTTCCGTGGTATTGAAGCACTAAAAACTTCTGATACACTGACTGACAATCCAGTAGTTGCACTTCCTGGAGAAGGCGATGTATTGTCTCGACGTCTTGCGTTTGCGGCAGAAGATGCTGCGGGCGGATTACTTTCCGGATCAATCGTGCCACCACTACCATTTAGATTTAAGGTTACGAAGGGCGCTGTATCTACATCAGGTGGATTCACAGGCAAGCCAGGAATTGGTGAACTAGTCGACAATAGACTTCATTGGGGTGTAAAGTTTGAAAGACTTCCTAAGTCAGGAACTGTATCAAACGCAATTTACAACTCAAATGCTGGATCAAGAGCAAACCCACTTATTGAGTCATACACAAGATTCTTGGGCATTAAGAAGCTAGACGCGCTAGTGACAGGATCGGGTGCAGACAAATTTAACAACAACAAGTTTACACTTGCAAAGGTTGCATTTAGCAACGGTGCAGTTGCAGATTTGACAGCTTCTGTTAGAGAACACGCAAAAGAAATGGCGTACATCAGAAATGGTGTACCTGACGTAACTGGATTTAGAATTACAGATTCAAGTCTAGATAGAATTACTCTTGCGACACTTGTAGCACTTACTTCCTCTGCAGAGTTTAACAGGTTCTCAGAGTTTACTAAGTACACAACAGTTCTCGGCGGCGGATTCGATGGATTTAACGTCCTTGACCCTAATGCATCAAGAATGAATGATCAAGCAGCATCAAGTGATACAGGCGGCGGCGCCGCTTCAAGCTTTGTTTCACCAGGTCTTTCCTCTAACGTTGGCGGAGTAGGTCAAAACAACAACGCTGTTAAGTCATATCGCGCTGCGACAGACATCATGACTGATCCGTTCACAGTCAATACAAACATATTGACAATACCGGGCATGAGAGATAGTTTTGTAACGGACTACGCATCTACTAAGGTAAGAGAGTACGCATTGGCTATGTACATTCTCGACCCAGTTTCTTACGACGAAGATGGAGTTCGACTGTTCGATTCATCGACGGCTAAACCTGATGTGAGAAAGACGAAGGAACAGTTTGATGGAAGAGCTATTGACAACAGTTACGTAGCAACATACTTCCCAGACGTCTTCATTGATGACCCGGTCAATAAGCGTCGCGTCAAGGTTCCGTCTTCAATTCCTGCACTCGGAGCACTTGCCTTCAACGATAAATCATCTTACCCTTGGTACGCTCCTGCCGGTTTTAACAGAGCTTCACTTGACTTTGTCACAAATGTTGAAGTTAGGCTCAATAAGGCAGATAGAGATAGTCTGCATGATGCACGAATCAACCCTATTGCTACATTCCCAAGACAGGGATACGTTGTTTGGGGACAGAAAACTCTGCAGCAGGCACAATCTGCTCTTGACAGAGTTAACGTAAGAAGGCTCATGCTTGAGATTAAGAAGCAGGTCATTGATATTGCTCAAAGATTTGTTTTCGAACAAAATACAGCATCGACTAGACAAAGATTTATCAAACTAGTCAAGCCACCATTAGGACTCATTCAAACTCAGTCTGGAATCGAAAGATTCGATATTGTGATGGATGAATCAAACAATACATCAGAGGATATTGAGTCAAATAGACTAAACGGTCGTATCATAGTTACACCTACGAGAACGTTCGAGTTTGTTGCAGTTGACTTCATTATCACGAATTCGGGTGTATCGTTCAACTAACAGATAGTTACTACATGTACACTGGGAGATTTTTAAATGTCTGAACTCACTTATAGAAGTGCGGGCGTTAGCGCAAGAGAAATAGGCTTATCCGGTCCTTCAAATGTTGAGCCTGTGGGTGTTCCTGCAGGTGTCATCGGGACATCAGTGAAGGGTCCTGCTTTCGTGCCTATTGTTTTTGCAAGATTTAGCGACTTCAAAGCTGTCTTTGGAGATACCGACGGAGAGAAGTTCGGACCGCTCGCTGTCAATGAGTGGCTTCAGAACTCTCAAGCTGCTACATATCTAAAAGTCCTCGGCGTCGGTGATGGTAAAAAGAGAACTTCTACTGGTGACAATGCCGGTAAGGTTACTCGTGCGGGCTTCGTCGTAGGTGACGAACAGCCTCAGCCATCAGGTCTGCTAGGCGCGAACAGATTCGCCGTATCTGATGGTGTTCCGGGTCGAGCACACTTTTTGGGTTGCTACATGTCAGAATCTGCAGGAAGCACAGTCTTCAGTGCTGCTGGTATTCAAGATAGCTCAAAGGCTCATCCTATTGTTCGAGGCGTCATCTTCGCAGCTTCTGGTGTCGTTCCAACAATGTCGGGTTCTCTAACAGACAACAACACAGCACCTGATGGTTCTACACCTGCGACGTCCGCGGGGCCTGCTGGTGCAATCACTGGTACTATTGATCTATCGAGTAGTAAGCAAGAGTTTGTTGTCATACTTAACGGACACAAGCCAACTAGCCAGTATCCTGGTGTTGTTACTGCATCTTTTGATGTTGACTCTAGCAATTACTTCCCTAATGTCTTAAACACAGATCCACTCCTTATAGAAGAGACTGGACACTACCTTTACACACACTATGATATTCACCCATCATTCGCAGTTGTTACAGGCACTGGTATCATTGACGCTGCAGCAACATTCGGCGGTGCGTCTCTAGAGCCTGTTGGTTTCTTGACAACGACAACACTTACAAGAAACTCTGGTTCATCTGCGGTTCCAAACTTCGAGAGTTACGAAGATCGCTTTAGAGCTCCGGAATCCCCTTTCGTTGTTTCGCAGAACTTTGGTGGGTCTCCGAAGAACCTCTTCAAGATTCACTCACTAGATGACGGCGAGTATGCAAACGGCAAGTTCAAGATTTCTATCAGAAACATTGCGCCATCTACATCAGAACGTGATCAGTACGGAACATTTGATCTAGTTGTTAGACGTTGGTCTGATACAGATGAAGATCAATTTGTCCTTGAAAGCTTCTTTAAACTTAGCTTGGATCCATCTAACGATAGATACATTGCAAAGGTAATCGGCGATCAGCACTTCTACTTTGACTTCGACAAGAGCGAAGACGGACAAAAGCTGGTTCTTGATGGCAGTTTCCCTAACGTATCAAAGTACATTAGGGTCGAGATGGCACCATCAGTTAACAATGCTGAAGTCCCTGATGTTTCGCTTCCTGTAGGATTTAGAGGACCTAAGCACCTTGTAACGTCAGGTAGTAGTATTTTAAACCCAGGCACTGAAGATGCGGGAGTACACGTTACGGGTCAGGGCACTTCGATTGAAAGAGCTGTAGAGCTTCCAGTTCCATTCAGAGACAACGTTGCTGTTGGGACAGGTCCGAAGAAATCAGTCAACGCTAACCTGCATTGGGGAGTTCAGTTTGAGAAGAAGACTGACCTTGCAGAAACTAACAAGACACTCGTCTCAGATAAGAGCCTTGACAGTTACACACAGTACTACCCACACTACCACACAGTATGGCAGAAGTCTTGGGTTGGTGACAACGAGGGTACAGCAGATTCTGACGGCACGGTATACGATGCAGACAGATTTAACAATAACTTGTTCTCACTAGAAAGAGTTCAGGTAGTTACAGGTGCCAACGGCTTAGCAGATCCTAAGCTATGGGCATCAGCTTCATACTCAAGGACTGGTGGTATTGTTGCAAATGAAACTAACAAGACACGTGGTTTCAATATTGAGACAGACCTTGCTGACCTAACTGCTAGACGTTATGCTAAGTTTACCTTCTTTACACAGGGTGGATTCGACGGAGTTAGGATCTTCAATGAGAAGGCTGCAAAACTTACCAATGACGCCATTGTAGAAGAGATGTCAGACGCTTCTAGAGGACAAGATGAAGCAGCTACAGTTAGCGCTTATACAAAGGCTCTGGATGTTATTGGTGAGAAATCAGAAGTTGATATTAAGCTGCTTGCTATTCCCGGTATTAGACACTCAATCGTCACAGATCAAGCCATTATTACGACAGAAGACCGATTCGACGCAATGTTCATCATGGACGTCGAAGAACGTGATACTCTAAATACTGTCGTGACAGGATCAGAACAAGAAGTCTCTGTTGCAAACACTGTGGCATCATTTAGTAACAGAAATCTTGATACTTCTTTCGCTGCAGCTTACTTCCCTGATCAGATTGTGGAAGATCCAACAACATTTACAAATGTTAAGGTTCCTCCTTCTGTTGTAGTACTAGGTGCTTTTGCACTTAACGACTCTCTTGGTCACCCATGGACAGCTCCAGCAGGTTTCGCAAGAGGTGCACTAAACTCTTCAGTAGAATCATCGGTCAACCTTAACCGCTCAAACCTTGATGAACTTTACGACGTGGACATTAACCCAATTACTAAGTTCCCAGGATCATC